AAATAATTGGAACCCCAACTGAGCCTGGCCCAATTACTATTTGTAAAATACCTAATTTAACCGCCGGCTCTGCCACTTTACCTACCGGTTATTCATTAAGTAATACAATATTATCATATACAATATCCGATCCAACTGGAATCTATCCAACTGGAGCAATTGTTAAATTTAAAGTACCTCAATCACTAAGTGAAGCCGAGTTTAATTTAATTAAAATATTTCATGAGGTTGATTCAGTTCTAGTTGATGAAACCGTTAAGGTTGGAGATATTGCAGGAGATTTATATATTCCAAACTATGCAAGCCGATTAATTTATGCACAGGTAGATTCATTTAGTCCATTTTATTTAATTCAAGGCCAGAGTATCACAACTACGACTAGTTCAACAAGTACAACAACTACGCTTAACTTAACTACAACTACTACATGTGCGCCTAATTTAATAAATTATTTAATACCTAGTGTATTAGCACCAACTCAAATTACTTTTTATGGAACTCCAGCTGGGCCATTTAATGTCGTATTTACCGATTCATTAGGAGGAGTACACGACTTAACCGGAATAATTGGATCAATGATTAGCTTAGGTTGGAATTTTAACTTATCTAATCCAAACTATTCAGGTATTCCATCTACTGTTGGAACATATGTATTTACAAATTCATCAAACTGTTCGTATACAATTTCCGTACCGGTACCTGAGCTTAATACAACCACGACAACTACTCAAGCCTATGCTGGTGGAATTACATCTACCTCTACCACATCTACAACAACAGCGTCATGCGCAAACTCATTAACTGCAACCCCTAATCCATTTAATAATCCAACCACTATAACTTTTATAGGCTCGCCAATCGGCCCATATTCAGTTATGTTTACTGAATTAGACAGTGGAATTCAATACTATTTAGGTGCAGGAATTAAAACACCATGGGTATTTGATAGAAAAAATTACTATTTGGGAGCAATTAATAGTTCATATGGAACTTATAAATTTATTTCACCTACTTGTACTATTAATATACCAGTAATTCGAGTAACAACCTCAACCAGTACTACCAGTACATCAACGAGTACTACCAGTACCTCAACTAGTACTACCAGTACATCAACGAGTACTACCAGTACCTCAACTAGTACTACCAGTACAACTACTGCAGCCCCAACTACTACCAGTACATCAACCAGTACTACAAGTACAACAACAGCTGCACCGACTACTACAAGCACATCAACTAGTACTACCAGTACAACTACTGCAGCCCCAACTACTACGAGTACATCAACCAGTACTACCAGTACAACAACTGCTGCTCCAACCAGTACAACAAGTACCTCAACTAGTACTACTAGTACGACCACGGTTGCTCCATCATTCCAAACACTAACCGGCTATTCTAATAGTAATTCAACTAAATTCTGTGCAGCTAATGCAAATGCAGCATTTACTGTCTATACTGCAACTGACTCAACCCTAGCCTCTGCGTATGCTAATGGTGCTCAGATTTTCTCAGACACTGCATTAAGTAGCCTAGCTGCTGCTGCCATTTATGGTAATTCAGATGGAGGTGGCGGAACCATTTGGTATACTTGGGACGGTAATACATTTACCACTACTGGTACTTGTGCAGGCGGTTCAACTACTACAAGTACAACAACTGCTGCTCCAACCAGTACAAGTACAACAACTGCTGCACCGACTACTACCAGTACCTCAACGAGTACTACGAGTACAACCACAGCTGCGCCAACGAGTACAACAAGTACCACAACTGCTGGCCCAACCAGCACTACGAGTACAACAACAGCGGCTCCGCCTGCATACCAAACACTAACCGGATATTCCAACGCTAATTATCCTAAGTTCTGTTCAGCCAATGCAAATGCCGCATTTACGGTCTATACTGCAACTGATTCAACACTAGCCTCTGCGTATGCTAATGGTGCTTCTATTTACTCAGATACTGCATTAACAACCCTAGCGACGGCTGGCGTTTATGGTAATTTAGATGGAGGAAGCGGGGTAAATTGGTATACTTGGGATGGTACTATGTTTACCACTACCGGTTCTTGTGCATAGCACACACTTAACTAAATCCATAACTAATTTTTTAGTATAATTTAGTATGTTAACAAAGAAAATCATATTTTTATCAGCTCAACCAGATGTGCCGTATTTTCATTGGCAAGTTGAGGTAATGATTCATAATTTTATTAAACACGGAATTAATCCAAATTGGATTGAAATTCTATGGGCCTATGATAATGAACCTTCCGTAGAACTATTATCATTAAGCGCAAAGTATCCATATGTTAGATTTTTTAGCTATAAAAAAACCCCTATTGATAATTTTGGATATATTCCAATTCTAAGACCTGATATTATTGAACAGCATTTTATTAAGTATCCAGAACTTAGAGGTGAAACTATTTTATATCATGATTCAGATATTATTTTTAGAGAATTACCAAATTTTGATGAAATGCACGGGGATCTTTATTGGTATTTAAGTGATACAATTTCGTATATTGGTGCTGAATATATTAGATCAAAATCAAATGATCTATTTGTTGATATGTGTAATATTGTTGGAATTTTACCAGAGGTGGTTGATCAAAATCAAAAAAATTCAGGTGGAGCCCAATATTTAATGAAAGGTGTAACCGCTAATTATTGGAAAGGTGTAAAAGATGATTCACTAGCTCTTTACAAATATATGGTAGATCGAGAAAATTTAGAAAGAACTACCTTAACTCCAGAAGAATTACAGGTGTATAATCCAGTTCAAAAATGGTGTGCTGATATGTGGGCAGTTCTTTGGGGAGCTTGGAAATTAGGTGCACAAACTGTAATTGAGCCAGGCCTTTCATTTAGTTGGGGTAGTTCTAATTTAGCTGAATATTTAAATAATAATATAATGCACAATGCTGGAATTACCTCAAATCAAGAAGGCAAGGTTTTTTATAAAGGCGAATTTATTAATAGAAATCCATTTGAATTTGATTTTTCCAATATAGATCAGGATACTGCATCTGCTAAATACGTAGATGCAATTATTTATGCAAAAGAAATGAGGTCCTAATTTATTATCTAGGTTTTTGCTGATAAATAATATCAGAAGAAAAAACCTTTACCTAGATGTCGAATAAGATTAAAATTAAACAAATTGACCTTGCCGGGGTTTCTCAAGATAATACTAAAACTAGATTTCTAGCAATAAATGATACTGGAACAGTAGTATATTGGAATGATTCTCCACAGGCTGGAACAAGCGGAACCGGTGGATCAGGCTCTAGTGGAACTTCAGGTACATCAGGTATAAGTGGAACTTCAGGTACATCAGGCATAAGTGGTTCTTCTGGAACTTCCGGCATAAGCGGTTCAAGTGGTTCTTCTGGAACTTCCGGCATAAGCGGTTCAAGTGGTTCTTCTGGAACTTCCGGCATAAGCGGTTCAAGTGGTTCTTCTGGAACTTCCGGCATAAGCGGTTCAAGTGGTTCTTCTGGAACTTCCGGCATAAGCGGTTCAAGTGGTTCTTCTGGAACTTCAGGTATAAATGGTTCTTCTGGAACTTCCGGCATAAGCGGTTCAAGTGGTTCTTCTGGAACTTCAGGTATAAATGGTTCTTCTGGAACTTCCGGCATAAGCGGTTCAAGTGGAACATCTGGAACTGGCTCTTCTGTTGCAATACAGACAAGCGGAACTTCTGTTTTATCAAATACTCAAATAATAAATTTTGGTTCAGGCCTTACCGTTTCAACTTCTGGAACATCAGGTCAAGTTGATGTAGCTGCAACCGGCGGTTCAATTCAATTTTATGATGAAGGCGGACTTGTTGGATCATATGCAAAGGTTAACTTTGTTGGAACCAGTGTTTATGCAGCTGAAAAACCTGGAGACGCTTCAACAATCAACATCTATATTCCAACACCAACCTATGCAAGTAATTATAATTCAACTTCTGGAACAAGTTCAGGAGCAGTTAGTGAAAGTGGAATTACTAGAAGAACTGTTCGAATTAGCTCGCCAACAACAGAAGGTTCTCCATATTATACAGGTGGAGGTTCAAATTCACTATGGGCCGCAACCTCTCAAGCCTCTGTAACTCATACAACCTCTCAACCAACTGTTACTTTTTCAACAGCAAATGCGGTAACGGGAGTTGGTGGAAATTCAACGGTTAAAGTCGAAATGTTTAGCGGAGATGGAACCACGGTTCTTGCAACCTATACAACTCCATCAATCACAGCAAATGCTGTAAATACCTCTTCTTCGCCGAATGCTGGAATAACTGTAACTATCACTAATTATGCAGCAGACGGTTTAAAATATAAAGCCTCAATTGCAGCAGCGGTAAATGTTGGAACTGTATTTACTACAACTTCATTAAGCGGAGGCAGATATCATATTAAAGTAACACATACTACTGATACGGCAACTGACGGCGGGACTGAATATTCATATATTCAACCTGACGCTTTTTATGACTTAAATGGCTCTACTCCAAGTTTTGGAGGTGCGTCGGTTGCTACCATTTCTGAATCAGGTACCTCAGGTAATATTTTAACAAAACACCTTAGTGGCATTGAATATTATATTCTTGGTTCTAGATTCGAAGGGGCAGTTGATAAAATTAATAATTTAAATCAAAATACACAGGGTCGAGCAAGCGCAGCAAATACAAATTTTTCATTTACTGCAGCAAATTATGGAGTTACAGCTCTTGCTGAATATTCATGGTCTCAAGGGCCAGGTACCTGGACTGGCTGGACTAATGCATATGACGATACTGATGACAGCTATTCCTATGCAAGTTGGGATGTTTCTACCTCAAATTATAGATATCGTGGAACTAGTGGAAGTGCCTCAGCTATATTATATGATCCATGGAGCAATAGTGCAACCAAAACTTCGGCAAGTACTTCAATACTAGTAGACACATATTCAACCTCAGGTAATAGCACTCAATATATTGAGTATTTTAATGATGAACAATGGAGATTAGCCTCAAACTATTCAACTGCATGGGATCCAACCGCTGCGTTATCAAATGGCGAAGCTTGTGTTGTTGGTGGAACAATTGTTAGACCAGATAGATTCTTTTTAACTGATCCAAGTACGGCAACCATTCAACCTAATCTTGCTGCCTATAAACCTGATAAAAATGGTACAAATCCTAACTATACAAGTTTTTCAAATGATGCCAGTTTTTATAGGTTATTTTATACAACACTAAGTGCCTCAGTTACTCCAATTCCAAGCTTTTCAATGGTATTTTCTGGAACCTTTGTTGGTACCGCACTAAGTGATTTACAAAATCAATATTTAAAAGTATTTGTTAGAAAAATTGGAGCAACATCTGGTAACTATGGGACAGGTTCACCTCCTCTTCTGCTACACGGTGCAGAATATGATAATGGTACATTTGTTGATGGAAGTACCTCTGGTACTGATACTCCAGGAATTAGATTAGGCTCTTCAAGCGGAGGCACAATTAATGGTACCTTTGGAGGATTTAATGCAACAAATGGAATATATGTTGAAATTAGAATTTGTAATAGTGGAATAAAAATTGATACAATAACCGTTGCCTTTAATTAAAAATAAATCATAATAATGGAAAAAAGCTTTGATAAAAAACTAAAAGTAAAAATAAATAAAGAAAAACAGTCAGTGTCTTTAAGTATGAAGGTTTCAGATGAAATGGTTAATGTATTTAAAACTAGTCTAAACGAATTTAATATTATGGTTGCTGAATATCAAGCTCAGCTATTTAGCTTAGAAATTGATGAAAATACTATAGTACCTTCAAATGAAATAGATGAAACACCTGAAATAATTTAATAATTAAATGGCCGGATATACTGATAGTGAAAGATTAAAACTCGTATTTAAAGTTCAAGCAGCAAACGTAATAGATGCTGCCTCTAATTTTAGTTGGTATGAGGCCAAATTTGCTTTTAATCCAAATATCGCAGCAAATAGGGTATTAACTCAGTTTGCTGCAATTAAATCTAACCCAGTTGCAAATAAGGCAGCAGCTCTTGCTCTGTTAGGTAACGGTAATCCACTAGATGGAATAGTTGCAAATGCATATACCACTGGAATAAGATTAACTCAAGTTATATCTGGTAATAATACTACCTGGGTAGTAGCCGGTACATATGGAGATATAACAACGCAAATACTTGATTGGATTCAACCTCAAAAGATTTTACAAGCAAGCGGCTCACCATCAATCGGTTGGGCTATTGAATTCTGGAATGGAGATCCAGCAAGTGGCGGTACTCAAATTACAACAACGGCTAATGCTGGCACTGAGGTAAGCTGGGTATTTAATTATGATAATGGTCTTTTATTATTATCAGATTCAATGGTTACCTATTTAACTTCAACCTATGGAACAATTAATCCATATATTCGTGGTTTTTATTATATTGGTGATACCCTTGCGGATAGTGTAGGTACAAGTGGAACGTCTGGTACATCAGGTATTACTGGGTCAAGTGGAACTAGTGGCTCTTCTGGAACCTCAGGTTTAAGTGGAAGCTCTGGAACCTCAGGTTTAAGCGGAAGCTCAGGAACAGCAGGTTCGTCTGGAACATCTGGTTCAAGCGGAACTTCTGGTTCTTCTGGTACATCGGGTTCAAGTGGAAGCTCTGGAACTTCAGGTTTAAGCGGAAGCTCGGGAACATCTGGTATAGACGGTTCTTCTGGAACTTCAGGTTCAAGCGGTAGCTCTGGTTCTTCTGGTTCAAGTGGAACTTCGGGTTCTGATGGTTTAAGTGGTAGCTCTGGTTCTTCTGGTTCAAGTGGAACCTCAGGATCAAGCGGTTCAAGTGGAACCTCAGGATCAAGTGGAACTTCTGGTTCAAGCGGTACGTCGGGTTCAAATGGAACTTCGGGTATTTCAGGAATAAACGGAACGTCTGGTTCTAACGGTACTTCTGGTACAGCCGGTTCAAGTGGAACTTCTGGTTCGTCTGGAACTTCTGGGTCTAATGGTTCTAGTGGAACTTCTGGTTCTAATGGTTCAAGTGGAACAAGTGGTATAAATGGATCAAGCGGTACTTCTGGTATTTCCGGTATAAATGGAACATCTGGTTCAAGCGGAACTTCTGGTTCATCTGGAACCTCTGGGTCTAATGGTTCAAGCGGAACTTCCGGTACTTCTGGTTCTAGTGGAACGGCCGGTTCTAGTGGAACAAGTGGTATAAATGGTTCTTCTGGAACTTCAGGTATATCAGGAATAAATGGAGCAGCAGGTTCAAATGGAACTTCTGGTACATCAGGTTCTGACGGTTCAAGTGGTAGTTCGGGTATTTCTGGTTCAAGTGGTTCTTCCGGTTCAGATGGTTCAAGCGGTAGTTCAGGAACATCTGGTTCAAGTGGTACTTCTGGTATAAATGGTTCTTCCGGAACTTCCGGTATTTCTGGTATAAATGGAACATCAGGTTCAAGTGGAATAAGCGGTAGTTCAGGTTCAAGTGGAACAAGTGGAATTTCTGGAACTTCTGGTTCTAGTGGAATTTCTGGTTCTTCAGGTTCAAGTGGAACTTCTGGTTCTTCAGGTTCAAGCGGTTCTTCTGGTTCAAGCGGTAGCTCAGGAACATCAGGTTCAGATGGTTCAAGCGGAACTTCTGGTACAGCTGGAACATCAGGTTCAAGTGGTACGTCTGGTATAAATGGTTCAAGCGGAACAAGTGGTATAAATGGTTCAAGCGGAACTTCTGGTATTTCAGGAATAAATGGAACATCAGGTTCAAGTGGAATAAGTGGTAGCTCAGGAACTTCAGGTTCAAGCGGTAGCTCCGGTATTTCAGGTTCAAGCGGTACTTCTGGAATTGACGGTTCATCTGGAACTTCAGGTTCAAGTGGAATAAGCGGTAGCTCTGGTTCTTCTGGTTCGAGCGGAACCTCAGGATCAAGCGGTTCAAGTGGTGAATCTGGTTCAAGCGGAACTTCTGGTTCTTCTGGTACATCGGGTTCAAGTGGAACAAGCGGTATAAATGGTTCAAGTGGCACTTCTGGTATTTCTGGTATAAACGGTACTTCAGGTTCAAGCGGAATAAGTGGTAGCTCAGGAACATCAGGAATAAGTGGTAGCTCAGGAACTTCAGGGGTAAATGGTACCTCCGGTACATCAGGTTCAAGCGGTATAGACGGTTCAAGTGGTACTTCAGGAACGGCTGGTTCTTCTGGTACGGCTGGTTCGAGCGGTAGTTCTGGTTCTTCCGGTTCAAGCGGTTCATCTGGTTCAAGTGGAACTTCTGGTTCTTCTGGTTCAAGTGGTAGCTCGGGTATTTCAGGTTCTTCTGGTACTTCTGGTATATCCGGAATAAATGGTACATCTGGTTCAAGTGGAACTTCTGGTATATCGGGATCAAGTGGAACTTCTGGTATATCGGGATCAAGTGGAACTTCTGGTATTTCAGGTTCAAGCGGTAGTTCTGGTTCTTCGGGAATAGACGGTTCAAGTGGTACTTCCGGTTCAAGTGGTAGCTCTGGTACTTCAGGTTCAAGCGGTATATCTGGTTCTTCAGGTACATCCGGTACAGCTGGAACATCTGGTTCAGACGGTTCTTCTGGTACATCAGGTTCAAGTGGAACAAGTGGTATAAATGGTTCAAGCGGAACATCAGGTATCTCTGGAATAAATGGTACATCAGGTTCAAGCGGTATTTCAGGTTCAAGTGGAACCTCAGGAATAAGCGGTAGCTCTGGTACATCTGGTATATCCGGTTCAAGTGGAACTTCAGGTTTTGATGGTTCAAGCGGTAGCTCCGGAACTTCCGGTATATCCGGCTCAAGCGGCAGTTCAGGCTCAAGCGGCAGTTCTGGAACATCAGGTATATCAGGTTCAAGTGGAACTTCCGGTACATCAGGTAATGATGGTTCAAGCGGTAGCTCAGGTATTTCAGGTTCAAGTGGGACTTCTGGTATTTCTGGAATAAACGGAACTTCTGGTTCAAGTGGAATTTCCGGTTCTTCTGGAACATCAGGAATAAGTGGAAGCTCAGGAACTTCCGGTTCTGATGGTTCAAGTGGAACTTCTGGGTCCGATGGATCTAGTGGTAGTTCAGGTTCAAGCGGTACTTCTGGTACAGCAGGTTCAAGTGGAACTTCCGGTTCTGATGGGTCAAGCGGTAGTTCAGGCTCTAGTGGAACTTCTGGTTCTTCTGGTTCAAGTGGTGAATCTGGTTCTTCTGGTACATCAGGTTCAAGTGGAACATCTGGTATAAATGGTTCTTCTGGAACATCGGGTATTTCTGGAGTAAATGGTACATCCGGTTCAAGTGGTACATCCGGTTCAAGTGGTACATCCGGTTCAAGTGGTATTTCAGGTTCAAGTGGTACTTCAGGAATAAGCGGTAGCTCCGGTACATCTGGTATATCCGGTTCAAGCGGTAGTTCAGGTTCTGATGGTTCAAGCGGTAGCTCAGGAACTTCAGGTATATCCGGTTCTAGTGGAACTTCTGGTTCTTCAGGAATAGACGGTTCAAGTGGAACATCAGGTTCAAGCGGCAGTTCCGGAACATCAGGTTCAAGTGGTACGTCTGGTATAAACGGTTCAAGTGGAACATCAGGTATTTCTGGAATAAACGGTACTTCAGGTTCAAGTGGAACATCCGGAATAAGTGGTAGCTCTGGAACTTCCGGTTCAAGTGGAACTTCTGGTTTAGCTGGTTCTAGTGGAACTTCTGGTTTAGCTGGTTCTAGTGGAACATCTGGTTCAGATGGTTCAAGTGGAACATCCGGAATAAGTGGTAGTTCAGGAACTTCCGGTTCTGATGGTTCTTCTGGAACATCAGGTTCTTCAGGTTCAAGTGGTACATCTGGTTCTTCAGGTTCAAGTGGTGCATCTGGCTCAAGTGGTAGTTCTGGAACATCCGGTATAAATGGTTCTTCTGGAACTTCTGGTATTTCAGGAATAAACGGTACGGCCGGTTCTTCTGGTTCAAGTGGTACATCAGGTATAAATGGCTCAAGTGGAACTTCTGGATCTAGTGGTATAGGCGGTTCAAGCGGTACATCTGGTTCAAGTGGAACTTCAGGCTTTGATGGGTCATCTGGTTCAAGTGGAACCTCTGGTATATCAGGTTCAAGTGGAACATCTGGTTCAAGCGGAACCTCAGGATCAAGCGGTTCAAGTGGTGAATCTGGTTCAAGCGGAACTTCTGGTTCAAGCGGTTCTAGTGGAACTTCTGGTTCAAGCGGAACAAGTGGTATAAATGGTTCAAGCGGTACATCCGGTATTTCTGGAGTAAATGGAACTTCCGGTTCAAGTGGAACTTCAGGTAGTTCAGGCTCTAGCGGAACTTCTGGTTCAAGCGGTGAATCTGGTTCTTCCGGTTCAAGTGGAACTTCTGGATCAAGTGGAATAGACGGGTCTTCTGGTACATCAGGTTCAAGCGGCACATCTGGTTCTTCAGGCTCAAGCGGTAGCTCAGGAACTTCTGGTACATCAGGTGCATCAGGTTCAAGTGGAACAAGTGGTAGCTCAGGTTCAAGTGGAACTTCCGGTTCTTCAGGTTCAAGTGGAACTTCGGGTATAAACGGTTCAAGCGGTACTTCAGGTATTTCTGGAATAAATGGTACATCAGGGTCAAGTGGAATAAGTGGTAGCTCTGGTTCAAGCGGTAGCTCAGGAACTTCAGGCTCAAACGGTACTTCAGGAACAGCCGGGTCAGATGGTTCAAGCGGAACTTCTGGTTCTAGTGGAACATCTGGTATAAACGGTTCAAGTGGAACTTCTGGTTCTTCTGGATCAAGTGGAACAGCTGGATCTTCAGGAACCTCTGGTTCTTCAGGAACTTCAGGTTCAAGTGGAACTTCTGGTTCTTCAGGTTCAAGTGGAACTTCTGGTTCTTCTGGTTCAAGCGGAACCTCTGGTATAAATGGTTCAAGTGGAACTTCTGGTATTTCTGGAGTAAATGGAACATCCGGTTCAAGTGGTACATCCGGTTCAAGTGGTATTTCAGGTTCAAGTGGTAGTTCAGGAACTTCTGGATCAAGCGGAACTTCTGGTATTTCAGGTTCAAGCGGAACATCTGGTTCCGATGGATCTAGTGGTAGTTCAGGTATTTCTGGTTCAAGTGGGACTTCTGGTTCTTCTGGAACTTCCGGTTCAAGTGGAACTTCTGGTTCTTCTGGTTCAAGTGGAACCTCTGGTTCTAGTGGTAGTTCTGGTTCTTCAGGTTCAAGTGGTACTTCTGGTATAAACGGTTCAAGTGGAACGTCAGGTATTTCTGGAATAAACGGTACTTCAGGATCAAGCGGAATAAGTGGTAGTTCAGGTTCAAGTGGAACATCGGGTTCAAGCGGTACATCTGGTTCAAGCGGATCAAGCGGAACTTCTGGTTTAGCTGGATCAAGTGGAACATCTGGTTCAGATGGCTCAAGTGGAACATCAGGAATAAGTGGAAGCTCAGGAACTTCAGGTTCAGATGGTTCAAGCGGTAGTTCTGGTTCTTCAGGTTCAAGTGGAACTTCTGGTTCTTCTGGTTCAAGCGGAACCTCTGGTTCTAGTGGTAGTTCGGGAACATCCGGTATAAATGGTTCTAGTGGAACATCTGGTATTTCAGGAATAAATGGTACATCCGGTTCTTCAGGTTCAAGTGGTACTTCTGGTATAAATGGTTCAAGTGGAACTTCCGGTACTTCCGGTTCAAGTGGAATTTCTGGTTCTTCAGGTTCAAGCGGAACTTCTGGATCAAGTGGAATAGACGGGTCTTCTGGTACATCAGGTTCAAGCGGCACATCTGGTTCTTCAGGCTCAAGCGGTAGCTCAGGAACTTCTGGTTCAAGTGGAACTTCTGGTTCTTCAGGCTCAAGCGGTAGTTCTGGTTCTTCAGGTTCAAGTGGTACCTCTGGTATAAATGGTTCTTCTGGAACATCAGGTATTTCTGGAGTAAATGGTACATCTGGTTCAAGTGGAATTTCAGGATCAAGCGGTAGCTCAGGAACTTCTGGTATATCAGGTTCAAGCGGTAGCTCAGGAACTTCTGGTATATCAGGTTCAAGTGGGACTTCTGGTTCTTCTGGAACTTCAGGTTCAAGTGGAACTTCTGGTAATGATGGTTCTTCCGGTTCAAGTGGTAGTTCAGGTTCTTCAGGTTCAAGCGGCACATCTGGTACATCAGGTTCTAGTGGAACTTCAGGTTTAAATGGTTCAAGCGGCACTTCTGGTATTTCCGGTTCAAGTGGAACTTCAGGTATTTCAGGTATAAATGGTACATCTGGTTCTTCAGGAACCTCTGGTTCTTCAGGAACTTCTGGTATTTCAGGTTCAAGTGGAACTTCAGGTTCCGATGGTTCTAGTGGAACTTCAGGTTCAAGTGGAACTTCTGGTTTTGATGGTTCTAGTGGAACTTCTGGTTCAAGTGGTAGTTCAGGAACTTCTGGTTCAAGTGGTAGTTCGGGAACATCAGGTTCTTCAGGAATAAGCGGTTCTTCAGGAACTTCTGGTTCTTCAGGTTCAAGTGGAACTTCTGGTTCTTCAGGAACATCTGGTATAAATGGTTCAAGTGGTACTTCAGGTATTTCTGGAATAAATGGAACTTCTGGTTCTTCTGGTTCAAGTGGTAGTTCCGGTAATTCAGGTTCAAGCGGAACATCAGGTTCTTCAGGAACTTCTGGTATTTCAGGTTCTTCAGGAACTTCCGGTTCAAGCGGAACTTCTGGTTTTGATGGATCTAGTGGAACTTCTGGTTCAAGCGGTAGTTCTGGAACTTCTGGAACTTCTGGTTCTTCAGGTTCAAGTGGAACTTCTGGTTCTTCAGGTTCAAGTGGAACCTCTGGTTCAAGTGGTAGTTCCGGAAATTCCGGTTCTTCTGGTACTTCTGGTATATCCGGAATAAATGGTACATCTGGTTCTAGTGGAACTTCTGGTTCTTCAGGATCAAGTGGTGCATCTGGTTCAAGCGGTAGTTCAGGAACTTCTGGTTCAGATGGTTCAAGCGGTAGTTCTGGAACTTCTGGTATTTCAGGTTCAAGCGGAACTTCTGGTACTACTGGAACTTCAGGTTCAAGTGGGACTAGCGGAACCTCTGGTTCAAGCGGTAGCTCAGGAACTTCAGGCTCAAGCGGAACTTCTGGTTCTTCTGGAACTTCTGGTTTTGATGGATCTAGTGGAACTTCTGGTTCTAGTGGAAATTCTGGTTCAAGTGGAACAGCCGGTTCAAGTGGTAGTTCAGGAACATCTGGTTCTTCTGGAACTTCTGGATCAAGCGGTTCAAGTGGAACATCAGGTTCAAGCGGTAGCTCAGGAACTTCGGGTACTTCTGGTTCAAGCGGTGCAACTGGTTCTTCTGGAACCTCTGGTATTTCAGGAATAAACGGAACATCAGGTTCAAGTGGAATAAGTGGCAGCTCTGGTTCAAGTGGAACTTCTGGTTCAAGCGGTTCAAGTGGAACTTCAGGTTCCGATGGTTCTAGTGGAACATCTGGTTCTTCAGGAATAAGTGGTTCAAGTGGAACTTCAGGTTCTTCAGGTTCAAGTGGAACTTCAGGTTCTTCAGGTTCAAGTGGAACTTCAGGTTCTTCTGGTTCAAGTGGAACTTCAGGTTCTTCTGGTTCAAGTGGAATTTCTGGTTCTTCAGGATCAAGTGGAACATCCGGTTCAAGTGGTAGTTCGGGAACTTCTGGTTCTTCAGGATCAAGCGGAACTTCAGGTTCTTCAGGATCAAGTGGTAGTTCTGGTTCTTCAGGATCAAGCGGTGCATCTGGTTCAAGTGGAACTTCAGGAACTTCTGGTTCAAGTGGTACTTCGGGTATTTCAGGAATAAATGGAACATCTGGTTCTTCTGGAACCTCAGGTATAAACGGTTCAAGCGGAACTTCTGGTATATCCGGTTCAAGCGGAACTTCCGGTATAAATGGTTCTTCTGGAACCTCTGGTTCAAGTGGAACATCTGGTTCAAGCGGTTCAAGCGGAACCTCTGGTTCAAGCGGTTCTAGCGGAACCTCTGGTTCTAGTGGATCAAGCGGTGTATCAGGTTCTTCAGGAACTTCTGGTTCAAGCGGAACGTCTGGTTCTTCTGGTTCAAGTGGAACTTCTGGTTCAAGTGGAACCAGTGGTATAAACGGTTCAAGTGGAACATCAGGATCAAGTGGAACTTCTGGTTCTTCAGGATCGAGTGGAACGTCTGGTTCTTCCGGTTCAAGCGGTACTTCTGGTTCTTCTGGTTCTAGTGGAACTTCTGGTTCAAGCGGAACCAGTGGTATAAACGGTTCAAGCGGAACAAGTGGTATAAACGGTTCAAGTGGTACGTCTGGTTCAAGTGGTAGCTCTGGAACATCAGGGTCAAGCGGTAGTTCAGGAACATCTGGTTCAAGTGGATTAAGCGGAGTAAATGGAATAGACGGTTCAAGCGGAACTTCGGGTATAAATGGTTCAAGTGGAACTTCGGGTATAAATGGTTCAAGTGGAACTTCTGGGTCTAGCGGAACATCAGGTTCTAGTGGGTCTAGCGGAACATCAGGTTCTTCAGGTTCAAGTGGAACTTCTGGTTCAAGCGGCAGTTCAGGAACGTCAGGTATAAATGGTAGTTCAGGAACTTCGGGTATAAATGGTTCAAGTGGAACTTCAGGTTCAAGTGGTTCTAGTGGAACTTCTGGTTCTTCTGGTTCTAGTGGAACTTCTGGTTCTAGTGGAACTTCTGGTTCTAGTGGAACATCAGGTTCTTCTGGTTCTAGTGGAACTTCTGGAACTTCTGGTTCAAGTGGTTCAAGCGGAACTTCTGGTATTTCAGGAATAAATGGTACTTCCGGTTCTTCAGGTTCAAGCGGTAGTTCAGGTTCAAGCGGAACTTCTGGTATATCAGGTTCAAGTGGTTCGTCCGGTTCAAGCGGTTCAAGCGGTATTTCTGGTTCTAGTGGAACTTCTGGTTCAAGCGGTACTTCTGGTACAGCTGGTTCTTCTGGAACTTCAGGTTCAAGCGGTAGTTCAGGTTCAAGCGGTTCGTCAGGTTCAAGCGGTACTTCTGGTTCTTCTGGTTCAAGCGGTATATCAGGTTCAAGCGGTACTTCTGGTATTTCAGGAATAAACGGAACATCGGGTTCAAGCGGTACTTCTGGTATAAATGGTTCAAGTGGAACTTCAGGTTCTTCTGGAACATCTGGGTCTAATGGTTCTAGTGGAACTTCCGGCTCAAGCGGTAGTTCAGGAACTTCTGGTATAAATGGTTCTTCTGGAACTTCTGGTTCAAGTGGAACAAGCGGTAGCTCAGGTTTAAGTGGTAGTTCAGGTTCTTCTGGTTCAAGTGGTGAATCTGGATCAAGCGGAACTTCTGGATCAAGCGGTTCAAGCGGAACTTCTGGTTCAAGCGGTAGTTCCGGGTCAAGTGGAACATCAGGTTCTTCTGGTTCAAGTGGAACAAGCGGTATCTCAGGTTCAAGTGGAACTTCTGGGTCAAGTGGTTCAAGTGGAACATCAGGCTCAAGCGGTAGTTCAGGCTCAAGCGGTACTTCTGGTATTTCAGGTTCAAGCGGTACTTCTGGTATTTCAGGAATAAATGGTACATCTGGTACATCTGGTGCAACTGGTTCAAACGGTTCTTCTGGTTCTTCTGGTTCAAGTGGAACAAGCGGTAGCTCAGGTACATCAGGTTCAAGTGGTAGTTCAGGATCAAGCGGTACTTCTGGTATAAATGGTTCTAGTGGAACTTCTGGTATATCAGGTTCAAGCGGTAGCTCTGGAACTTCAGGTTCAAGTGGGACTTCCGGTTCTTCAGGTTCAAGCGGTAGTTCAGGTTCTTCCGGTTCAAGCGGTAGTTCTGGAACATCAGGCGTATCAGGTTCAAGTGGAACATCTGGAATATCTGGAACTTCTGGTTCAAGTGGTAGCTCAGGTACATCAGGTTCAAGTGGTAGTTCAGGTTCAAGCGGAACTTCTGGTTCAAGTGGAACTTCTGGTTCTTCAGGTTCAAGTGGTAGTTCTGGAACATCAGGTTTAAGCGGTTCAAGTGGTACTTCTGGTATTTCTGGAGTAAATGGAACTTCTGGTACTTCTGGTGCAAATGGTTCAAGCGGTACTTCTGGTAATTCAGGTTCTAGCGGGTCAAGTGGAACTTCCGGTAACTCAGGTTCAAGTGGTACGTCTGGCTTAAACGGTGCAAATGGTTCAAGCGGAACTTCAGGTTCAAGTGGAACTTCTGGTTCTTCAGGCTCAAGCGGTAGTTCAGGTTCTTCAGGTTCTAGTGGTAGTTCAGGAACTTCCGGTTCTTCAGGTTCGTCAGGTTCAAGTGGAACTTCTGGTATAAATGGTTCAAGCGGAACCTCTGGTACGTCAGGTGCAACTGGGTCAAATGGCTCTAGTGGAACATCAGGTTCAAGCGGTAGCTCTGGAACATCAGGCTCTTCTGGTTCAAGTGGAACAAGCGGCAGCTCAGGTTCAAGCGGTAGTTCAGGAACATCAGGCTCAAGCGGTTCAAGTGGAACTTCTGGTATTAGTGGCAGTTCAGGTACTTCAGGTATTTCTGGAGTAAATGGAACTTCTGGTACATCAGGCGGAACTGGTTCAAACGGTTCAAGCGGAACTTCAGGTTCTTCAGGTTCTAGCGGTACGTCCGGTGCAACTGGTTCAAACGGTTTAAATGGTTCAAGTGGAACTTCAGGTTCTTCAGGTTCTAGTGGCGCAACCGGGTCAAACGGTTCTTCTGGAACTTCTGGTTCTTCAGGTTCTAGTGGATCAAGTGGTGCAACTGGTTCAAGTGGGTCTAGTGGTACTTCAGGTTCTAGTGGTGCAACTGGTTCAAATGGGTCAAGTGGTTCTTCTGGAACTTCAGGTTCTAGCGGTACTTCTGTTGCTGTTTCTGGAACAAATAATACCCTTGTTAAATTCACATCTTCTTCAACTGTTGGTAATTCAACAATAACGGATGATGGAACTAATATAAAAGCGACAACAACTTCATTAGTTGCTGGATATAATCCAACTCCATTAGCTGGAACAATACAAGATGGAGTAACCTCTGTACTTGGAGATTTAAATTCATGGACTAGTAATTATTATCAAGGTACTGTACTATATTCAGAAACAGCAGGAGGAACAATTACCTTTGGCCAATTATGTTATAGGACACAAACCAACACTTGGATATTAGCTGATGCAACCGCAGCAAACTCAGCAGCTGCATTTAATATGTTAGGTATTTGTGTTAAATCTTCAACATCAACCAATCCAACTTCTATATTAATTAATGGATTTGTTGAAACTGCTACTTATGCAGCTGTTGTAAAATCTGGAGAGCCTTTATATATGGCTACGACTGCCGGCAGTATGACTAAAACAGCACCAACAACGGTTGGAAATGCGGTTAGATTAATAGGGCATACATTTTGGAGCAGCAATACGAATACAAAAATAATAATACATTTTAATCCTGAAAGCTCTTGGATAGAATTATAACACACGGTTTATGAAAATTAAAGGAGTAGCTACTACCAGTATTACTAAAATTAATGGAATTGCTCGAGCCTCTATAACAAAAATATCTGGAGTAGCCCTTCCAGTTATATCAACTACCACTACAACAACCTCTGGTGGATTTACTTCAGCAACTGGCGGAACCGTAACAACTTCTGGTAATTATAAAATACATACATTTACTAGTGTAGGTAGTACAAACTTTGTAGTTAGTACAGTTGGAACTGCTCCAAATAATAAGTTTCAAGTATTAATTGTTGCAGGAGGTGGTGGAGGAGGTGGACAATATATCGGTGGAGGTGGAGGTGGCGGCGGCGTCATTGAAAACACAAGTTATGCTTTATCTTCAGGAGCAACAACCTATTCAGTAGCAGTTGGTGGTGGTGGAGCCGGTGCATATTACTATTTTAATACTGGTAGTACTGGTACAAATTCATCTTTTGATAGTAATACAGCATATGGTGGAGGTGGAGGTGGTGCACATTATGCCGCACCATTATCTGGTGGATCAGGTGGCGGTGGCGCGGGTGTTACCGGTAATGGTTCATCAATAGCCGGAGCTTCGGGTACAGCCGGTCAAGGTAATACAGGAGGAGATGGAACAGGAGAATTAGGAAAAGGTAACTATGGTGCAGGCGGCGGTGGAGGAGCTGGTGCAGTTGGAGGAAATGGATATTATAGTGGTATAGTTTACGGAGGTGATGGCGGTACAGGCGTTTTAGCAGCAATTGATGGTAACTATTACGGAGGCGGAGGCGGTGGTTCAACCTATACAGGCGGGTCAGCCGGCGCTGGTGGTACTGGCGGTGGAGGAGCTGGAGCAACTGGAGGCTCGAGCGCAAATGGAGTAGATGGAACTGATTACACCGGTGGTGGAGGAGGTGGATATGGAGAAGCGGGTGGAGGCTATTTACATGGAGGTAATGGTGGATCAGGCGTAGTAATTATAAAATATAAATTCCAATAAATGGCACATTTTGCACTGATAAAAGAAAATATTGTAGTTGCCGTAATTGTTATTGATAATACTACAATTACAGATAATGGAGTTGAGGTTGAACAATTAGGTATTGACTTAATAGACTCTTTAAATATTAAAGGTATTTATGATTATGATACGGTAAGACAAACCTCTTATAATTCAAATTTTAGAAGTAAATATGCAGGAATAGGAGACACCTGGAATGAAATTAATAATGTTTTTATTTCACCTAAACCCTTTCCGAGTTGGGTATTAGATGCTAATTTTAAATGGAAATCACAAGTAACCTATCCAAGTAGTGGTCACTATACTTGGAATGAAACCCTATCTGAATGGGTACCTTTATCATTTTAATTAAAAACCACTAGTGTAATATAAGTATAATCTTAAAAGATTTAATTATATGTCAAATTTAAAAATAAAGGCTCATACTTCGTTTATTGGAACCACCGGTTATAATAATCATGCTCAGTCATTTTTTAAAACCCTATCAAAGTATACACCAGTTGAAGTTAGAAATTTTACAATAGGTAAAAGCTGGACTAATTATTCAGATGAACCACATAATGGTGAGCCGTATTTAGATAATACCCTAAAAACAATGTTAGTTCAACAAAGTTTATGGGATCATAATAAGCGGCTGTCTGACTATCCAATTTATAAAAATTGGCATAATCCAGGCAAAGCAGATATTAACGTAGTTTTAAATGAAACAAATCATCACTATTTTTATCAAGACTATCAAGGCTATTCAATTGCCTATAATGTTTGGGAATCAACTTTACAACCTGAAGCTTTTTTTAATAGACTATTAGACTTTAATGAATTATGGGTTCCTTCAAAATGGCAACGTGACTGTACGATTGCTCAAGGTTATCCAGCTGATAAAATATTTGTTATACCAGAAGGCGTTGACTCTGAAATATTTTTTCCAGAAGAGGTTAGCCATCCACTAACAAGTAATGGCAGATTTACCTTTTCTATATTTGGAAGATGGGATTACCGAAAGTCAACCAAGGAATTAATAGAAACTTTTTTATCTGAATTTTCAAAAGATGAACCAGTTGACCTAATATTAAGTATTGATAATCCATACTCTGGTGATGGGCTAACCGGTACAGAAGAGAGACTTGCCCATTATAACTTTACTGATGACCGCCTTAAAGTATTACACCTACCACCTAGAGAAGAATATATTAAATTATTAAAGTCAACTAACGTATTTCTTTCATGTGCCCGAGCCGAAGGTTGGAATCTTCCATTAATTGAGGCAATGGCTTGTGGAACTCCATCAATCTATTCAAACTGCTCAGCTCAATTAGAATTTGCAGAAGGTAAAGGTTTACCAGTTAAAATAGTTGGTGAAAGGCCGATTAGTGAAAGTACCTATGCTCATTTTAATGAGAGTATTGGAAACTATTATGAGCCTGACTTTGTAGACCTAGCAAAGGTAATGAGATCTGCCTATACCAATTGGGCTAAATATAAAAAGGAGGCACTATCCCAGGCCAAGGAAATTCATAAAAATTTTAATTGGGATAAAATTGCAAAAGAGACAATGGATCATATTAATAGTCAGTCTGAAATCATTAACCGTGTGAACTCAGCTGCTAGCAAACCGCTAAATATTGGCCATCATTTTGTTAGAGGCGCACATATTGAGTTATCCGGAGGCGATCCTAATCAATATTGGGTTGAATTTATAAATCAATCAACCGGCAAAGTTGAACACTCTGGAGAAATTTCAAATAGTATGTGGATTAAAACCAGTAAAACCTATTTTATTGACTGGTTAATAACCGTAAAAGACCTTTCGTCCGGAGAAATTGTGTTTAACAAAAAATTAGATCTATTAGATAAACGTGTCTATATTTCGCTTGATTCAAAATCATTAGGTGATACCCTAGCCTGGTTTCCAGCAGTTGAAGAATTTCGTAAAAAACACAAGTGTAAAGTTATATGCTCTACTTTTCAAAATGATTTTTTTGAAAAAACCTATCCAGAAATAGAATTTATTAAACCGGGAGATGAAGTACACGATGTAAAAGCCCTATACTCAATTGGGTGGTATTATGGTGAAAATGAAGAATTAAATCCAAATATGAATCCTAATGAAACTAAAAATCAACCAATGCAAAAAACTGCATTTGATATTTTAGGGCTTGACTATCAAGAAGTTGTTCCAAAATTAAGTATTCCAACTGAAACTAAAAAGAAACAGGTTGCAATTGCAATTCATGCAACATGTCAGGCTAAATATTGGAATAATCCAACTGGTTGGCAAGAGGTTGTTGACTGGTGTAGTTCCCATAATTATGAAGTTGTCCTAATTTCAAGAGAAGATTCAGGTTTCATGGGAAATATTCAGCCTACTGGTATTAGAAAATTACCAAGCGGTCCAATTGAGGCGGCTATTTCTGAAATTTCAAAATCTGAGGCTTTTATTGGAATCGGCAGCGGTCTGAGTTGGTTAGCTTGGGCACTAGGAACTCCAACTATCTTAATTTCAGGATTCTCACATGCCTATACTGAACCACTTACCAATACCACTAGAATTTGTTCGCCGGCTGGTAAATGTGCAGGTTGTTTTAATACACACAGGTTAGATCCAAGTGACTGGAATTGGTGTCCGATACACAAAGGTACAGATAGACAATTTGAATGTTCTAAATTAATTACCGCAGACTCAGTAATATCTCAATTAAAGACGATACTTGGTCTCGTATAGATAATTCTATATGATTTTAAACTCAAGACAAAATGGATTTCTAATAAATTTACCGCAGGATTTTTTTAATGCTGAGGTTCAAACCCGATATGATAAATATTACAGAAATTTATTATTACCGTATAAATCAATTTCAGATTTTATGGCATCTACCATTCAAGGAGTTAATTTTCCAGGTTTAACAACTGTATTGCCTACTCAAATTAGAACACTAGGCAAAATTCAAGAAGTGCAGAGCGCAAAACCTATTGCTGATATGTTTACTAGAGAGTTAAAATTAACTTTTAAATTAACTGATGCATATCTTAACTATTTTATATTTTTAGATAATGCACTAAATTATTTAGAACCAGCAAACACCTCAACCTCTTATATTGGAGATACTTCACTTGGTCAATCGTTAACGGTTGCGCCAATTGCCAATAATAATCATCCATTTTTTAGTCCAATCCGATTAACTCTATTAAATAACGAGGGTTATGCAGTAAGTTCAGTAATATTTAACCGGCCTCAACTTAAACAACTTAGTGAATTAACCTTAAGTTATTCATCAGTGGTTCCAAAGTTTAGCTATTTTACTGCAACTTTTAGCTATTATAATTTTGATTTGGAATTAGATTTTGACTAATCAATTCCGCCTGGAATTACTAAACCTTCTTCTTCTAGTTTAGCTCGATATTCTTTTAAAATAAGAGGCATATTTAATTTAGGATTAGTACTTTGACTAGCGGCTGTTAATAAAGCTATTGTCTTTTCGTAGGTATTCCATTTAGCATATGGATAATTTTTTCCAAATAGTATATCTGAAATTTCAGGAATTGTATCTGCAATAAGCTTGCGATCAACTATTTTATAATTAATCTTTTTTAATTCTTTAGTAAATTGATATATTCCATCCGGTCTAAACATATATCCTTTAAACTGGGTTACCGTACCGTTCTTTTCAATTTTATCAAACTGCATAGAGTCTAGTGCACAAAATATCAAAAAGACTCGGTGCTTAGTGGAATAGTCTTCTTCATCAATTGACTTATAGAAAATATCATTTATATTACGATTTGTGTCTAACGGTTTGACGAACATATCAAATTGTACAAAGTGCCCTGTAGAAATTTCAAATTTAACTGACACAATATTAAATCCATAAAATATTTTTGTTTCATAGCCAGCGGTTTGAATTTTTGCTGATATATCAGGCAGACTAAGCTCAGAATAAAATAGAGCATCAAGATCTCCAGAAATATCTTTTTGTCTCCATGAACCAATTAATTCAAGTTCAGCTTCTCCAAATAATTGAGTCATTGCACTTTGGAATTTAGCAAAGGCCGGCTCAACTTCTGCACGAGTAAGACTCTGTGCATCTGGAAAAGCATTTCCACCTTCGTTAATTGTAAATGTTTTAAACTCTACTAGATACTTCATATATTTGGATCTTGACCGGTTGTTTGATCAACCCAGACACTTGCTAGTGTATTATTATTAATTGAATCCCTTTTAGTTATATTAATTTTGTCCATAATATTAGAACTTTTACGTTTAGAAGTTTTTTCAAAACTAGGGAAATACGTTTCAATTGCAATCGATAATGAAACCGTTATTTTATTATCGGTGTTCATTGTAAATGTTGAATATTTTTTATCAACAAGTTCAGTAGATGGAAATGAAAATTGCGCAGGAATTCTAACTCCATTATATTGAAAATACATTACTCTATTTGAATAATATATGTCTAATAACTGTTCAGCAATTTTAAATGCTTTATTTAAATTATCACAAATAATTTTAATATCAAATTTTACAGAGAGCGGAAGTGTATAGAGTTGAGCTGAATAACCAGTAAGAATATTGGCATCATTAGCTCCTTTTTCAGTAGCTGAAAATTGTCCTCTAACAAATTTATTTGTAATATCAGCCGAACTCACCTCAAATGAAGTCAATGATACAATTCCCCTAGGGATAATATCGTAAGCTCCTTCAGCTACCGGTATTTCACAATTATCTGGTAAACCTACATAAAAATCTTTTAAGAAACCTTCATCTGTTGCAAAATTATATAAAAATGGCACTGAAAATGTCTCTTTATGATCTGCTCTAGAAATAGTAAGATGCATTTCACTGTTTAATAAGTCAAGCAGAGAAATTGTTAAATTTCTTAAAAATATATCATCGGTATTTAGGGTATTCATATTTATTAATTATTTAATTTGATGAAAATCCGATTACTGCCAATACTGCAAATACACCAGCTGCAATTTTTATAATTTTATTCTTACTGCGTTCTTTCTTAACATCCTTTTCTAAACCTGTAACAATTTGTGTGTACTTAACCTCTTTTTGTCTATATAAATCAATTTGTGATGAAAAATTAGCTACTTTAGAAACATATGTATTAACAAGTCTCTCATTAGTTAAATTCTTTTCTTCTAACTGATTTACTAATATAATAGTTTTAGTTAATTCTATTTTAGCAGAGTCGCCTCTTACTAAATCTATTGCAATCTGCTTTGCAATACTATCTGGAAAGCAGTGAACTTTTTTATTTGTAGCGATTTGTGAAAAAGTCATCAAGTTCAACAGGAGTAGCCCGACTAATATCTTTAATTTTCTTACCATAATAATTTTGTATTTCTTTTATTTTATTTTTAGTTGAGTCAATTTGTTGATCTGCAACAACTAAGTTATGTTGATACCCTATAATTAGGCTATCGTATTTAAGTTGATCTTTTTCTAATTTAGAGATAATTGTTGATAAACTATCAATTTGTGACTTTTCTTTACTATACTTGTCTGACTGGTCTGAGTCAATTGAAATACATAGTGATACAATTAAAATTACAATTATAATTACCAAGGTCCAAATTAGTTTGGTTCCATTTACTAGTCCTGTCATATAGTTATTTATATTAAGTTTTTCTATCTAACTATTTATTGCAAACAAGCCATAAAAACTTGTTTGCAAAAACAGTCACAGTGGAGGCGGAGGTATTCGAAACCTCGTCCGTATAGCCTCAAATTAGGCCTTCGTTTACATGCTTAGTTAATTTTGCTAAACTAACAAACTTCACAGTTCCCTTATTGAATAGGTCGGTTTACTGAGAACTTATCTTCTATATCACTTTTAACGATATTGATCATATCGGTTTGCAACTTTGGGTTACTTAAGCAGTTGCCGCTTACCACTTATGCAGCTAATAAAAGCTCTTCAGTAGCTGGAGTGTTAACTTGGTTAACAAGGCTCCAGAAAGTTATATTGTTGTCAATTAACTTACAGTAATACCAGGTTTACGAGCTTTAAGTATCATCCTCGACATGCAGACTCAATTGGATAACTAACGTCAAATCCGGTCGCCCCCAATTAGTATAATAATAATATACTATAATTATTTATCTGGTATCAAAAATTAGGTAATAAATATTGGGATTATAAATAACTAAAAAGAAGTCTCAAGATAATGGCTAATTTATCAACTCAAAATAATTCGCTTAGGCTATTTACAAGCCTTAAAATAAGAATCGGTGATATCTTAGGTGAAACTATTGGTTTTTTACAGGAAACCTTTAAACAAACTAAAACAATATTTACCGCAGCTTCTCCATTTGGTCAATTATTAATTGTTTTTGAAAACTTAAGTCAATTAATTTTTTATTATATTGAAGATTCAATTACTGAACTTAATATTTATGAAGCCTCTAGGGCATCTTCAATATACTCATTAGCTAGTTTAGCTGGACATAATCCAAGCCGAGCAATTGGGGCAACTGCCCAAATTAGAATTAAGCCAAAGACCGGTATAACCTTTGAAAATAATATTATAATATTAAATGATTTACTTAAGCTTAAGTGTACAAATAATGGACTTCAATATGTACTTGAATTATCACAAGATGAACTTCGACTTGATTTAACTAATTCAACCGCTTTAACTGTGGTAAGTATTAGGCAAGGGGATGTTCAGTCTCAAACCTTTACCGCAAAGGGTATTGCATTTGAGAGTTACCAAATGGGTTTACAAAATAATTATTATGTTGATCATTTTAAAGTAAATGTTTATGTAAATGGAGAAATGTGGACTAAATATGAGTCCCTATTAGATATACCAAGAGGAGATAAAGGTTTTATTATTAAAACTGGAATAACAAATGGATTAGATCTATATTTTGGAAATGGATCATTTGGTAAAATACCAACTCTTGGCTCTACTATTGTTGTTGAATATCTTAGTTCAGAAGGAGCTGGTGGCAATATTAAGGTAGATGATGTTAGACAAATTAACTTTACGTTTGATGAGACTGGTTTTTCAATAGTAGGCGATGAAATTGACTTAAATTCGGTATTGGAAATTACAGTAATAAGTCCTCCAAGCTTTGGTGTTGACCCAGAAGAGCTTGAATTAACCAAATTAATTGCTCCAAAGGCATCTAAGAATTTTGCACTAATTAATGTAGATAATTATGAAGTCTTATTACATAAATTACAAATGTTTTCAACGGTTCGGGTATTTTTAGCTCCGCCGCCTTTGGCTGGAGCAACCGGTTCTGCTCTTGCCCGTATGATTAATTTATTTTTAATACCAGATATTTCACAATTATTTACAAACGGTAGTGACTATTTTAAAATGAATACAGATAAGTTTAGATTAACACAATATCAAAAAAATCAACTTTTAAATTTCATAGAGCGATCTGGTACTAAAATGATTTCCACTGATATTATAATTATTGATCCTATCATAACTAAATATGTTTTAAATATAAGTGTTATTGGATTTGAAGATGTTTCAAATGATATAATTAAAGCTGATATAACCAATGCAATCGGTCAATATTTTATTAAATTAAGTAGGCACGATCGAGTTCCAAAAAGTGATTTAATTAAAATTATAGAAGAGATAAATGGAGTAGACTCAGTAAGTATCACTATATTATCTGAAGAAAATGAAAAGGCTGCAATTGCTAGCTCAGTTAGGCCAGCTTTGAGTATAGCTAAACCTGAAGAATTAATTGGATTAGATGAATTTAACGATATTATTATTAAGTCTAATGAATTTCCAGTTATTAGAGGAGGCTGGAGAGATCGTGCCCAAAATTTGTATAGTGAAGTTATCTCAACTACTCAACTTAGCCCAATTAATATTGAAATAAAAGCAGTTAAATCAAGACGTAACAAAATAAAATTATTATGATAAGAAATTCAATTTATTGGGGTATATACAATAGAAAAGACCGTCGACTAAATTTAGGATTTAGATATAAGGGTCAAGTTTTAAAAAAGACTCTATCTAATCAAATGTTTGGAATTAATCCAATATTAGATGGATTTCTTACCTATATGGAATCATTTATCTATGAGCATATAGAGTCAGTAAAGCAAATAAAAATTTTTGCCAATCCGGCACTAGATAAAAACGAAAACCGACTAAATTAAATAATTCATGGCTCAAGTATTTAACAAAGAAAAAAAGGCACAAATTCGTGGTGAACTTGAAGACCTATTATCAACATACCAAGGCGGACCAAATCCAGTAGATGATATTGCGGATTCTCAACTAGGCGAAATTGCAATGGCTCCGCCTCTTGATTTTGAAGAGATGAATTCTAACTTTGAGAAACAGGCAAAGGATATTACAAATTCAATGCTTAAATTTTATGTAGAATTAGGAGTACTTGAAAAACATGAATATTTAAAACAGAAACAAATTTTAGATAATTCAAATATTCAAAATATCTTTTTTCAGTTAAAAACAATTCGAATGGCAATTGAAAAAATAACAGAAGAAATTAATCAAGGCAATACTCATCCACGACTTTTTGAAGTATTTGGGCAGTTACAAGATAAATTAACAATGGTTGTAAAAACCCAAGCCAATTACATGTTATTTCTAGAGGATACCTATAAAAAAGTACATCAAGATATTGAACAACGAGGCAGCGGATCCTCCAAGTCAGTAACTCCATTAATTGAGTCTAGTAATGAATATTATATAACCGCAGGTACTAAAAATTTAATAAAAGAGATAACAGTTGAGGAAATTGATAAACCATCAGATACTCGCCACCTAACTCATCCTGATCGAAAAACTGAAGTTATGCAAGAACGTGGATTAACTCAAGTAATAAAGCCAGAAACTTCGATTGATGATTTTTCAGATGATGTTAACTCGTTAATATGAAAGATTTTATAACAAATAGTGGAGGAACCTCTAAATTAAAACTTTCAAATTTAGATCCTGAGAATAATGCAATTTGGACATCCGAAAAGATTAATCAACTATTAGAAGATTTTGAAAATGGAGTAATTGATATTAAAACAATTAAAAATTCTCCATTTAAAGATAACGATCCAGCCTGGAAAAAAGCAAATCTAGTATTTGAATATACTCCAGAAGAGCTTGACGAAATCAGAAAGTGTAAAGCTGATCCTGTTTATTTTGCAAGTAGACATGCTCAAGTAATGCAGGAACAGGGCATTGACCAAATTAGGCTAAGAGATTATCAGGAAGAAATAATTAAATCATTTAAAGATAACAGATTTAACTGCTTAATGGCGTCTAGACAAATTGGAAAAACGGTAATGTCTGGCCTATTTATTGCATGGTACCTGGTATTTCATACTGATAAAAATGTATTGGCTGTAGCCAATATTGCATCAACCACTAAAGAGGTTTTAGATAAAATTAAATCAGTACTTGAAAATTTACCGTTCTTTCTAAAACCTGGCTGTGTTTCAAATAATGTAATGTCAATGAAATACGATAATGGGTGCAGACTAATTGGCCGGACTACCACTAAAAATACTGGTATTGGTTTTACAATCCATGTACTCTATATTGACGAATTTGCGCATATTAATGCCTCATATTTGGACTTTTTCTATCGAGCAATTTATCCAACTATTTCAGCATCAAAGAACTCAAAAATCATAATAACTTCAACTCCAAATGGCATGAATCGCTTCTATGAAATTTACATGGATGCAATGAATCATAATAATGAATATGTTCCATTACGAGTAGATTGGTGGCAGGTTCCAGGAAGAGATGAAGAATGGAAACGCAGCACAATTGCGAATTTAGGGTCAGAAGAAGACTTTAACCAGGAATATGGGCTACAATTCTTTTCATCCGATAAATTATTACTACAGTCTAAAGATCTTAAAAAAATATTTGCCCTTAGAACTCAATACGTCATCCCAGAGTGGGCGCAAACCCCGACTACATTAGATCTATTACATGGCCTGACAGTTCACCCAAACTTTAACAAGTTAACCCTAGATGATATTAAAAATGATAAAAACTACTATATATTTTCAATTGATACGGCTGACGGTTTAAATCGTGACTATTCAGTAATTAATATTTTTAAGTTTATTGCACTGCCGCTAAAAATGCTGACTCCAGTAAAGGATTTCATTAAAAATGAAACCGATATTTTTTCACTAGTTCAAGTTGCAACATTTAGGACAAATACCAAAGATATTAATCAATATTGTAATTCATTAGAATACTTATTATATACTGTATTTAATACAGATAAGGTAAGATTACTGGTTGAATTAAATCATAAAGGCGAATATGTAATGGATAAAATTATGAAACATGAAGCCTATTGGAGTGGACTCCTTGTTTTTTCAAAGCATACCGAATCTGCACAGCACCTTAAGCCTGGGCTTAAATTAACTACCACTAATAAAATTAAATTTTGTGAACGCTTTAAATACTTAACTGCCGTTAATAAAATATTACCAAATGAATTTAAGACAGTTCATGAGCTTGGAGCGTTTGGCAGAACCTCTAATGGTACATACCGTAGCCAAAGTGGTAATGATGATTTAGCAATGACGTGTGTTAATTCAGCTGCATTTTTTGAATCACCTAATTTTTTTGAATTAGCAAATGATGAACTTGATAAACAGCCACCGGAATATATGGCAGAAATCTACTTAAATTTTTTAAATGAAGTATATTTATCAAAAGAGTCAAATTATGATTTTGAAATGATAAATTCTATGAATGGATCTGGCTCGGCTAAAACAGGCAAGGCTAGCCGCAGACTAGATGAAAATTATATTGATAATCATAAATTGACTCTACAAAAATTTTATGGAAACACTGACTAATGAAATTTACAGATTTAGAAAAACCGGATTTTTTAAACGATAAGCAGATAATTTTTACTAAAATTATTAATGCAATTGAGCGCTCTCATTTAAAAAAGTCTCCAAATATTTTTATTAAGAATATTAAATTAATGGAAGAAGTGGTTGATGTAATCGCAACCCGCGATGAATGGCCGGGTTGTTTAACTAGAGCCTTAACCTTTTTTGAAAGCATTGAAGATTATGAATCATGCCAGCGATGTAAAAATCTTAATCAATTAATTAAATTACCAATTAAAAAAACTAGAAAAAATGGAAAATCGTAAGGATTCTAAAAAACCGGCCAGGTCAAATAAACCTAAACGTGAGACATATGAAATTTCAAAAAAGGATTTAAGAAATATTACACTAAAGCAGTCTCAACAAATATATTTTAATAAAATTATAGCAAATGAAATAACCTTTTGTTATGGACCAGCTGGAACGTCTAAAACGTTTACTGCATGTCTAGCGGCTCTTCAATTATATTTAGATGGCAAAATAAAAAAGATCATTTTATCTAAGCCTATCCAAGAATCTGGTGAAAAGCTTGGATTTTTACCTGGAGAAATAAAGGATAAAATTGATCCATTTATGGAAAGTTATCGATCAAATTTAGTAAAATTAATACATGACCCAAATTTAGTTAGTTGGTTAGAGTCAATTGGAGTTATTGAATTTAGGCCACTTGCCTATATGAGAGGCGCAACCTTTGATAATTGCTTAATGATATTAGATGAAGCTCAAAATGCAGATTTTAAACAATTAATGTTATTTGTAACCAGAATGGGAAAAGATTCTAAAGTATTGATTTGCGGAGATGTAAGCCAATATGATATTGCAAAGAGTAAAGTAGCTTTACCGGATTTTATAAATGTGCTATCTGGAATTAACGGATTAGACGTTCATAAATTTAACGACGAAGATATTGTAAGAAATAAAATTTTAATTCAAATAGCTGACCGCTACGATAAATGGAAAGAGTCAAACCCAAATCATCAATTTTTTAAGTAAGTTTTAAAAACCAAAATATGAGCGCATACGACCTAATAAACAAGCAACTCAATAATGAGATGCAAAAACTTGCTGAAAAAATAAAAAGCAAAGACTATACTGAACGTGATCGAAACAGATTAGCTTCAATTATGTATCCAAAATTAAAATATTTTATATGGAAATTTTTTAATGATGAAGATGAAACTGCCGAGGTATTACACAATACTCTGTTTAAAATATTTAAAGGCCTGGATTCGTATAATGATACATTTAGATTTACGACCTGGATTTATACAATTGCAAAAAATGAGGCACTATTACATAAGCATAAGTTAATTAAAAATTATGCTATCAGGATTGATAATATGACTAGACCTTTAAATATTGAAGACGATAGCGTTTTTAATTTTGATAAAGAAATGTACATTGAGTCTCTCTATAAAATGACAACTGACGAATTGCAATCTCTGCCGGATGGTATTGAAAAATCAATTTTAGTAGACAAGGAAATTCATTCAATGAAAGGCGATGCAATTGCCTCTAAATATAATATGAATTTAAATACTGTTAAAACTAAAATTAGAAAGGCTCGAAAGATGTTAAAGGATTCAGTTCTTATTAAAAATCCACAAATGAAAGAAAATTTAACTACTTATTTTTAAATTATGAAAGATTTTATTAACCCTGTTACTTTTTATGAAACTACCGTAATCATAATTAAAAATTTAAAAAATTTTATTTTTTATAGAACAAAAATGTCCGATATCAATAAAAGTGGAATTCTAAAACAGACAGGTTTAAGATTAGACCGCCGAGCTAGGGCATATTATGTATTAAATATTGAACCTGAATTATTAATGATGGGCCAAGATACACTAGACTTAGAAAAAAGTAGAGTATTTGAATCATTAGCTAAAAAGAAGGAACTTTTTGAAACCCATAATTTAACTGAATTAATTGAGGCAAAAACTGACAGAATTAAAACCTCTGAATACTATGCCTACCTAATTCAAATTAAATATAGACCAATGGCTACTGTGTCAAACCACGTATATGTATTAAGCTGGTTAACCTGTTTAACTTTTATTGCCTATTGGATCTATACTGGCTGTTTAAACTATACTCAAATCCAAACATGGTTTGGGGACTTTATTAACCGAAAGTAAATAAATAACTAAAAAATAAATTACAAATGAAATTTATAGATCAACACTTTACTAAAATTGTAATTATTGTATCGATTATTACCTTTATACAAATGTGTACAATTTCACGAAAGTCTTCAAGTTTAGAAAAGCAGTCAAAAATGACAAATGCTCGATTAGATTCAATTCAGGCTATTTTATTTACTAAAAATGATATTGCTAAATTAATTGAAATTGAGGGTTTAAAATCTGAAAAAAGAATGATTCAATCAACTGACCGTAAGATATTTGATGTAAATCGTCAAGCTGAAATTGATAAAGAGATTAAAAAGATTGAATCAACTAAGTAATGGGGTCAAATACTGTTAAATATTTTATAATTAGCACATTTGTAACTCTATACCTGTTAGTATCAGTTATCTCTACAATTCACGTAATCAGCTTTTTTGAATTATCAAATCCGCAATGGTTAGCTATAAGCTTGGCTATTGCATTTGAAATTGGAGCAGCTGCCTCATTGGCGTCATTAATAACCCTTGATAAAATGAATAAGGGTATTGTATGGGGGCTTTTTATTATTTTAACATGCATGCAGGCAATGGGTAATACCTACTATGCCTATATTAATTTAGAAAACTTCCAAGGTTGGATTGAACTGTTTGGATTAAGCGAAGAGGACCCAATCTATCAAAAGCGAATTTTATCAATTGTAAGCGGTGCAATTTTACCAGTCATTGCCTTGGGCTTTATTAAAGCACTGGTTGACTATATTAAGCCAAGTCCTGAGCCAATTGAGGTTAAATCAGATAATATAATTGAACCTGACATTAAATCAGCAACTCCTATAATAAATAGTATTGAGCCTGATCCAATTGAGGACACTAATACTACTTATATGGATCAATATTTACCAAGTGAACCGGCTGAGCCAGTTATTGTAGATACTCCTGAGCCTAATAAGCCTAGAGGATCCATTAAAATAACAGATTCAGCCATTGCAAGAGGGTTTAGTGGTTTAAAAAAACCATTTGATCCATAAAAATATTAACTGATGAATGTCATATATCACATATAAGGACGATCCTTTAGCTAAAAGAGTTAGTGCAGCATATGCCAATCTATGTAGTAAATTTCCAAGTAAGAAATTTTTAAAACTAGTAGACCGATGTTTTTCTATTTTTAATGGGTCAAAGAAAGAGGCTACCTTTTGTGAATTAGAGGAGTTTATTTATCCAGTAGATGGACAATTATCAATTAATTTTGAAGTATGCGCAAATGAAACCTTATCAATATTTGATAATGGATTAGATGATATTAGTTCCTATACTGCATCCGGTACTCCATCTAATTATCCACTTGGAGCTGACGCTGAATATATTGAATCGGTTGGAAATGGTACAGTTTTTTACTTAACGGCAAATGACCGAAACTATGCTAGAGGATGTATACTATATGTAACCTATCCATCTCTTGATAAAAACGGAGATGATATATTACCAGCAGATCATGAATGTAACTTAATATTAACAAATCGAACTCTTGAAACCCATACAGTTTCATTACATCAGTTCTTCGCTCATTTCTCTAATCCTGAAACCAGGGGAGCGGATAGTTTGATAAATAAAATAGAGATATTTAATCCAAATGATAATTTTAGTATTAAAGTAACTGGATTAATTGTATATGTAAAAAGTAATGAAGACCCAAGCGATTGTGCTTGTTAAAAAAAAGATATTAAAATGATTGGACCCCCTGCTAAATTTTTAAGAAAACATACGGTTGCTGAGAATTCAACAAATTATACCCCAGCTTTTACTGACCTATCCGGTTTTGGAAGCTCAAATGGATCAGTTGGTTCATGGACTCCCCTGTATTATGGTGTACATAACTATAGTGCTGCTCAAACAATTTCAGTATGGACAGTTGAACAAGGAACTGCTGGAACTGGCGTAAGCGTTTATGTAGCTCAAGGAGATACTTTTTATGCAAATATTTCAAAATTAACGGTTGGCACAAGTGGACCAGTTACTTTATTAGGTACAACAAATACTCAAGTTTCTCTATAATGGTACCAGTTTTAACCTTTGGTCAAAGACAGCAAGCACTAACAGGTCTTCCATTTTATGGAAAATCTGACTTTAATTTTGTTGCCTCAAAATCGCCATTTAGTAATGGTATTTCAATTAAATTACTGCCATTAGCTGATTTATCTAGACCTGAAGTGGTTGTAACTGACGAATTTGATATTGATCTTAAAGCTCTAAATAATCAATTTAAAAAAGGCTCTAGAATTACTGGTGTAAAAATTAATTCAACATTTACCAATAAGAAAAAGGAACCAACTATGATAATTGGTAAATTCGAAGGCATGACAATAGATAAAGGAACCAAGACAATTAGAGCATTTATTACTGATCAACAGACCTTCAAGAAAGTTGAAGTTTATCCAGAAAGTTTAAACCGATTAACCGAATCCAAATCATACCTAGCGAAAACCTTCCTAGCATTTGTGATATAATTATCTAAACAACTCAATTAATTATGATAGAAGAAGAACAACCATTAGATGAGGCTGCACTTTTTTTGGAAAATCAAGATAAGATTTACGGAAAAAATGTTGATATTAAAAAGGTAGCTCAACCTGCTCCAGTTACCTCATTAGGTAATGCCTTAACTCCAATGCTAGAGTCTACAATTGGCGGCCCAAATGATTCACTTTGGAAAAATATTCCAATTGAAAACCTGCCAAGTAAAGGACTATTTTATCCAGCAGGTGCAGAGATTACAATAAAGGCAGCAACAGTTGCTGAAATTAGACACTGGTCTACCATTGATGACTCTGACATATTAGATATTGATGATAAACTAAATTATGTTATTGAAAAGTGCAGTCGATTTAAAATAAAAGGCGGAACTTCATGGTTATCATGGAGAGATATTTCAGAATTAGATAGAGTTGCTATTATTTTTCTAATTCAAGAATTAACATTTCCGGCTGATCAAAATTCATTATTTGCAGAATTTGAGTGTACTGAATCATGTAAAGGCCCGGTTAAATGGAAAGACTCAGTTAAGATTAAGAGTTCAATGTTAAACTTTATTGACTTACCTGAGGAAGTAATGAAATATTATTCAGCTGAATATAGATGCTTTGAAGTAAAGTCCGAAAAATTAAATGAGACTTTTTATTTATATATGCCAACGATTGGAGCAATTGAACGATTAAGGGCCAGAATTGCTGAGGCTCGATCTAAAAATCGAAAACCAGATATGGCATTTTTATCAGTATCATCCTATTTAATTCAAGACTGGCAGTCATTTACTCAACAGGAATATTATAACTTGATTAATACCTCTTATGCTTGGCATATTAATAAATTTACATTTATTAAAAAGTTTACCGAATTAATAGAAAATGCTAGAGAATCTGTTGTAAATACAGTTTGTCCAAATTGTGGAAACAAGGTAACATCACCTCTTTTTACACAGTCCAGCTTCACGTTTAGGGATTTTTTCCTTATTTCAGGTGGACTTGACGAACTTATTTGATATTAACCGGATTCTGGCAGTGAAGCTTAATCAATCATTTAATAGTCTATATGAATTACCTTATTATGAATATATGTACTATTTAAAACTTTTAATAAATGAGACTAATGAAAATTTAAATGAAGTCTTTGAACTTGAACCAAACCGGCCAGCTTAATTAGCCAGTTTGGTTTTTTTATTATAAATAACCAAAAGAAATACTAAATTATTTAATTAAATGAATACTGGTGCCAGTTTTGAATATAAAATCAATAACGATGTAAAAAGATCTAGATTATCGGTTTCATTATATATAGTAATTCAACGAAATGGATTTATTGAAGAAGACTTAATAGCAACTAGCAAACCTACAAAATATACAAAATATAAAAAGGGAGAGACTGATGCTGACAGCCAGGGATATGTTGAAGCTAATTTAAGAAAAGGAGTGTTAAAGGACTTAATTGCAGAGTCTCGAGATCTTATTCTATATAGATATTCAGAGGTTATTGATCCAGATCCAGATAAACTTACTGAGCGAATTACTGACAATTCTCCGTCTGGTGTAACACGAGCACAGGCCGACCTTGTTCCTGAACCGACTATTTTTCCATTTGCAAAAGAGTCATTAGGTAACTCACCGGAGCTAACACCTAATCGTATTGCAACTGATCAAAATGACGCTTTTCAACGTAAATCGGGCATGATTGAGTTTGTTAAGAGTGAAAGTAATTTGTTGACTAATGCAGATGCATTACAAAAAATCAAGAATGAAAGTGATGGTTATGGATCGGCTCCCGTGTTTAACCGATCTGCTCAGCCAGCAACCCCTACTGATAATAAATCAAATGTGTCTACTGATTTTAGTGTTGCTAATCTAGATAAGAAAAATGAGTTAATAAAGCTGTCAAAGAGCAAGGGAGACGTCAATAATAATACTACTATTACTAATAATAATCAATCAAACGCAATAACAAGTTCTTCAACCAACACATTTAGTGACGTATCCGACAATAGCCGTACAATTACTGATTTATATAAGTCTAAGAGCAATTACGAATATATTCTAGATAAAAAAAATAGAGATCAGTATACTGCCGAGACCCTAAAAATAGCCAAGACCGAACTAGCTAAGGTAGATGCTGACATTAAGAAAGAGATTACAAAATATAATAAGGCGCATCCTGGAGATAACAAATATAAAACAGAAGCTGAAGTTAAAAAGGAACAATTAAAAACAGAGGCACAAACTAAAAAGACAGATAGCGAAAAGGCCGAAAAACCTGCTGGGGTTGAAAAGGCAATGTTTAACTTAGCTGAGGCGAATAAATTAGCTGAAATCCCAAAAATAGAAACTAAGTCGTCGGATATTAAGATCCAACCTACCGCAAAAGACTCCAAATTACCTAAGGATAATACAAAGGACAATACACCGGCTGCTATTACTAAAGAGTCGGCCAAATCTTCTGATGATGATAGTGCGGCTAAGAAGATTATATCAAATATTACTAAACCATTAGAATTTGAACAAAAGAAATTTGACGAACCGACCCAAGCTCAAATTAAGGGCGACTCTAATATTAATAAAGAATCTGAGAAGAAGGAAACCGACAAGTTTGTTAAACCTGGTGAGATAAAAAAGGAGAAGATTGACGTAAAAAAATTGAACCAAACGCCACCGACACCACTTCAAATGGAGCAAAAAAAGTTATTACAGACTCTTGTCAGTAGCGCTAAAACTACCGCTACTAATACCAGTATTAATAATACAAATACTAGTAATAATAAAACCAATAATAAGGCTGCTGCCGCTAACCAATTCAAACTTGATAATACCCAGCCGCTTAAACCTGAAGACCCGACTAAGCCTAACGAACCAAAAGAGGACTCTGACTCTGTTGATAATTCACAATCGGAACTTAATTCTCAACTATTAAATGCAATATACGATTTACTAAGTACCGGAATAAAAGTAAAATACTCATAATGAAATATCTAGACCAAATAAAGAAAATTGTATTAAGTTACGATAAAATTCAGCAATCTTTAAATTTATTAGAAGAACAGGCTCATATACTAAATTTAAGTAAAAATTCAATTGAATTACAGTTAGCTGAAGTAAAAGAGTCGGAACGGCTCCTAATAGATAAAATAAAGTCTGAAACTGGAGAAGTTCCTGACTTTTATAAAATTTTACAAGAATTACAAAACTCATGATTTCAAATTTTATAAATTTATCAAGTTATTGTGTACTTGAATTTAGGTCAACACCGATTGGCGATCCAAGTCCACCATTATTAACTTCGCAATTTTATTTAGTCGATAATAAGCACCTAGGTATTAACCAAATTTATAATACTGATGGATATTCAACACAGACTCATAATACTAGAGATTTTAGTCTTATTGGGCTAGGCGGGTCTAAGTTAATCTATAATGATATTACATTAAGCCCAATGTATTCAGATTTTGATCCATTAATAACAGAAACCACTGTTTCTAGTGAATTAAGTATTAATATGGTAATGGACACAATGCGATTTCATTTTGCATCAGGTTTTAATTTTACTGACGTTGAACATATAATTGTTGGAGCCCGTCATAAACTTAATAATATTACTCAAATCCAGTTAGCCAATATTATATTAAATTCAGTTACCACGGCCTCACTTTTTAGTTATAATACCAGACCCCTATTTTTAGCCAATACTATATATGATAAGTATATTGATGTTAAAATTCCATCAATTCCATGGCTCGATGCAGACTTCACTCAGTTTGGAGTTAATTCATTTGAACATGCAATAACTGGCGGGATTGGTTTTATTAAAAATGCCCCAATTACAGTATTTTTAGCAGAGGCCACCCAATCTGATTACTTTGCACCAAATAATATAACATATGAGCAATATCAAATTACTCAATACTATGAAGGCTCAGTTTCCCAAGTTAATAAATTTGATACACTAGGCTGCCATATAGCAGAGGCAGAAGACGGTGACTATATTGAATTTTTTGCAACATGGAACGGAGCATTTCCAGATTCATTAATTGCAACACTCAACGAGGAAGGTGCGGATCAAGAATGGATAATATCACATCAACTAACTATATATGAACATATTGGTTCGGATATTGTGCTATCTGGAAATTCTTTGATTTATCAAGAGTCTAATTTTGATACCCCATTAACGTATCGACCTATATTAAAACAGGCTGGATTTGCGGTAGCAATGTCAATTGACTATATTATGAGATTAATCAATAAAAAAAATGGGGACCAAATAATAAAAAATGCCTCAATGAGTATTATTAATCCAAACCGGTATGGTAAAAAATTACAAAAAATTGAATTACCAAACGGTCCACAGTCAATGCGAATATACAATAAAATTGAGCAAAAAAACTTTGAGACAAATTCAATTTTTACAGGATCAGCACCATCAATAAGCACAAGCGCTCCAAATACTGCGGCCTTAACTAAGTCAATTTCAGACTTAACTGCTGATAAACTTGCACTACAGGTACAATTAGCAAATGCAATAATTACAACTACTCCATTTATTAAACAGGAAAATATTAAATTAAGCAGTGGTAATGTGCTATCAGCGGACGGCACTCAGCTTATTTATGGACAGGGCGAAGGGCTTTTAGTGATTGATCCGGTTGATAATTTAATAATAATAACCATTTATTCAAATAGTGCAAATGCTAGAACTTCAACTGCCGCCACCCCAATAAATTTAGTGTCGGGATTTACTGGAGTAATATTTAAATTAACATTTGGCAATACTACTGATTTTATATTTTCAAATATTTTTATTGCTAATATGTCTAATTTAGCAAATGGGCAACTATTATTTAAAATTCCATCGATTCAAGCCAAATTAATATTAGAAAATTCAGAGCATAATTTTATGGTAACAAAGGTTGACCCAAATCTAACTGAAACTCTTATGTATACTGGTACCTGGTTATCATCCGTTGACTATCAAGCAGCAACATCAGCCGCTGCAGCAGCTACCACCGCTGCCATAAATGCAGCCTCATTAGCGGCGGCCAATGCTCAAATTACTGAAAAAAATCTTCTAATTAGTCAATTAACTTTAGAAAAAACAGCTGCAACTTCTGCACTTGCCACGCATATGCAGACTCATAATACTGCTGGGGTAGGAGGAGCTGATACCGGCGGACTCACAATTCTTCCTCCTACAACAATTCCTCCGCCTACAACAACTGTACCGCCACCGCCGGTCCCTGTAATTATTCGGTATACTAACGCAACCACAAATATTGCGGCGGTTGCAAACATAACCTATGCAAAAACTGGTGAAACTATTGGTTTATTTACAAATGTAAATAACACAACTATTACTGAGATTAAATTAGGAAATACCTTAGTGCCGGCTAATAGTTATCCACCAACAAATGGTTCCGGGTTCATGGCGTTTACTGTTCCAGCTGGTATCGGAGACATCATTCCTTTTCCAACAGGAGTCGGAATATCAATAAGAACAATCGGCGGCTCGGCTGGTGCTGCAACTGGCCCAGACTATTTGGTGATAACTGAATAATAATAATTATTATAAAAAGCCATAGATAAATAAAGTTAGAGAATATATTAAATAAATAATAAAAAAGATAACTAGTTCAATGAACAGTCTCATACAAGAATTAACAACAGAGTTAAAATCAAATACTCAAATCAAAGATAGTATTGTCGTAAAGGTGGTATTAGAGTCAATTAATAATTCAGTACTATTAGGAGTCGCTTCTTCTGATGTATTGGAAAATGCACTTTCTACACTTGACCAGTTAGCTCAGGCCACAGTTAATGAAAACTTAAAAGAGGTCGTTGCTAAATTTAAAAAAATGGCAGTAAAACCTACGCAGAGACTTCAAAACATGGCAAAAGAGGCCGGCATATCATTAAAGATTAAGGCCTTAAAAGAGTCAGCGATGTATGGAGATCCAACTTTTAAATATACAATTTCTAAAATTGAAGAAAAGTTAGCGGGTATTCCAGAGTTTAGACTAATTGGAGTTATTTCTGAAGCATTAACACCGTATGCATATGACAAATCAGTTGCAGAGACTATTTCTAAATTAGCAAATTATGTAAATAAAAATCGTGCAAAATTAGAGGTAATCAATGCAATATTCGAAATGAGACAAACGAGTTCAATGATTTATAGTGAGTCTATTGCAGAACTTGAAAATTCATTATTAGAAAATTCATATAGTGCAGATACGCTTAAGATGAAAATGCGTGGAAAATCTACACTACCTATTGTAAATAGACTTATTAATACCCTAAGTATGGTTGAGTCTAAGTTATCAGGTAGATTTAATATTGGACTAGGAAATGGAGACGCAAAGGTTAATTCAATTATTGCCCCATTCTGTAAAATATCAGAGTCAGCAGCAGTTGTTTTTGTAGATAATAAGTTTATTAAATTAACTGAAGAGGCTATCCCTAAACAGGTCGAAATTTCAGACCTTGCTGAATTTCCAGAATTTATTGAAGTTTGCGAAGCTTTTGCAGGTTTAAATTTTCAGGAGCAAGATAATTCAATTGTTACAAACGGTAGAAATTTACAAATTAAGTTTTCAATAAATGAAAATGGTAACTTAACCCTATTTGTTAATAATAATATAGTTGAAGACTTAACTAAAATGAACTTGTCTGAATTATTTGTTATGGAACAGTTTGAAACTCGTTCTAAATTAACAAAGATATTTAATTCATTAGACACTATTGTTAATTTGGAATTTGCTAAGAAAATTGTAAATGAAAGATTAGATAAAGACTCATTGGTATTTACGCTTGGAGAAACTCTTTATATCTTTGAAAAGTTAGGTCAAACCAGACTTATTAAGAAAATGGACGGTTTACAATTTCATAATTATGTAATGGAAAATTTTAAATATGATGTTAGTGAACTATATTCAATTGAGTTAGAAGATAATGAATTTAAACTTCGTGAACTTGAAGAAGATAAAAAGGTAATTGAGTCAGACTTATCTAAACTGGAATTGTCAATTTCTAAATTAGAAGAAGCCTTAACTGATTCTACTTTATCTGAAGAGTATCAAACTCAATTATCGGATCTTAAAGTTTCAATTGAAAAGAACGTAAACTCTCTTAAGAATCACTATATTCAATTAGATCAATCGAAAAAAAAAGCATAAACGAAGCTGAGTCGATTACTCTAGTTTCTCCAAAAACTGCAAAATATAGTGTTGGAAAACGGGTTGTGCTAAACGATGATACTTCAGGTACAATTATTGGAATAGATGCAGTTAGTGGAACCTATCTACTAATGACTTCAGATAACCGGTCAATCCGAGTTAAATCATCAGATATTGAAAGTTTAGAAAAACCCAAGGATAATGACTATCAAATATCTGGAATTAATCCAGATAAAACGGATGAACTTTCAATTAAAGATACTCCATTTGATTTAAACCAAGACAAGTAATTATAGTATAATAGTCTAAACATTATAGAAAAATGGCAGACGTATTATGCTCAATTGAGGAAGCTAGAGAAGCTGGAACTCTTCAAGTCTTTGAAAAAAAGACTAAATATCACGAATATAAATTTCTGGTTAGGTCAGAAGAAGAGATCAAATTCAATGTTTCTCAAAATATCTCAATGAAGCCAACTGGTGGAGAGTATTTTAAACCATTATTTTTACCTCACTATGCACAGGACGGTAATCCATTAAGCCTTGACGATCTTAATCAAGAAGATACTTGGTTAGACGCCGGTGCCCATATTGGTATATTTGCAACCCGACTACTTACCCAATTTCCTAAAATTAAAAAAGTTTATTCATATGAGCCATTCCATAATAATGTAGAATTTGCTCAACAGAATATTGAAATGAATGGTGTACAAGATCGTTGCGAAATTATTGAAAAGGCAGTTGTACCAGGTGATGAAACCTCAGTAGACTTTTTTCTTTCTCAGGATTCAGGTAAACACTCAGTTCATCCAGTAAAAGGTAGAAAAGTAATGACCGTGCCTGCTGAGAACATTAATGAAGTTCTTAAAAAGGTTAATTGTGTAAAGATGGATATTGAAGGTTTAGAATATGAAATGATTAGGTCAATTACTGACTGGAGTAAAATAAAATTATTTATTGTAGAATATCATTTTCATTATAGTTGGCTACTTGAAAATCGCACTCAAAAGTTTAATGAAGTAATGTCAATTATGGAAAATAACTTTGATCGTATCTTTGTAAACCGAAATGCTGGAACAAGTAAGCATTTCATAACTCACTTTGCTGGATTTAAAAATGTGTAAATGGAAGTATTAAAAGTAATTGAAGAGGCTAGAGAAATTATGGAGTCAATTGGTGAAACTTGCCCAGTCTATGTTGGATTTGAAAAATCTGAATATATTGTTACTGGCAAGCAGATGCAAAAAATCGCCGAGGCTCTTTATTCAGCAGACTGCGAACTTTATAATATATTAAATAAAACTTAATTATCTAAATAGTATAACTAGATATGCAAACTACTGAATCTAAATCTTTATATGCTTATTTCGGAGAATTAGGTTTATTTAGTGGAAATATTCCAGGCCATACATTTTATCAATTAGGTTTACTTGACTCTATTTCTGAAAAATATGGAGTTAGCCGATTTGATTTTTTAAACTATATAGATGATGCTCCGCCAGTTGATATGGTTCCAATTTTCGGAGATGGTAAATTAGGTTCAATATTTCATACCTATAGCAAAAAATTAATTGATCATTACCGAATAGGCTTTAATCGAGTTATTTCTAATATTGAGGATAAGAGCTATTCAAAGTTATTTCTAAAAGCCAGATTTCGTAATTTATCAACTCTTGAAAAAAAATTAACGGATGCTTCAAAATTTGAAAAAATTATTGAAGTTGCAATTATTGCAGGTTATGACCCAAAAGATATTGTAGTTTTAGATACAGATCTTTCGCTTAGTGAATCTTTTATTGCCAGACTTGCTGAATTAGGAATCACTAGAGAAATTCCATCAATTACAATACCTGGAATAGGCAAATCATTTTTGAAAAGTTGCATGGATTTACATCAAAAGTCGAGTACAACCAAGCCAGCAAATCTTATATACTATGGAAATTTATCATTTGAAAATTATAAATCTGGCCACAGTAAAAATACAATTATTAATGATATTATTAATAATGTAGACCATATGACACTATTTAGTGGTGACTCTTTTAAAATGACTGTTGCTGCAAAGTCAACTCCTGAACTTGAGCAATGGATTAATTCAACTAGGTCAGTTAAGTTATGTCCTAGAGAGAACCGTAAAGATATTTGGACTGCTCTTGAAAATTCGCTGGTTTCGGTAAATGTAAGTAAAGATCTCTATTTAAAAGAAGGTTTTATTCCAGCCAGAGTATACGAATCTATTATATTCGGAACTGTCCCAATTTCATATAAGGTTGGAAGCCAGCCTGCGCTAACCTTCCATACGGTATCTGAATTTGAAGAAATTTGTAAATTCTTAAAAGACTGTTCCGGGGCTGACTATTTTAAAATACTTAGCCAAATAGCAGATTCACTTTAATTAATATTTCACTAATAAATAATAAAAAGTATTAATGATTAATGAAATTTATAACATCACCGACCGAATTTTTTGAACTTCATAATAATCCTAAATTAATTGAACTTAGGGAATCAATATCAGCTGTTCCGATTGAGAATTGGAAATATATCAGTACTCTTACCTTTGAACCTGCCAGGGAAATTTCTAAACAGGAGGCCCAGGCAATAACATCTCACCAAATATACCTATTAGAAAATTTTGATAGCATTTCAGATATTAATAGAAATGAAAGCTTACTAAACCGATATGGCTATAATCCAGTTTCGTTAACACTCGAAGGAGCATATTTAGAAACTCTTGAATCACTTGAATCTTTAAATGAAAGCCTTGCCTCTACGGTTAAAAGCTTTTTATCTACAATGACAGAAGGCGGCACGCCGCTTGGTATATTACACTTTGTATTAGATATTATTGGAATTATTCCAGGCTCATGGATTGGTTTTCCTAGCGATGTTGCGGCAAACTTATTAAATGCACTAATTTATTTTATACAGCCTAATCCAAGTTATTTACTAGGTTTTATGAATGTTGCATTGGCATTTGCTGGCCCAATTTTAGCTGGTTTTAAAACTCTATTTAAACCGTTTATGGTAGGTGGAGAAAAGTTAATTGGTCTAATATGGAAAGGATCAGAGTCAGCAGCCTTAAGGGCTGGAGCAATGGACTTTAAGGCCGGTGCACTTGCTATTGATAAAGGAGCGGCCACTGGTATTATTCCAAAATTTGGCGACATGTTAAAAGGATTTGGAACATTTCTTCTTACTACTGGCCTAAAAATAATTAAAACATTAATTTCAATTATATCTAAGGCAGTTAAGCTTGGATCATTTGGTTTAATTGATTTAGCTAAAATACTACCTGCAACTAAATTTATTGATGAACTTGTTATTAAAGCAAGCTCTGCTGGAAAAGCTGCAACTGAAGCTGGTGAACTTTTACTAAAACAAGATGCCCAATTACTTGCTGGTGCTGAACGCACGGCCGCTGCTGGTTCAACCTTAGCAAAGGATGCAGCTCTTGCTGCAGGTAAAGATGCAACAGTCGCTGCTGACATTGAAGTTAAAACATCAAAGGCTCTTGGTAATCTTGAAGGATTAAGCACAAAAATTGAGGCAGATATTATGAAATCTGCTGAATATAAATCATTTATGTTAACAAAGCCAAGCGCATCAATTGAAGAGCTTTATCTTAAATCTGCAGCGACTGAAAAGTTAATAGGCAGCGTTCTTAATACTAAATCAGCAACTTCAATTGTAAATTTAATGAAAGAGACCAAAATATCTAGTGAACTTGTAAAAATGGGATGGAAACCGGGTGAAGCTGCTCTAGTCAATGCAATTAAAACCGGGGATGCTGCCGTTGTTTCTAAATTATTTGGTGAAATGACTACCAATCCTAAAATTATGGAACAGATTATTGCAACTCAACCTAGGGTTGCAGCCACTTTATCTATATTTAAAGAGGCACCTGAGGCCCTAATTTCTGGAACTAAAAATCTAAGGTCTATTCAAAAAACTCTTGCTAAATTAACTGGAGGATTAGCCCATCGTAGTGTTACCCTAAAAGCCCTTATTGGATTTATTTTAAAACAGTGTATCAAGGGTAAATGTGTGCAGGACATAATAAATAGAGGCCCGGATAAAATCTTATCAACTGTATCGGATACGGCAGCAGGTACTCTTATTAGTTCAATGAATGAACTATTATCTAAAATTGCAGTATATGAAGAATCTGATCCTATTTCTGGAATAAGTGCAGCTGATCTTGAACAATTTAAAACCAGTAATCCTAAAGAATATCAGATATTATCTGATAAAATGGCTGAGGCTAAATCCAGTAAGATAAAAGTAATTAGAGAAACTAACCCTAACGCTTGCCAATTTGATAGTACTGTAGCTGAGGCTGAGGCTGGTAATATTATAAAATGGCATCATGCATATAAAGAAGGCAAGGTTGTAACTAATTTAATTACACCAGAGGATTTTGAAAATTCAGGGCTAATTAAATATAATAAATCAATCCTTGCTCTACTTGGAGAAGATACCAATATTGATCCTCAGCACCCAATATCCGCATCTGATCCTAATCATGTAGCGTATTTGGCTGATGTATATCATGAAAAAACTGGATCAATATTAATTAATGAAACCGGTAAATCTAATTTAGATAAAACGCTTAATGAATTAGTAGAAAGTGGATCATTAAGTCCAGACAAAAAAGAAAGCCTTAAGGCCGAAACTCTTACTCATTGGAAAAACGGAACTGTTCCAGATTCATTGGGCCTTGGAAATCTTAATGTAGACGAATCTTTTTTTAAAATTGGAAAATTAATAACACGTAGATGATAAGACCGTTTGATGAGTTTCAAGTTCATGATATTTTTTCTAAAAAAATTGCCCTAATTGGGGAAAATCATAATATTCCTGACCTATTTAACAGTGATGCAAAAATTAGCGTACAAATTACCCCAAACGAATATTCAACGCATCAAGTATTTAATAGATTAGCCGGATCTGACCTAATTCCAGGATTTGTAGGAGACAGATTTAAGGCTATGAAATTAAAAACGCCAATTTCAGTAATTTCTCCAAACTCTACCATTCAAACGTTTCCAACTTTTAGACACCTAAACCGTGCAAATTTATTAAAGGGTTCAATTTATTTTAATAAACCAAAAATTGATACTCAAATTCAGGTTGCCACCTATGAAGGGCGTATAATTGGAGCCAGAGAAATAATTGACGGCAGGCCAATTCATTTAAATATAGCTAGATATCCTGAGATTCCAATATTATCTCAAATTTCTGAAAACTTATATTCTAAATTATCATCAGAATTTTCTAGATTTAGAATAGGTTTTACAAAAACCGGCCCGATCCTATTGGCAATGGAAAATTTTAAATTAAAAACACCTGAACTGGTTGATTTATATTTTCAAGCATATGAATCTAAACTTGGAAAAATCCCAAATTGGTATAAACACCAAACCTCTAAATCATTAGTTGAAAAATATTTAAGTGAGTATATTAATAGAGAGGAGATTTCCAAGAAGTGTCCTTATTTACTTTAATAACTAACTATGATTAATACATTTGAAAAGTTCTCTAATCGTGACTCTAAAAAAAAGAGAGACAGTGCAGGAATTGCAATAATTTATAATTCAAAAATTTTATTAGTGCATGCAACCAATGGCAGCTGGGCTAAGCCGGTTATGGGAATTCCCAAGGGTAAAATAGAGGATGGTGAATCTCCGGAAGAGGCTGCAGTTAGGGAAACATACGAGGAAATTGGTATACTAATTAAGCCTAATCAGGTAGAGCCACATACTGAAATAATTCAGGTATATTCTGGAAAAACTGTTATTAATAATATTCACTATTTAATTTGTAATATCAATAGCCTATCTGAAATTGGCTTAACTGGTTTAACTGTGCCTAAATCACAATTACAAAGTGGCGAAATTGACTGGGCTGGGTTTATTGATATTGAGCTAGCCTATTCTAAAATAGCCTCGGCTCAAAGAATAATTTTAGATAGAATTTCCTGAAACTTGCCTATTTTTTTTAGTAAGATAATCTAAATACAAACCAAATAATTTATGAAAAAAACAACCGACTTAATTACTGATTCACTAGTAATGGATTCACCTGATACTGAAATAGTTGCAGGCTCTGAACCATCTACTGAAACTACCACTGAGCCTGAGGCTAAAGAAATGTCAGAACTTGACAAATTAATTAATAAGCGTACTGGATATTGGGCTATTAATTTAGACTTAACTGATTTAAAATGGATTAAAAATGGCTGTAATAACAAATTTCCATTTATTGGTCCAAATGAGGCTTTTATGTTAATGACTTGCTATTTAGGCTTTTCGTCTGCAATTGGAACACTAGAGGCAGCTACTAATAGTGGAATTGATAATCCTACTGCAAATTTATCAGCATCTGCAATTGAAGCCTGTGCCTTAATTTTAAATAGATATGAAGGCTCTGGCTTAGATACTGCACAGCGTGTATTTAGAATTGCAATTGCTTTAAATACTGTAATTATGGAAATGAAATCATTAGATTCTGAAATTGCAAAATTACGAGAAACTGAAACCACCCCAGCCTCTAATTAATGGGATATCATAGGCGATTATTAGATATTGACTTAATTAAATTAGCAGCAGCTTCATCTAGCCATGAATTATTTGAAAAATACATGACTGCGGCTGATGCCTATTCCTTTATGGATACTGAGTCCTCTGTTATTTGGGATAAATATTCAAATGGAAATGCTAAAAATAGACTTAAACTCTATAATACAATTAAACTAATGTAACATCGTTTTATTTTAAATTAAAAAGCCGCATTAGCGGCTTTTTTTGGTAAGATCCTTTAACAACCGTTTGGCATAGTCAACTGGCCTTTGAATTGCAGTTTTTCTAATATCCGGTAATATTTTAAATAAATTCCTTCCTGGAATTGAATTTACCTCTAGTAGGTGGATTTCGCCGCTTTGATCAATTAAAAAATCCAATCCAATTTCTCCAATCGGTCCACACTTTTTATCTAAAATATCAAATATTACCTGTGATGCATCTCTAATTGACTGGGCAATGGGACCGTCTATGTCTTGATTAAATATTGATTTTAAAATATTACTTAGGGTTTCTTTACTGCCGCCTTGATGTAAATTTGCTGTAATTTTACTGGGAGCAGCAAGTCTAACTGCCATGCCGGTTCTTACTGGTTTTTTAGCCTTATCCCTTTGATACATTACCCTAACATCAAATACTCCACCATTATATTGAGGTAGCGCAATACACTCCTGAATAATATAAATTCGGCCATTGGACCTCATGCTTTTACGAACTTCATCAATGCGATTTGCTAAATTTAAGTCAGTCGCAGAGGTTGACTTATCTAAATAGTTAATTAAATAGCCTGACTTGTTTTTAGATACCTTAATTATACCTTTACCGCCTGAGCCAAATCTAGGTTTAATAATAGCTTCAGGATAATTACTCATAAACTTAATAAGACTTGATTTACTGTATTTTTGAGTATATGGAATCTTTAATTTTCCAAGGTCTTCATTTATTAAGGTTTCATGGGTTAAATATTTATCAAGTGATACTTTTCTAAAATCTGGACTGTTTAATGGAGTACACCCACAATTTAATAAAAATCGGGTATTTGAAGTTTTACCTTTATCTGTTTTATTTTTAAAGCTTCTATCGTAAAATACCGCAGGTAATCCTCTAACGGATGAGGTCCAGTTATCATTAGCTAGGGTCCAGGCCGTACAGTCGGTTGAGGTAAAGTCAGTAAATACAAAGGCATCAACGCCTGAGTCAGCTGCATACTGAATTAACTCTTTAAAATAACCAGTTTGTTCACCAAATTGAGAGTCTGTGCCAGCATCACCAAGTATTCCAAATGATTGATCCGGTGCAGTTGACTCTAAATATTCTGCAAATTCAAAAAGATATTTCATATAGAGTTATTTATCCTTAATGTATGCTATATAAATAACTATGTATAACTAATATATTATTTAGTTAATTATAAAAAAAGTAAATAAATTTATGATATTTAAATCATTTAGTCAATTCCTAACTGAATCAAATTCAGCAAGTTTTTCACCGATTAACGAAAAACAAGACGAAGTTGTAAAACTCAACCTTAATACACCAGATAAAAACGCCGGTGAGACAGCTAACTTTTCAGTAGTTGCAAAAATTAATCCACCAAATGAGGCAACGAAAGACCAAGCACTAGCACTAGTTAAAACACATCTTGAAACATATTTAGCAAGTGATGAAAAATTTAAAAAGGCAGCAACCGGTACCTTTGTGTTTATTACAGTAGATACACTCAAACAAAGAGGAGTTATACCTCAAATATTTAATAATGACAATGCGATATTAAGAGCAGTACTATCGTTTAGAATGGCTGATCGTTTTGATATGGCAAAGGTCCCTAATGTACCGCCGTATCTGAAACCTGGTGGTATAAATGTCTGGTTAGATACTGATATGGATAAGCTGGTTGTAGACGGTCAAAAGGTTAATCCTAAAACGGAAGAGCATAAGGAAAAAATAAAAGAAGAGGAAAAGAAGGATGATCAAAATAAAAAGGATCCTATTGTATTACCAGCAGCCGATGCTGATGTACTTGCATTTTTAAAAGATAAGCTGTTAAGTAAAGGTGTTCCTAATATCGGTACACTTGCTAAGTCTGGATTAAAGGGTAGAGAAGTAAAATTTGCTCAGTTAATATTATTAGCTCCTGAATTTAGTAAAGCCCTGCCTGATCTAAAACTTTCAGCTATACTTGGTTCAGCAGACGGAACATACGGACCAAAAACTGCACTGGCATATGGTGCTCTACTTGATGATAAGTTAAATACTCCACATAATTCAATTGAAGCCGCTGATCTAGAAAAACTTGCTAAATACTGTACACTAGTTAAATTACTAGTGCCAACTAGCAAGCCAGCAGGTAATAATAGATTACCAGAAATATGGGATGCCTCTGAGTTAACCAAATCTGGTACCTCTGGTACAGCAGGTACCGCCGGTACTGCCGGTACTGCAGGTACGGCAGGCACAGCCGGTACAGCCGGTACAAACGGTTTTATCTATATTAATAAACCAGTCTAGTCAAAAAAAATTAAAAAAATCTTACATAACTAATGAAACAGATTAACCTATTAAATTACGCACTACTACACGAGAACAAATCTTTAGGCTACTATTCGCTAAATGAAGCGGCTGGTGACGTAAGTACAAACACTATTTCAATTCAAGAATCGGATTCTCCTGAAGTTAAGGCAGTTAAGAAATTAATTATTGATAACGCAGGTAAGGCAGTTCAAGATCCAGAATTTTTAAAAATTAATACTGAGGCAGCAAATCTAGTAGAAGCACGTTCGCCTGGCCCAAATAGACTTACTATAAAAATCGGAGATAAAGAATACGCAATTTCAATCTATGTAGCTGGTGGTAAAACAGCAGATGGAAAATCTGGAGTTTATATTGATTTTGATTCAACGGCACGGGTAATTGAAGGACTAGATATGAATTTCTTAGCAACTCAATTTAGAAAAGGAGTTGAAGGAAGTTCAATTTTTGGATTAAATTTTGGAACAGATGAAGATAAACTTGGTGCACTAGCTGGAGCAATTTATCGTATTGGTTATGACAAAAACGCGGATATACCTGAAATATTTAAAGCATTAGGTACTGCATATCAGAGCGCATACAATGAGTCTCTAATGGACGCAGTTGAAGCAGACTTCTCTGGAACTCCTGAAGTTTTAGCTCGGGCAGTTTATGGTGATACCATTACCGATGGAGAAATTTCAGCAGCAATAGGTGTAGATTTTTTACAATCATTGGTTGTAGACGTTGCAATTGGACTCTGTACATTTGGAGTTGGTGCCGCTGCTAGAGGACTTATTAGTGGAGCCAAAATGGTTAGAGCAGCTGGATCAATTAATAAATTAAAAGGCGGTCTCAGAGGGTTTAGAAGCGGCTTAACTGCAGCAAAAGGAACAAATAAAGTAACTGGGGTTGGAATTAACGGAGCGGCAAACGTTGCAACGCTCGCAAAGGGTGCAAAGGACGCTGACCTAGCAAAATCAGGTTTCTCAGCAATAACTAAGGCAGGTTATTTTGCAAAAGTCGGTGCAAAAATCGGTGCAGGTGCAGGTGCAGGCCTCGCGGCTGGCCAAGGACTAGCGGCTGCCGCCTCAGAGGATCCAGAACAACAAGAAGTTCAAAACTTTACAGCAGAAGATGCAGCATTTGCATTTTGTACGCAAATCAAAGAATTAGCAAAAGGTTATACAGACGGTAGTAATGAATTACAAATCACATTCATGATTACTACACTTAGTCCAAAAACAGCACAGGCGGTTATGCAATCATGGGCTAAGAATTTTGGAGAAGACGGAGACTTTTACGAGTATTGTGTTTCTTCTGAAATTAGTGGAGACATGCTTTCTCTATGTAACGGTTATTGGGCAGGTATTACAGGATCAGGACCTCTCGCTGGACAAGTTGACAAGATTTCTCAAGGCATGCAAAAGGAAGCATCTCAAGCTGATCAAGGCGGTACCGGCGGATTCACTGCAGTTACTGAATCTATTAACTTTACTCGACTAAAAACGTTTAATGATTTTTACAAAAAATAGTTTTACTTAAATAAATTTTTAAAAAAGCTGAAGAAATTCGGCTTTTTTTGTTTTATTTAGTATAATAGTTTTATGCAAAATGATTTTATACAGTTACAAAACTTTATTGAAGAGATGAAATCTAACTCTTCAGTCCTTATAAAGAAGCAGATTCTATTAAAATATGATTCTCCGTTCTTAAGAAAAATATTTGAATATACATATTCTCCATTTAAACAGTACCATGTAACCTCTGCTAATCTTAAAAAGCGATCAGATCTAACTTTAGTATATAACTATAATGACTTATTTCAGTTACTTGATGATCTAAACGATAAGCATGTGACTGGCCACACTGCAATTCAGTGTGTTAATGGTTTTATTGCAACATATCCGGAGTTCTCAGATGTCATCTATGATATTGTTGATCGTAATATAAAAACCCGAGCAACGGCCACCCTAATTAATTCAGTTTTACCTGGAACAGTTCCAACTTTTAATGTAGCCTTGGCTGAAAAATTTGAATCTGCTGAAAAAAAGATAGACTTTGAGACTCAAACCTGGTGGGCAAGTCGTAAGCTTGATGGAGTCCGGTGTATTGCCGTTATTGATAAGGTTGGAGAAATAAAGTTTTTTTCCAGACAAGGTAAAGAGTTTTTAACCTTGGCTAATCTAGCTACTGATCTTAAAAAATTAGGCTTAAGGTCAACTGTGCTGGACGGAGAAGTTTGCCTAATGCAAGAGTCTGGTCTTGAAGATTTTCAGGGTGTAATAAAAGAAATTGGTAAAAAAGATCACGTAATTAAGTCGCCAAAATATCATATATTTGACCTATTAACGCTTGATGAATTTGAAAAAGGTTCCGGCGAAATATCATTAACCGCCAGGCTTGTAATAATAAGTACACTATTTGAAGAGGTAGAACTTGAATTTGCCGAGCCACTGTATCAGTTTAAAGTAGAGAGTCGTGATCATTTTGAAGTATTAGTAGCTGATGCATCAGCAATGGGCTATGAAGGTATAATGATTAGACATGATGTTGGTTATGAAGGCCGTCGCTCAAAAAATCTGTTAAAAGTTAAAAAGATGCACGATGCTGAGTATACAGTAACTGGACTAGATTCAGATGTCAATCGTATAATTGATGCAGGTAAAGAGGTTGAAGAGGTTATGCTAAAGGCCGTAATGGTAGAGCATAAGGGTAATACGGTAAGAGTAGGTTCAGGTTTTAATCTTGAACAGCGCAGATACTATCACCAAAACCCAAATGAAATTTTAGGTAAAATAATAACGGTACAATTTTTTGAACAAACAACCGACCAACACGGTGCACATTCATTAAGATTTCCAGTATTCAAAGGTATATACGGAAAGGCTAGAGAATTTTAACAATATGAAACACAAACGAATAATATTAGTAGGTAAGGCTGCAAGTGGCAAAGACTATATTCGTAAAACATTTGAGGCTCAAGGTTTTAAATATGCTGTGAGCTATACAACTAGACCTCCAAGACCAGATGAAATAGGCGGTCAAGATTATTTTTTTATTAAACAGCCTGATGCGCAGGACATGATTGATAAATGCGAATTTTATGAATGGGTTGCATTTAATGGATGGATTTATGGAACAACTAAAAAGCAGTTTTATAATGATGATATTTTTATTATGACACCGTCTGGTCTAAATCAATTATCCGAAGATGATAGAAAAACATCAACTGTAATTTATTTAGACATTGATGAAGAGGTAAGAAAACAGAGATTACTGGAGAGAAAAATGCCAGGCGATTCAGTTGAGCGTAGACTCGAGGCTGATCGCGAAGATTTTAAAAACTTTAAAAACTATAATATAAAAATAACAAATCAAAACTTTTAACATGAGCAATTTTGAATTAACAGGGGTAATCATTGAGGCATTTCCAGCCCAAACATTTAACAAAGGATTTCGTAAACGCGAATTTGTCGTTGAGACAGGGGATAAGTACCCACAAAAAATACTATTTCAATTAGTACAAGAAAAATGCGATATGCTGGAGTCATTTGGTATCGGAGATACTGTTACTGTATCATTTAACCCAAAGGGCCGCGACTGGACTGATAAAACGGGTCAAGTAAAATATTTCACAACTCTTGAAGCTTGGAGAATTAGTGGTCAAAAAAGAGCAGAAATTGGAAACTCTTCTGATGATACCGACTTTGATGATATTCATACATCAGCACCTATCACTAAATCAACAACTCTACTTGATGAGTTAACTGATGATGATTTACCTTTTTAGAATATAACCATGCGGTTTGTTAGTATTGATATTGAGACCACTGGATTAGATCCAGAATATTGTCAAATTCTTCAAATTGGTGCAGTTATTGAAGATACCTTAAATGTGGTACCGTTTGATCAACTGCCTAAATTTAAGTGTATTGTTGAGCACGCTAAATATACTGGGCAGGCATTTGCTCTAGATATGAATCAACCTATTTTATCAATTCTAGCAAAATTACAAACTTCAAATAAAGAGGATCGTCTTGCAATTAGAAGTGAGTATAATATTTTACCTGAATCACTGGTTGTCCAGTCTTTTTCAATGTGGCTAAACTCAAATGGGTTAGGCCCAGTCAATGAAACCGCCAGTCAAATTAGTATAACCGTTGCTGGCAAAAACTTTGCCACTTTTGATAAATTATTTTTAGAAAAATTATCAGGTTGGTCAAATAAAATTCAAATCCGGCAGCGAATTATAGATCCAGCAATCTTATTAATGGATTGGCAGGTTGATAAAAGTTTACCTAATTTACAGACCTGTATGGATCGATGTAAATTAACACGTAAAGTAGCCCATGAGGCTCTGCAAGATGCACTAGATGTGGTTAGAGTTATCAGAACTGCAACTACCGATTACCAATCAACTGGTCAAATTTAATATATTTTGTAGTATAATAATATTATGAAAGATAATAATGTACGTTTGGGCTATTGTTGTATTAATTTATCATTAGCCAGTAGAAAAATTACAGCAAATCGTGGAATGATTAAGAGGACCTTTCAGGCAAAAGGTCAAGACTACTGTAGTTTATTAGCACACCAAAATATAAAAGATGTTCTTGCAATTCTAAGCTGGAATCTAACACATGAAATCTATGTATATCGAATATCAAGCGATATTTTTCCATGGATGTCAGAATATGAAATTCAAAAGCTTCCTAATTTTTCTGAAATTTTAAAGGATTTACAAAAGATTGGCGAGTTTGTTACCGCAAATGGTATACGCATATCAATGCACCCTGGTCAATTTGATGTATTACCATCTCCAAACGAGTCAGTTGTTAGAAAAACGCTAAAGGATCTGGATCAGCACTGTGAAATTATGGATCTGATGGGCTTGCCGTTAACTCATGAGTTTCCAATTAATATCCATGTTGGCGGCACGTATGGTGATAAAGAGGCAGCAGCTGAGCGATTCTGTATTAACTTTGAAAAGTTATCAGCCAATACAAAAAAGCGGCTTGTTGTTGAAAATGATGATAAAGAAACTCAATATTCAGTAGTTGACCTATATAATTTAATTTATAAAAAAATATCAACACCAATTACCTTTGACTTTCACCATCACCGATTTAATACCAGCGGGCTTACTGAAGAAGAGGCTTTAATTCTAGCCTCAACCACTTGGGGTAATGCTACTCAATTAACTCATTATTCAAGTTGCAAAAAAACCTACGAAGATGCATCAGTAATTGCGCGGTCTCATGCGGACTATATTTATGAACAAATAAATACCTATAACCGTACGTTTGATATCGAGCTTGAGTGTAAAATGAAAGACCTTGCCCTAATTAAATATCGAATGTACTTTGCAAATCTACGTGAAACCTATTTACCATTTGATGATAAAAGTATATTAGAAAAAAATCAATCCTAAATGGATACAACTAACACAACGACTGAAGACTGCGGATGCGGTGGCTCTTCAGCAATAAAGACTCCACAGCCAACAATTCTTTCTAAAATAATAAATAAGGTATTTGTTTCAGAATCTACTAAAAATCATAGGCTTTCTATTTGTAAAACGTGTGATCACTTTGACTCAACATTTACCAGATGTAAACTGTGTGGCTGTTTTTTAGAAGCAAAAACTCGGCTTCAAGGCTTTCACTGTGCACTTGATCAAATCGGAGAAACTCCATTATGGTAATCTTTAAAAACTTAAAAAGGGACTTACGTCCCTTTTTTTAATTACTCAATTAGTCCTAATATTTTAGACTCCTGAACTGCCTCTAATTGGCAAGGCGAAATTCCTTGACCAAATCGATCCATTAATTTTTGTTCAGCTTCCCCAACTGATGAGGCCTGTACCAAATATTGTTCTCTAATTTTTTTTGTTTTGCCATTGTCATCTTCTGACTCAAAGCGTAGTTTTGCTAAATAATACATATTTTAAGTTTTGATTTGATATGTTTTACTTGAAACGGCTAACCAGTTTTAAATTAATTATTCCAATTTGGATTGGCAATAATTAACATGCCATCTTCAACTCTAGGAATTTTGCCAAGATCGTTATAATCAGCATAATCAATTTCGTCTTGGCTAAATTTTTGACCGTTGAACATAATATATTCTCCAGCGGGTGTAGCAAAATCATCATTACCTCGGTGGCTGTGTCCTTGACCCTTTACTGAATCATCAGAGGCTTGATCAATAGAAGGTTTCATAAATCTATTAAAAAGGCCCTCTTTTACTGACTTATTAGAGTCCTTGATGTTATTCTTTTTTGCAAACTGTTTTGCCTTTGCGATTGCTTGCCCTTTTGTCATACCGCCCTTTTGATATTGAGCAACTTTTGCATCAATAAAATCAGTATCACCATCTGCATCTTGATCAACCTTCTTTTTCTTAATTGGCATATTGTCAAAAGCTTTTTCAAACTTTTCAAAAATTTCAACGTATTTTTTCATTTGTTTTTGGTATATTTTTATAAAGTTATTTATATAATGCCTGAGGGACCGGAATGCAGACGAGTTTATGAGGGAATCTCAGAATTCGCTAAAAATAAAACAATTTCTCAATTTGAGGTACTTGGTGGCCGTTTCTTAAAAAGGGCACCAGATCTTACGGTTAAAACATCAGTGCCAGTCCGTGTGAGCGGTGGAGGAGTTAAAGGTAAATTTATCTGGTTGGAATTTAGTGACGAGACTTGCCTGTGGATAACACTGGGCATGAGCGGTTATTGGTCAACCGGCCTTAAACCACATAGTCATTTCCGAATAGGTTTTGACGATGATACTTCTCTGTACTTTGTTGATCAGCGCCGATTTGGCACCTTAAAGTTTACACTGAAGTCAGAGCTTTCAAAAAAACTGTCAAGTCTTGGACTAGATATGTTAAACGATCAAACTTCGAGCATTTATGATTTTATTAGAAAAGTTGAGATTCCTAAAATTCAGAAAAAAACGGTTGCTGAAGCCCTAATGAACCAGTCTCTATTTGCTGGTATAGGTAACTATATTAAATGTGAAATGCTTTATCGCTGCCTGATATCGCCACATCGATTGGTGCAAGATTTAACACAAGATGAGATTTGTCAATTATGGAATTGGGGTAAATTAATAATGCAGGCTTCATATGATCAAGGCGGAGCAAGTATTAGAAATTATCGACAAGTAAATGGAGAAACTGGAGGATTTACTTTTGAGTTTGAGGTCTATGCACAAAAGACCGATCTCAACGGAAATACTGTTATTCGTGAAGAGACTCTAGATGGCCGTACTACACATTGGGTGCCAACTCTTCAGCGATAAATAACAAAAAGAATATTAAGAGTTTTGAAGAATATTAAATCATTTACTGACTTTTTACAAATAAATGAAATGGGTGGCTGGGCAACAACTAAAACGCAGGGAACCAAAATAACGCCGGCTGTTTTACAGGAGGCAATTGGGGTTCTTGAAAATATTTTTAACGATTTTAATCAATGGGCACAGGCTCATGGATTTGATTCATTAACCGTAGTTGGTCCTGGCGGATCAGGCGTCTATTTCAAAAAGGATCTTGAAGAGAATCCTGAAAAGGCATATGGTGATGTTGATATTATTGTAATGTATCCGCTCAATGAGCCTCAAGGCCGTCAAGCTGAAATTGATACTCTTAAAAAATATAATGGTCTTTTTTTACAGTGGTTAGCCAAGACAACTCGACCTGACCTAGATAAAGAAGAAACCAGTGCCATCTCTGAAGGTACCCTTAAGTTAGTCATAAATTTAAAGGATGGACCTGTACAAGTCGATATTATTTCAACATTTAATTACTCATCAGATTGGGCAAAAGCCAGATATACGCCAATTCGGGGTATTAAAGGATTTGTTGTAGGTTTCTTATATCAAGCATTTGGTAATGCGCTTGATGTTTCGGTAACTGATCGAGGTGTTGTTGCCAAGATTAAAGGCGGAGAGCTGGTTAATCCATTATTACGTAAGGGAGTTGAAGAGAGAATTGTCACCAGAGATTTTAACCGGTTCCTAGCCCAGCTTGCAGAATTCACTGATGAATTTACGCGTGGAGAGAAGCGAGCAGTTCAGCTTGATCAATACTTGCAACAGCACCCTGGTATTGATGTGACTGCATTAAGTCTTGAACAGATTTGCAATGGTATTTTGGGATTTGCCAGAACGCTAGAGCAAAATGGTACATTTGAGCTGCCTAAATCTAAATACAAGAACTCTCAAGAATTCTTACAGGAAGTCGTTAATATTTACAAAATAAAAATAGACAAGCACACGTCTTCGTCTAAATATAATAAGGCTGAAACTGATCTAGCCCATCAACAACGAGCTAAGGTTATGAGTGATGCCGAAACCGCTTTTGAGTATGTTAGTAAAAAACTAGCATGAGCATACAAATACCGCCCAATAAAATATACGACCCAGCCAAGACCTGGTTTATAAGTGATCCACATTTTGATCATAGTAATGTTTTAAGATTTGAGGAAGGTTTCCATAACTTTAAGTCAATTGAAGAGCATGATACTGAAATAATTGCTCGTTGGAATTCAGTTGTACAGGAAGACGATACTGTTTTTTTCCTAGGTGATGCTTCAATGTATCGAATTAAATTGAGTTATCTTAAATGGATTTTTAGTCAGCTTAATGGAAATATTATTTGGTTAAAGGGTAATCACGATACTCATATAACCGACATGTGGTTTAGAGAACTTAGTGAAGCCGCAAAGATTATAGAGTTTAAAGAGTATGATGAGATTTTCTTTCCTGATTCTGACCAACAAATTGGTTATCGAAGAATTGTCTTATTCCACTATCCAATTCTTGAATTTAATGGAAAGCACCATGGTGCATATCATTTATACGGTCACTCACACACAATTGTGCACCCAATAAAAAATGCCTATTCAGTGTGTACCTGCTTGACGGATTATACGCCAGTAAATTTTGAATGGGTTAAACAAACAATACAGAAACATAATGAAGGACTTAATAGACTTGGGGAACTTAGTGTTCACTCAACTAGTTAAAGAGCACGGTGAACTTGAAGAGTCGCGTATGCTATTTTTATATGGGGTAACCACTTCAACCAGATGGGCTATATTAGATTCAGCAAAATGGGTGCTGATTGACCGAGATGGTCTACTATATAATTTTGAAGATTCTGTATTGGCTGACCTGGCTAATACTTGGACCACTATTTCTGAATCAATGAAAGCTGCTAATGTAAAAAAATATTTAGATAAAGAGCGGTCAAATTATGAAAGTTCGCAGCCTAAACCTGGAGAGATTCGGGAATGGTTCGGTCAAGAGACTCCATGGAGAGAAATTAATCTTTAATAAAAAACATATGAAAACTTTCCTAAATAAAGCAGTTGACTGTATCGGTATTACATTAATGATTACGGTAGTAGTTATTGGAATAGTATCTGAAATACTAAATATTATGCAATATTAAACTTATTAGTGGCAGCAACTGCATGACTTCGATGGCTACTTACTCCGCCGCCTGCGTTAATATCTGCAAAAAATTCAGCAGCGGCAGTTTTATCAGTAAAGGTTGGAAAGTTTGATGCAGGTTTTCCTTTTGTTGCAAATGCTATTGCAATATCTGCAGCTATTTTAGGATCGTTTACCAAATCCGGATTGCCAACTAGGTCTTTACCTATTATATTTCCGTATTTTTTATAATTAGCTCTACCGGTTAACTGGTTAAATCCACGACCTCTATATGTCCAACCGTCTCCACTTGACGCTGGTCCATTACCAATAATATTTGCATAAACCAAATTAAAAAAATCTTCAGGCTTACTCTTAAGAGCATCTAATTCTGAATCAGATAAGCTGCTAACTCTACTTCCAAATATTCCTTTAATTCTTGAGTTTGAGGTTGTGTCATATCCAACTTCACTTTTAGGTTTAAAATTACACTCTTTTGAAATTACGGATAATATACCTATTTGGGTAAGTGGATCAGTTATTCCTTTAGCTGTCATTGAACTAATTAATAATGAAATATTTTCTTTTTGATTTGTGTCAAAGTTTCCAGAACTAATATTAATATTACCAGTAGACTGTGATCCACCACTAGATTTGGAATCGCTAGATTTAGAATAGGCGCTTAAATCGCTTTGGCTAAAATTCTTCTCCTTCAACTTTTTAATTAATCTGTTAATTAAATCAGCATTAATTAATACAGTGTTATCATCAACTTTTTCAGTAGATTGTGGCAAATTAAGTTTATCAATATATTCAGCTGGATCAACCACCTCATTATTTACAGTAACGGTAAAATGTAAATGCGGTCCGGTTGAATTGCCTTTTCCTATATCACCAGCTCCACCACCGCTTAATCCAATAACTTGGCCCTGTTTAACTTGGTCCCCGGTTTTTACATCAACTTGTTTAATATGACAATAACCGGTTACAATATTATTAGCATGTTTAATTCTAATAGTTCCGCCACACATACTATTACCATTTATATTAGCAACAATTACCTCTCCGTCAGCTGGTGAAGTAACTGGCACTCCAGATGCAATTTTTCCATCTCTATATGTCGCCAAATCAACACCATTATGCGGACGTGATGTCCTGGGTTCTCCAAATGGGTGAGTTACATTAAAGACAGGCAATGGTGACATTAGGGTTGACTCATTAAGTGTTTTTATAAATTTGCTAAAACTGCGTATCATTTAATTTATTTATTTTTTACTTATAGTATCAGTGTTAAACTTAGCAATTGAGTCAAATGTCTCTTTACCAAAGTATCCATCTACTCCATATTTGGGAAGTGGATATCCTAAAAATTTCAGAGCAATTTGAATATCTTCAACCATTTTAGAATATTCCATACTGCCATATTTTTGAACTGCGATTGACTTTCCTGAATCAGCAAAGTCTTGTAGTGTTTTATAATAGTCGTTAGTAGTTGAATCGGTTATACCGGGGCCATCGTCCTTGCTCTTTTTAGGTTTTTTAGCGTCACCTGTTTCAGATTTTCCAGTTAACCAATCCCAAAATCCTTCATTTAATTCCTGATTAAATTCATCAAATTTCTTAAGCATATAAACTTTAACTATATTTTTTGTATTAGAGTATTAATTATATCTATTTATCAACACATGGCCGACAAAATAAAAAGAGTAGTAATAAACGGATTCAGATATTATCAAGTAATTAATGAGTCTGGAATAGTTGGAACCTTTCCTAGTGTTACAACAGTATTGGGGGAAACCTCTGACAAAACCGGGCTCAATCAATGGAGAGACCGAATTGGCCATGCAAAAGCTGACCAAATTGGCCAGGATGCAGCAAATCGAGGTACTGTGATGCACAGACTATGCGAACTCTATCTAAATTTACCAAGTTCGCTAAGCCAAAAAGACCGATTAGATGAGACTCTATCAATTTCAAGACTAGATGACGAAATTGAAAAATTTGATACCCGAGCTAAGATTGTTGGCGGAATGCTCTTTTACAATTTTATCAAGGCCAATTCATTTAATGAAATTCACAAAGTAATTGCTCAAGAAAAATTTCTATGGACCTCTAGGGATGGCGGCTATGCTGGAACAGTCGATAATGTATCCGAGTTAATAACTGGAGATATTGGAGTAGTTGATTTTAAAACTGCAAAAAAACCAAAGGACGAGAAATGGATAGAGGATTATAAACATCAAGTTGCAGCCTATTCAGTTGCAATTTGGGATAGACTTAATATTAAATCTACCACCTGTAAAATTTGGATATCAAATGAGGTTACTGATAAGCCTCAGCACTTTTCAATTAGTCCTAGTGAAATGAAGGAATATTATTTTAAATTTAGGGAACGTCTTGCTAAATTTTACAAACTACATCCAATTATCTAAAGGTTAAATTTGAATAGGCTCGCCAATCTTTCTAAGTAGATCAAGTCTAACTGACACGCTACGATCTCCCCAACCATATGCTTTTACATAAATAAATTTCTGATCAGATGTATTTCGTGCACCATACTCACTTTTCGCAATAATTCCAAATGCATTTTGGTGACCTGCAATATAATAGTGTTGACCAGATCTTGCAGATAATTTATCATCCATTGTAACTTCACTTAATTGATAGCCAGTTAAACCCAGTCCAACATACGGATAATTTATGGTAACTCCATTTACTGGATTGGTTAGTGTAATATTTTGAGCATTAGACTCAGTTAATTCAGCCAGGCTGCTAATTGGTCTAGGGTTATATTGTGATCCTTTCCATGGAATAAAAACTGGAATTCCCCAATTATTTCTAAACATGTCTCTTTGTGCTGGGCCTAATACAATAAACTGTAAATTTCTAGTAAAATCTTGTGACTTAAATTTCTTTACTAGTTCAAAATTTCTAAGCGCTGACCGGTTTGCCATGTCGCGCTTAAGTTCTGCACCAGTTGGCGGAAATGTTCCAAATGTAGCTAAACTTTGAGCACGCTCAGCATTTTGAGTACGCTCGGTCTCTAATCTACGGGCAGTTGCCGCTTCTACTTCAGCCTGTCTAGCTGCAACCAGTTCTGGATTTAATAGGGCCTCAACGTATCTAATTTCAGCAGTTGATAAATTAACTCTAGTTAGGTCAGGTATTTGATTAATATTAACCTTAACCCATGAAGATTTTGTGGTTGTTGTTCTGGAATCATTTGATTGAGTTGGAGTAATTTCTCCATTATCTATTCTGATTGCATCTGATATTTTGGCAGCTCGATACTCTGTATTATTTCTGGAAACAACTCTACGAATTGGCAGCCCTGAATAGTTTGCATCGTATAGATAGGTCTTCACAACAATAAAATCACCAATATCCCAATCTGCATCTGGATCAGCACCATATTGTCTGATTCGGTCAGCAAGTCTTTCGCGAACTTCCACTTCTTCTCTAGCTTGTCTCTCTCGATCGACTTGCTGTTGTCTAGCTTGGCGTTCTTGAGCAAGGCGATCCGCTTCATCTCTACTTGACTCAATTTGCTCAGCCTTTTCTCTAGATATTCGTGAATCTGTAACTAGCGATCGAATATAGTCACTGTTTAATTTAACTAATACAGTATTTGGTAAAATTTCTAATAGCTCATCATCTATATCAAATTTAGTTGGTGAAGTACTGCTGGTTCCACCTAGTGAAGCTATAAAAGAGTCAGCAACTTTAATTTTTTTAGCGGTTGGCAAGGCTTTGTCCATTGCTAACCAATTTCTTACTCCAATTATTGCATGAGCATCATCTTCATTTGCAATACCATTGGTTCCTTTAAATGAAAGTAGAGAACCCCAAGCCTTATCCTTTTCAGTTGAGCCAGATGGATTTGATGAAATATAGCCAAGTGTTTTTAATACTTGTCTGTACATTTTATAGCCTAGACCAATACCTCGTAATGAAGGTGGAATTCCTCCACCGGGAAAATGGCTTCTTTGAAATGAGTCTTCATCATCAATTTTAAATTTAATTGCATCTGAATAGGTTGGAAATACATCTCTCCATTTTCCAAATAGATCAACAAATTTAGACTCATTAATTGATTTAAGAGACTTCATTAACTCAACGATATCAGTTGGAAATTTAATATAATAGTTTCGAGTATTTGAAATAGGCTCAACTATAATATCAGACCTGTTAATTTGTCTTAATTTTAATATTAATTCACCAGCAACTTCTTCAAATATTTTAGGCTTAACCGGTTGTCTATTACGTAAATCAAGAGAGGCCTGTCTCATTGCACCCATGTCGCTGCCGCTTAATCGTTCAACCCTTTTAATCCCCATTTCATCAACTAGACCAGTAGGTGTATTTGATTCATTAACTAATTCAATAAATGAATTTATCATATAATTAATATATTTATTTGTTTTATTTATTTAAGAGATCTTTAATATTAATTGGTGTAATATAGTTATACTAAATAAATAATATAGAATGGAAAAGATTATAATAAAAAAATCAGGTCTATATTTTTCATTTTGGGATGAATCTACCCTCTCCTGGAATGATAGACTTATCTCTGATTCAGATTTACCAATTACTTGGTATTTTCAATATAGTATAGAAATTGAAGAATTTTTAACCATTACTGACTTATTATTACTTTTTGCACAGTATCAAGAAGACTTAGAGTTTGCATTTAGTAAATCTCTATTAATTGTACCATTTGATGAAATTTTATCAATTATTAATAAGCCGGTTGGGCTTAGTTTAATTGAGCCAACTGAACTGTATTTAATTAAGTTAGGCGAAATTAGAAAATCTGAAATATCGATTCCATATATTATTAGCTATCCAACTCTAATGGGATTAGAGGTGATTGGCGAGACTGGTGATGAAGATGTTCTGTACTCATTAACTGATATTAAGTTTGATGACTGGTGTACCTTAACTATACAGATTGATGACTATTTAGAGTATATGGATACCGAAAAAAATGAGGTTGAATTTGAAGGAATAATTCAATGGACCCTATATGAGGCTCTTTCTTGTATTTTTTCTCAAATAACAAATAGTATTACCTTTACCAAGATAAAAGACCATCCAGAAGAATTTCAATCCGTTAATACAGGTGGACCAATTATTGTTTCTGAATTATTTTCATGGATTGACGATATTGACAAATATTTTAAAGAAGCATGACAATTTGTCATATTTAATACACTGGCATAGAATTTGTTATATAGTATATTAAAAAGACAAATTATGCAAAAATCAACAAAAAATCAAAAATTAAAAAAAGTGGCTTATAATTTTGGCAGGCTTGCCAATTTTATTAAAGTTAAAGTACATTTACTTAAAAATAATTTATTAAAATGGGAAAAATAATAGGAATAGACTTGGGAACAACTAATAGTTGTGTTTCAGTCATGGAAGGTAATGAACCTGTGGTTATTGCAAATAATGAAGGAAAACGTACCACGCCTTCAATTGTTGCCTTTATAGAAGGCGGCGAACGTAAGGTTGGAGATCCAGCAAAACGACAGTCAATCACTAATCCTAAAAAAACAGTTTATTCAATTAAACGTTTTATGGGCCACACGTATGCTGAGATTGTAAAGGAAATTGCAAAAGTTCCTTATCTAATAGTAAAAGGCGAAAACAATAGCCCACGTGTAGAAATTGACGATAGAAAATATACGGCTCAAGAAATTTCGGCTATCATTTTACAAAAAATGAAAAAAACAGCCGAAGAATATTTAGGAACCGAAGTAACTGAAGCGGTTATTACTGTACCTGCTTACTTTAATGATGCTCAGCGTCAGGCAACCAAAGAGGCCGGCGAAATTGCAGGTTTAACGGTAAAGCGAATTATCAATGAGCCTACCGCTGCAGCTCTTGCCTATGGTATGGATAAAAAAGGCAAAGAGATGAAAATTGTTGTGTTTGATTGCGGAGGCGGTACACACGACGTTTCTGTTCTTGAACTAGGTGATGGAGTATTTGAGGTTAAAAGTACCGATGGAGATACTCACCTAGGTGGAGATGATTTTGATCAGGTAATTATTGACTGGTTAGCCGATGAATTTAAAAAAGAAGAAGGTTTAGATTTGCGTCACGACCCAATGTCTCTGCAACGATTAAAGGAAGGGGCCGAAAAAGCAAAAGTTGAATTATCTAGTTCAACCAGTACCGAAATTAATTTACCGTATATAATGCCGGTAAATGGAATACCTAAACACCTAGTTAAAACACTTACTCGTGCTAAATTTGAACAGTTATCAGATAGTTTGATTAAGCGTACAATTAAACCATGTAAATCTGCTCTAAAAAATGCAGGTTTATCAACGGCTGATATTGATGAAATTATCCTGGTCGGTGGATCAACCCGAATTCCAGCCATTCAAGCAGCAGTTGAAAAATTCTTTGGTAAAGCCCCAAATAGAAGTGTAAATCCAGATGAAGTGGTTGCACTAGGCGCCGCAATTCAAGGAGGAGTTTTATCTGGTGATGTAAAGGATGTATTATTATTAGATGTTACTCCATTATCATTAGGTATTGAAACCGTTGGTGGAGTATTTACCAAATTAATAGAGTCAAATACAACTATTCCAACTAAAAAATCGCAAGATTTTAGTACAGCGGCGGATAACCAGCCATCAGTTCAAATAGTTGTTTTTCAAGGTGAGAGACCAATGGCAAAAGATAACAGAAAGTTAGGTGAATTTAATTTAGATGGAATTCCGCCAGCTCAAAGAGGTGTACCTCAGGTTGAAGTTACTTTGGATATTGATGCAAATGGTATCTTAAATGTAAGTGCAAAAGATAAAGCAACCGGTAAATCACATAATATCAGGATTGAGGCAAAAAGCGGTTTAAGCAAAGAAGAAATTGATCGCATGAAACGTGAGGCTGAAATGAATGCAGATTCTGATAAAAAAGTAAAAGAAGAAGTTGAGAAATTAAATGAAGCTGATAGTATGGTTTTTCAAACCGAAAAACAGTTAAATGAATATGGAGATAAAATACCTGCCGAGAAAAAGACAGGTATTGAAACCGCTTTAACTGAGTTAAAGGAGGCGTATTCAGCTAAAGACCTTTCAAAAATTGACTCTGCTCTAGCTGCAATAAATGCAGCCTGGACAGCAGCCAGTGAAGATATGTATAAAGCCAATCAGGCCGAACCTACTTCGCCTACTGCTGATGAGCCAGTTGCAGATGCCGATTTTGAAGAGGTAAAATAATATAACTTTTTTAGTAATTAAAAATGAGCTAACTCAAATTAGCTCATTTTTTTTGGTATAATAATACTATGAGGAATAACCTAATTAAAATATTTTATAACGAAAAACAGGTTTTAGAAAATAATTCCAGTTTAAATTTTAGTAAGAGCCCGCTAAAACCAAAATTATTAATTGAATATCTTAGAGACAATAATTTATTAAGTAACTTTTCAATAACTAAAAATTTTAATATATTCGGTAATGCTGATTTTAAATTAGCCCATACCGATAATTATGTTGATGATTTTTTTAGTGGAGGATACTTATCTAGATCAAACGGCTTAGAATGGAGTCCGCAATTTGCTAACTCAGTTAGATACACAAATGCCTCTCTATATTCAGCTATAAAAAATTCAATAGTGGAGCCGGAAACCGTTAGTTTCAGTCCAACCAGCGGGTTTCACCATGCTAGACCAACTGGTGGTAGTGGATTTTGTACATTTAGTGGACAGGTAATTGCATCAGTTAAAATATGGAGAGAATTTAATAAAAGAGGTTGTTATTTAGACCTAGACGGCCACTTCGGTAATTCAATAGAGGACAGTCGGGAATTTCAGCCTGAGATAAATGAGGCTATTCCAGAGAATTTTAATTTTAATCCAACTGGAATTGACTATTCATATTATGAAAATTTAGTAGACTTTATTAAAAATACCTTGGAACCAGCTATTTTATCGGGTAAAATTAGCTATGTAGTTTGGTGTCATGGTGCAGATTCGCATTGTGACGATGAATTAGGCCATCAGTGTAGTACTGAGTATTGGACTAAATGTGCTGACTTTTTTTGGGCTTGGGTAAAAGTAATGGATGAAAAGTTAGGGCGACCACTACCAGTTTCATGTGCCCTATTTGGTGGATACCGATCCGATGACTATACAACAGTCTTAAGTTTACATACTTATGATTTAGTTGCATGTATTAATCGGCTACTTGGAATTAATATTGACTACCGGCTTGAGGTTAAACCTAGAAAAAATAAAAATTCTCATGTACACTATTCACGAAAAAGAAAAAGAAGACTTAAATTTAGAACTTATACTCAAGTATAGGGACTTGCTAAATAATGGCACGTCTTCTAAATATTGGGTTGATATTTTACCAATAATTAAAGAATTTCAAAAATTAGAAAAGTATGAGTATTGTCAAGTACTATGGTCTTATTACACTAAGTCCATTACTGGTTAACTTATGATAAGTTATACTTTTTCATTTTAGATGCACGTCGACGAGTTAAGTCTCTAAATAGTTCTCTAACATCAGGTTGACCAAGAGCTCCAGTTTGAACCAGTGTATAAAATTCAGCATCCGAATTCTGCATCATAATAAACCATTGTGCTAAATTAGGTTTCTTTTCAAACTCATCGTGTTGAAGCTGCAGTCTACGAAATCTAGGAAATAGTTCATATTCATAGCGTTCATCTTTAAAGAGTCGATTAATACCTAATTCACTTAATTTACGAAGAGGTCTATCACTGGCCACACTTGGCTGAATCTGGGTATTCCAATTTTCAAATAGAGTAATATGTTTCATATTCTAAATTATTTATAAAAGTTCTTGGATAAATAAATAAAAAGTCAAGTTAAAATGATTTATAAATATTCCGAATGGATTAAAGAATCTGAAACAGTTGAGGCTCCACCAGTAATGGACCCAGCAGCTCAGCCTGCTGTACCTGCTGTACCTAGCGATTCTATGGAATCTGAACCACCGGCTGCTGATCTTGAAACATTTGATGAAACTACTGAAATCGGTAAATTTCAAAAATTAGATCAGGATCGTAAAACTGCAGTAAAGGCGTTTAAAGATAAACAAAAAGAATTTTTGGCAATTGATGTTGAAACTCGTAAGTCTCCAGTAACTGATGAAGACAAAGAAAAGGTTAAAACCCTTAAAGACTCGCTTATTATATTAAATAAAACAATGAAAGATGCTGAGGCTGCTTTTAATAAATTTAATGATGAAGCCCTAGGATTAGGAGTTGAAATTCCTGGAATAGAGGCTGAGGATATTGAGCCATAATATAAAATTAAAAAAAAAATAAAAATAAAATGAAAAATTTAGTAAAAAGATTTGGTCAATTCGTAAATGAAGGTCACCATGATTCTATGTTTAGTCCAAATGCTGGAGATGATAATATGTTACCTAAGCAAAACCGTTATGATCGCTATGAAGAAAGTGGATATGATGACGAAGGTAATGATTTAGAAAGTGGATATGATGACGAAGGTAATGATTTAGCAACATGTGACTGTTATAAGTTTGATGATAATGGTGACTGTATAGAATGTGGAGAGCCTGAGGGTATGGGACGTCAAATGGATCGTACCTTATATGGTCAAGCAGATGCCTATCAACGGTCTAAAATAGATCGTCAAATCGACAGACATAATATGGGTAGAATGGATAATATGTCAGCTAGCGAATTATCTGAGGCTAAGAAGCAGGAAAAAATTGAGGCACTTGATGCAATTGACAAGAAATTTGCAAAAATGAAACCAGCAAAGAAGTCTATGCCAATGAAGCCAATGACAAAGAAGAACATGGAAATGGAAGAAGAAGAGGAAGAAGAATCTTCAATGAAGCCTAAAATGTTATTCGGTAAGCCAGTTAAATCTGCAAAGCCTGAAACTAATAAAATGCCACTAAAAGGCGGAAAACCTGCATTTTTATCTGGTAAAAAGTAAAATACACTTCTTTTAAAATATCAAATGGGTCAATATCTAAAAAATACTGACCCATTTTTAATTAGGGGAGTTTAGTCTCTACTATTTAAATTTAATACGGGTAATTGTTTCGATTTTTGAAAGCGGTGTTAATTTACTCTCTAGGTCTTTAGGTTGAACTTTAGTATTTTCAAAAAGATAAGCTTCCCAAACCTTGGTTTTTTTAATAAAAATCACTTTCCAGCAATGAGTTGGAATTGTAACTGTTCCAATTTTACCAGCACTACCTAACGATCCACACCAAACTTTAACTGAGTCAAATTGGGTAGCAAGTTCACGAGTTCTAGACTCTAGTGTTTTCCAGATACCAGCATTTAGTGAATGGTATTGTGGTGACATATTTGAAAAATAAAAACACTCTGCTTGTAATTCAGAACTGCACTGATTATCTGCAGCTGGACACATATGACCTCGGTCAAATCCAGAACCTTTATAGTCGCCCATTAGGTCAGTTTCAGCAGGCAGTAATGGATCAGGTGCAAATGCATCTTTTCTAGGAACCTTTGACTCTGGGCAAACAAGTCTGGCTCGGGTATCCCACCATTCAATATTAACCGAATAGTGTAGAGTTTTACTGTAATATGCAGTGTAGCCTTTGTGTTCTAATTTTATTGGACTAGCTTCTTTAACTGAATCCGTAAACAACAGTATAGTAAGTACGGCAATTGATAAAAATTTAAAAGTTTTCATGTATTTATTAATTTTTAAAATATTGGACATGCATCTACCACAATTGATCCTAGTTTAGGTAAAGTAACGTGCCACTCTCCAATTCGAATAGGCGGCCATTTTATTTCAATAGATTCATTGTCCCACTTCATATAAACTTTCCATGTGCCACTTGCAGTTGCAGTAACTTCAGGTTGAGTCGGGTCGGTCGATTGAACCGTATATGTTAATTCAATAAATGCCATTGCAAAACGATATGGACCATATATCTTATCATATTCAGGTGTTCTGGCACCAGGTTTACCAAATTTAGGATCAGTCTTATCTTTGTCTGTCCAGTCAGGTCCCTGGTTAGGCTTTGCTAAATTCTCTGCGGTATTAATAGTTGGAGCAACCGTTACACCATTAGCAGTTAGGGCATTAGCGAGAGCAGTATTAATTGAAGCAAGTCGGTCAGTTGCAAGAGCTGGATTGCCGGTGCCTGAAGCTGACTTATAATCTGTTCCAACTTTACTAGTTGATGACTTACCATATGTTTTAACCGCAGTGATTGTTCCACCAGCTTGTGTGATGGTAGCAAGTGCGGTTTTAATAAGTTCATTTATTCCAGCCAAGGCTGCTGGAGTTACGGTAATTCCATTATCTGGAAAAAAACTAAGCCCACTTTGTACATTTGGATCGCCTGTAGCCTTTGGAATCCCAGGATAAGAAGCGATTATTACTTTTGGAGCTGCCGCTGGTTGAGCAGCCTGTTGCTGTATATTAAATTCCTGGGCCCTTGGTACAATGTACAGGTCGGTTGCAATTGAGATGGCCTTAGCTAATTCAATTGTTGGATTTTTTTTAATATAATTAGCGGTTTTGACACTAATAGCATCAAGTATTTCTAATCTTTGAGGATCGGTTAGGTTTAAACTACCTTGCCAGGTGCTGTTAAGTTTAGCTGGATCTGCTTGATATGATTTTAAAGTTTTATATGAAGTTGCTGGATCCTTTGCTAGTTCAGGATCAGCGTTTGCTGCAACTTGCCAGGTTTTTAGTTGGCTTAAAATAAATGCATTTGGTGTAGCTGAGGCAAGAGAGGCTGCAACATCAACTTGGCCAGCATCACTCACCGTAACTGTACCTTTAACCAACGGCAGTGGAATAAATGCTCCAAGTAAACTAGTGGTTTTAAGTAAAAAGCCAGCAGCTTGATCCTGTTTTAAACCGGTAACCGCAGAGCTGAGACCAGCTATCTTGGTTGCGTCAAGTCCAAGTTTTGCACCATTTGTAATAATTGAGTCTGCTACTTTATAGAATGTTGCAAGTTGAGCACCCATATTTACATTTGAACCTGAACCGGCCCAATAGTATGCAGATTTTAATGAATTGGCTCGGTCACTTTTGCGGGCTGAGGGCTTTTTAAAAATTGACTGAAATAAATTAGTATCTCCGCCACCGCGTCGCCACCAATTCAGTGTCTCGGCATAGGCCGGATGAGCTTTAACTTGAGCAGAGGCTGCGGCAACTGTAGAGTCTATAATTGCTGAGCTGTTTCCATCTCTATATAGTTGATCAATATCAACTTCGCCAGCTTCTGTTATTAACAGGTTTTCATTTAACCAACTGGTGTAACTTTTAATTATTGGGGAGTAATTCATAGTGTTTATTGGGTTATAAAAATATATCAGTTGATGCTGTCCGATTAAAGTATTGAGTCTCAAGTTTTTTATACACAGCAGTCGGTAATACCGTTTCTGGATCAGATCCTGACGGTATAGTAATCTTAAAACTATTCTTTTTAAACCCTTCTTCAGCGGTTCCTTCAGCATATAGCTCATAACTCGATTGCACATTTAATTTAGTAAGTGCATCTTTAATTAATTTAATTTCGTCATTGTTATCACCTTCTAGCTCATCATTTATTATATATGCAATATCCATACCTGCCTTTTTAGCTGTTACAGTTAAATACTGAAATATTAGTGCATTAAGTTTATAAAAGTCAGATGCGGATCCACACTTTTCAATAATTTTAATTATGTTGTCCTCGTTCGTGCCAAGCAGTTTATAAGTTGAAGAGATAAACAGTTTAGCGGCCTGGAGTAGTAGTGAAGTAGGTTCTAAATAAGTAGATTGGTCCTTACCTTGAGCGTCTTTAGTCATTTGTGGCTCCCAATCAGCCTCTGTAATATTTGCAGATGGTCCAAATACTGAACCTGCAATAGCGGCCGGTCCGGTTGGTCCGGATGGCGGCTGAGTAGTTGGTGCGGTACTTGCTGCAATAATTGCAGCTAATACTAGCGGGTTAATTGTAGTAGCCGTCGCTTTATCCTTAAGTGGATCGGCTGGGAGCTTTGTGGTATTTATCGGATTTGAATTATAGTTGGAGACAAAGGTGTCAATTGCGGATAAAGTTTTTGGGCCAACTAAGCCGTCTGGTACTAATTGCTCTTCATATAGCTTAGTCATTGACCTAGACTCTTTAATTAATGGATTTAGGTTAGGTTTTTTATCAAAACTAAAATTTGCAGGATTACTCTGGTTAACTAGAGTTGTCTGCTGTAAAGCTAGTTCAGCCGCATTTAGTTTAGTTTGTATTGCAGCCCAGTCATTACGAGTTAAGGCAGCCGCATTTGCTTTTGTTAAGTCCGGTGTTGGTACAATCGGGGCAGCTGGTACTGATGTGACTGCTTTCGTGACAGCAGATGTTCCAGCCGTGCCAGAGGTTCCAGCAGCAGCCGCAGTTTTTGCAGCGGCAGTTTTTGCAGCCTCTGCCTCTGCCGCTGCTTGTTTCGCGACCTCTGCCTCTGCTGCTGTTCTGTTCGCGTCCTCAACATCACCTCCTACGTTCATTTGCCAATCCTCCCAATCTTTGGTTCCGGGTGGAAAAGGATTTGGACCAGGATTTGGACCTTTATTTTCATGAATAAGGCTCCAGCCTTTAAAGTCTTTAATTATTCTATTTGACATATTATTTATTATTTTTTAAAAATCCGGGTTTATTGTGTAGCTGGTAGGAATATTACTTGCACTTGTGAAGATTTGAAACGTAAAACTCGTGTTTCTAGCAGTAATCGCAGCTGAAATTTGAGTCTTGAGAGCAGTAAGACTTGCTTTATTTTTATTTTCTACAGGTAGCATATAAATTTTTGGTAAAATATTTTTAGTCCAATAGTCCTCAAATATTTTGACTCCAGTTTCTTCATTGTCATCAACCATACCGGTTGCATTTAGGTTAAGGTCATTTTGTCCAGCCCAAAATGCTCTAGTCTTTGCAAATAAGGCAACAATCATTTCAGCAATTTCTTTTGACAGTTTATCAACCGCTGCCGGCAATAACTGGGCAGAAGTTGCGGCAGTTCCATCAGTTCCGGCCGTTACCGCTTGATAACTTGTACCGCGGTTGGATCCTCCAGACGTTCCGGACGTTCCAGCAGGAGCCTTTACCTCGGCTCCACCGGTAGGAATATCGGAACCGGGTGAACCACCACCAACTGTACCAGTACCTAGGACCTGTGTAGCACCAACAATATCAGTGGTTTCAGTAATGAGGTTCCAGTTCTTAAAGTCTTTAACTATTCTATTTGGCATATTTATCTTCTTTTTTATAAACTCTTTAATTAGTCTTCTTTAACTTACTGTCTAAGTAGACTGTATGGTGCAGGAGCCGGGGTTTGAGCCGGCGGGGCTCCACCATTATAAACAACACCAGTGGGTGCAGAGGTTCCAGCAGTTCCAGCTGATCCATTAGTTGCAGCGGGTGCAGAGGTTGCAGCGGGTGCAGAGGTTCCACCCGTTCCAGCGGTTCCAGAGGTTCCAGCTGATCCATTAGTTGCAGCTGTACCGGTTGGTGTAGTCGGTGTAGTGGTTCCAGTGGTTCCAGTAGTAGTGGCCGGGGCTGCAACTGGTGCAGTATCAGCCATATCACTGGTTTCAGTAATGTGGTTCCAGCCACTAAAATCTTTAATTATTCTATTTGTCATGGTATCTTCTTTTTTTATAAACTTGTAGAGTTATTTATCTGGTACAGTTTATGACTTTGGGCCAAAGCCACGGTTTAGTATGTTACCTAGGTGCCAGTTTATGGTCTTGAACCAGTTTTTAACCAGGCCTATTAGGGTAGAGTCGTCTTCTGGGTTTCGGTAAAACACCTCGATAATAGAGGCCGAGCGTTTGCCTTTTAGATTTGTAACCACTGCAAACCGGACCAAGATACCCGGTTTAAGATTTGAGATATCAAATTCGCCAGGTGTCACTGCAATTGAGTCATCATCGCCGAAATTAATCCAGGGTTTGCCTTTTTTGTAGTATAGTGAACCAATCATAGCGTATGGGTTTTTTTAAGTTTTTTTAAATAATCCAAAAGAGCCAGGCAGTAAACAGCCCAGCACCAAGTGCAACAAGTACAGTTAATATAATTTCAGTACGGGTCATATCACCCGAGTCAATGAACTCAATAGACTCTGGTTGACGTCTGGCCCACCCAATTAAGAGCGATATAGTTACACCAATCGCGGCAAGTGTCAAGAGCTGGGGCCACAGTAGGGCCAATTGCGTAAGTAGTTCCATAGTATAGAGTTATTTATAAAACTATACGCGCCGAATCCTTAAAGTTTTGGGCCGGGACCAGATAATAATTTAAGGGGGCCCAGGGGCCAGGTGACAGGAACCGGGTTAGTTACGATAAAAGTCTTTGGCTTCTTTTTCATATTTTTTTATAAAAAGCGGGTCTAATATCAACTTATAGTAATCTCCAAGAATTTGTTCGAGTTTTATAAAATGAGTTCCAGATTCATCTATTGTTAGAAATTTATCTTTATTAAACCGTGTATCAAGATCTTCAGATAAATTAACGATATCTTTTCGGCTTAGCCCATTTTCAACCCTTAACAATTGTTTATTAAACCCAGCGGGCGGCGCGTTAGAATATCTATTAACATTATACTCTTGAAATTTATAAGAATAGGTATCATTAATAAAATCAGATATTTGGTCAACAAAAGATTGTTCATGACTATCTAAATCATCATATGTCAGATTTTTAGTTTTACTAATAGCCCAATTTCTCCAGCTATCATTTGATAAATCAAAACTTTCAGTTAATTGCGTATCGCTTTTGTTATTATAAATTGACTTAACGGCTGCAATTTCATTTTTATAAATGTTATCAACCAGTTTAGTAAGTTCTGCATCATCAGTTTTCAATATTTCTGTATAGGTTGGAAATATATCTCCCCAGCCAGATTTCTTTTGTATTTGTAAAAACTCAGTGTCATCGGATGATCTTAGTCGACCTAAATTTAGGTCAATATATAGCAGTAGATCCTTTGCTTCTTGGGAGTTTGGGTCTAGCGATGCCGTTAAAGATGATGGATAATACTTTTTATAAAAATCCTCAATTGGACTTGACCCTGACTCTTCAGAGAAACTTTCAAATAGTTTAATGTGTTTCATAATTATCCTTTATTTTATTTTATATCTACTATCTTAAAGTAACCTCTATCATCTACTTCGCCGGGTTCAACCTTATCAAAGTCACAATTGTATTTAGGGTATTTTCCTCTCTTTAGTTCTTTATATTGATCCTTCTCACTGGCCCTAAGACCTTGCAGAATACTTATACTCGCTCCTGTCCTAGCTTCATCTTCTAACGGGTAATATTTAACAAAGATTTGGAAATACCCCGTTGTGTATTCTTTACCACTTTCATCTGGTAATAATTTAGTTAACGGTGAGATACCCTCCCAACTATCATAGTTACCTCTAATTTCAATCTGACCAATCACTACAGTACGACGACTATTATCATCATCACCATAACTTGCTGAGACTGTTACCGCATCTTTGATATCTATAATAGTATGTGGTTTATAACCGCCGGTTTGAATAGCAGGTCTTGACGATTCCACCCAACCGTGTAGTAGGCCTTCTATAAGGTCTTTGCCCTTTTCAGTTAACTCTATAGTTATCTTACTTGGTGAATGGCTAATCTTATTATAGATTCTTTCGTGATCATCAACAAAGCCTTCAAATAGTTTAATGTGTTTCATAATTGTATTTATTTTATATTTTATCAAATTTTATAGTATTAAATATACAGTTTAAACCACCGATAGTAGAAGTTCCATATCCTGCAACATCTATAATTTTACCAACCCGTATTTCATGAACTAAATTATCATAATCAGTTTTGATAGCTAACCAGTTGTTGATATTGGTGTTTAGATGGTTTACCGCGTTATCTGTGTTTCGACTAGCCTGATTCAAATTAATTTCCTCATCTTTGAGTAGTTTTCTAGAATCAGAACTTTTAAATATCTTGGTATTGGTTAACGGTTTAAATACTAACTTATGGTGTTTAGTCCTTGCTAAAAGTCCTTCCACTTCAAGAACATCAGCCGTACCTGGATTAATAGAGATAATAAATCTATCAATTATGTCTAGATCTTCTTGTTTATGTTTTTCATAATCAAACTCTAATATTAAGCTATTCTCTTCTCTAGAGAAACCTTCAAATAGTTTAATGTGTTTCATATTGTATTTATTTTTAGTCAACAGCTACTATCTTAAAAAATTCCCTATTATCCATACTACCGACTTCTTCTGATGCGAATTCTCCTACACCTATTGGTATCAAATTCATATTACCACCTATCTTAGCATCTTTGTCCTCTTGAAAATCAAGAGAATATTTTAGCATATTATTATCAGATTTGGAAATAAAGCCATTGGGAGTTTTGTATAAATTAATCGAATACCATATACTATCATCATCTCTACCTGCCTTTCGACCTTTATCATCATACATACGAGTATCTCTTCTATAAATAATAGTTGGATCATTCCCTACCGTTAATTTTATAGTATTGTCTCTATTGAGAAGACTATGACCAGCCTCAGCACCAAAAGCAGGTCGTTTAATACCCAGATCCTCCCAGAATTTAGGCAGGAATTCTAATGTATATGACTTAGCCATATTCTCTTCTTTAGAGAAACCTTCAAATAGTTTAATGTGTTTCATAGTTGTTTATTGTTTATTTGATATCAGTTGACCGGATTAGGGTATAGCTAAAAGAGTTTTTATGGATTGAGGCTGCAAGTCTACAAATTGCCATGAACTTGTCAAAGTCAGCAGACCTCTTAAATACCTGACAGCCTTCGGACCAGTTTTCAACATAGGTAGAGTCGGCACCCGCTTTATGAATATTGATTCCAAATATACCTTCTTGGATGGTATCCTCGTTATAGGTAAGATCCTTGTTTGAGTCACGATATACTTTTACGTTTTTGGCCTGCCCCAGAGCCTCGTATTTGCCTTGATGCAATCTAATCGTATGAGATCCCCGGTACTGGCCTTCAACCAGTCGGGCAACCCCGGCCGCATTATGATATTCCAAGACACCTTTTTTACCTGGGTCAGTTGTTGCTGGCCAGCTCTCAAATTTCCAAACCCCGGCAACTTTATAGGATACGGTTAGCACGTCATCAAATACATTGGTTACAACTTGGCCAGTTGAGGCATTTCGGACCCCTACAATATTAAGGTCATAGTCCTCTGCGCCTTCAAACCAGGCATAACCTTTAGCCTTTACGGCAGCTTCAACTTGTTCCTTTGTAAACTTCATAACTTTTTTCTACTTTTTTATAAATTTATTTATACAGCAACAGACCTGGCTAAATTTAGTTCCAAACCGGCCCTGGACCTGGGGGAATCCAGGAACCAGCACTTAGGACAAATTAGCCAGGCAGAGGCCCCGTACCTGGGGAGATCCCCGAACCAGATAAAAGGGCAAATTAACCCGGAAGAGTCCCCGTACCTGGGGGAAGATCCACGAGCCCGATAAAAGGGCAAATTGCTCCTGAGACGGTTCCTGGACCTGGGGGCACCAGGTAAAATATAAAAAAGTCATGAGTTCTGCTCCTGGAGACTTTTTTTATAGGGGCATAGTTCACTACCGGGGCACCTCCCGGAGTGACCCTGGCTGACTCCAGGAGTGGTCCCAGGGCTGCCTGGTATTGACTCCAGGAGTGACCCTGGCAGCAGGCCGGGCTCTATCCAGGCAGCAGCCAGGGCTAGCCAGGGGTACTGGCCAGGAGCCGGTACAGGCTGCCGGCAGGCAGGCCAGGTAGGCTCTATCCAGGCAGGCCAGGTAGGCTGGCTGCAGGCTGGCCAGTCGAGAGTAGGGCTAAAACTTAGTCTGCAGGTAGGATATAATATAGGTATGAAAGCAGATTACAATGAGTATTTAGAATTAGGCGACCTGGCCCAGATGCGGACCGAGTTGCTGATCAGGTTAGAGACCGCCGGTCGCGACTGGCTCTTACTGGACCGGGCAGTCGGACAATATATTGTTGACTTGGAACGGGGTATAGGTACCGAGCCTTGGGCTGCAGAGTACCGGGTCTGGTTAAGGTCGAGAATCAGTAGCCTCTTCTTAGAGACGGTTGAGCAGGCCGTGGAGCACGGTGAGTATGAATGGGCAGAGGTGTTGACAAGGTACGGCCACCGATACTGTTTATCGGTATAATAATAATATAAAAAAAGAAATATAACAATGAAAAATCTACCTAAATTAGGAGGCTCAGCAGGCCGTAAGACCGGGCTGGCTCAAACACTATCTACTCTAGTCTTGACAGTAACAGTTGCCTTTGTTGCAAGTATTATCCTGGCCTGGCCAGTAAAATGGTTATGGAACTGGCTCGTACCGGGAATATTCGGTGGAATTCAGATCAGTGTTGCCCAGGCCTGGGGACTTATCCTACTGGCTCAGTTATTGATTCCCAGAAGTCTCGCCCCGACCGGGCAGGCCAAATCGGATAAAGGTTAGGTACCTTATAATTAAACAAAATAAAATATATACAATGAAAAATGCAAGCAAAATCGGTATGAAATACCGCAAGTTAAGCACAGGTGCAAAGTTAGCAGTAGTCGCTTCGAGAAAACGTCACGGTGATGTAAGCCGAGTAGCAACAGCAACAGGTTTCAGTCCAAACTGGACAAGCGAAGTCTTAGCTGGCCTAGGCACAAACAGTCGTATCTTAAACAGAGCATACGATATGACTCGCGGACGTATCCGTAACTCAAGCCTGATTGGATAATCCGGTCAGACACCACCTTAATAGATTGGGCCGGCCTGTAGGCACGGCCCTTTTTTGGGATCAAAAAAAGCGATAAGAAATGGGACTTGATATATGGGCAGTGAGCAACTGCATAGAGGCACGAGATAAACGAATGGCGGCGCTCAGGCTGGTTGAAGAGATTGGAGTCGGCCAGCTGGTTGAGATACTTGACCTGGATGAGCACTCAGCCAGGCACTGGCACGGTTTAAAACCCGGAACCTGGTTCCAGACACCTGGTTCCGAGGAGTCAAGAGCCAGGCTCTGCAGCTATAGTGTTTGGCACCGCTGGCGCAGGTACTGTGCAGAACTGTGTTCGGCAACCCTGGCCGGGCAGCCACATAAACTTGCTCCACTACTGGACCATACCGATTCAGGCTGCGGATTTAGTACCCGAACCTGCGGTGTCTTGGCTCGAGAATTAGAAAGACTGGCTCCAATATTTAAGGCTCATCTACTTTCTGATTACCAGGCTCAGGCACTGGGCGGAGTACTACAACCGGATGCCGAAGATTTTTTAGAGATAATGGGGGTCTTGACCGTGCACTTCCGGCTTGGAGCCCAGCATGGACTGGTATTTTTTGAATAGCTATAATAATAATAATAAAAAAAGAAATATAAAACATATGTTACCCACATTACAACAACTTTCTCGAGACCAGCACAATGATTCTGAATTCGGCAAGCAGGCCAGAAACTTTATATCCACTGCAGAGCCTTGGCCAATCCAACGTTATCAAACGGCCCGCTTCCGACCGGCCCGGAGTTTAGACCGAGTTGTCGAGATCATGGTTAAGTATCCAAATGACCAGGAATTCGGAGAAAAGTTACGCAGTTGGTTGGGCCAGGATTGTTAATAACTTCTTGAAAATAAATTTTTTTAGTTCAAACTAATTGCTTATATTTACTCTATATAAACCAATTAACCAAATCAACCATGAGCAAAACTGAAATGATCGCACTACGTGCACTGCAAACCTGGACCGTGTGTCTAGCTGGAATCGCAATTATTGGAATCGCGGTCGTAATCATAAATGCGGTAGCGGGTAGCAATACCTCAACGGCCGCGTTCGAGTTCTAAACCTCAACCCACTATCAGAACCGGGTTCGCCCGGTTTTTTTAGGTTCGATTCCTGGCCGGGATCGCAGAGGGTAGACTCCGACCTGCACTACAGTCTGGCCTGTTTATAACTTTGTTAATAACTTTATGAAAATAAATTTTTTAGTGTCAAATATAATGCTTATATTTAACCAACCAATTAACTCAACTACCTATGTCGACCCAAATCCGGGCAGCTCGCCCAAACCTTAATCCAAAGTCGCTACCGACCTTGGCACTTGCCGGAAGAGCCAATATCACCTTCCGCAATAATGAGCAACTTACCCACATGAACGTGCGGATCAAGCAGTTACGCGACAAGCAGGATCGCAAGAAAATGCTGCCCATTTACTACGTCAATATCTCCCTCTTGGCTGACGGACGTAGCGGACATCAGTTTGCCGGTACTGTTTTTTCCGAGTCCTTAACCTACAAGTTGGGTAAAGGTGTTACACCAAACTCGCGACTGGCACAGGCTCTGGGCTGGGTGGTAGCCGCCATCAAGAACCCAGCTATTTTAGGAACCCGAGTTGGTCTATTCCATAATGGGACCTGCTGCAAATGTGGCTTGCCATTAACCCATCCTGAAAGTATCAATACTGCAATGGGACCGGTTTGTCTGGAGCGAGTAAAAGCTGCAATGACAACCGTAGACTTTGCCGAGACCTTTACCCCAATCGGGGTATAGGGTCCGCAACTACTCCCTAGTGATATTGTCTATAACTTTATTTTTCCGTGTCAAAAATTATACTTATATTTAACTAACCCCTTAGACCCAATTAACCATGACAATTAATCAAATTAGAGAAATGATTGCCGAGTCAGGCAAAATGAAAGTATCCGAAGTCGTTAGCTATTTTAAGGCACGAGCTCCACATGCAGATATTAAATCTGTAAAAGAACAGGCAAAAGAAATGATAGCCGAGGCCAAGGCATTTAACAGGTAGGTCTCCCTAGTCCCGAACTGTTAATAACTTTATTTTTTTGTGTCAAAAATTATACTTATATTTAACCAACCAACTAACCCAACTAACGATGCCAACTACCACACTATCATCAATGCTTCTGGAAATGCAGACCTGGTGCAAGATCCCAGCCGAGACAGTCCAGGCAGCCGAGGCTTCAGGTATAACTACCCGCAACTCAAAAGAACTAAAGAGCTATGTAAATTCCTGGGTGCACGGCCGCTATGACGAGGATCCACAATTACTGGTTAACTCATTAATCCATCTTATCCCAAAAACCCGATAACCATGAAGAAGCAGATTGCAACCTTTATTAAGAGCCTACTCGGCCAGGTCGAGACGGCTGGAACCCCAGTAAACTTAGAGTACGGCACTGGTCCACGGCTACAGAGCTCAGTGATACCCGACAACCAACCCGGATTTAACGAGTTTTGGCAACGAGTCTCTAAACTCAATAACCAGACGACTCCCTAGTCCCGAGTATATAGTATATTAACCTTAACCAATACCTAAACCTGATCAACTATGTCAAAAAAAGAATTCACAGTAAAACAGGGTCTAGCGATCCAAGCAGCAGACCTAGCCTTTTGGCAAAAACTGCTAAAGAAGCGCAACTATGCAAAGCTACAAGCAGCGGTCACCTATGAAAATACCCACAACGAGCATCGAGACGGCTATGATGTCATGCGCGGCTCAGATATTACCAGTGCGGTGCAGAGCCTTGGTGAGTCATTGCGAAAAGATAAAGCGAAATTAAAGACGTCTGCCGTCAACTACTACGAAACCGAGAGCAGAGAATTTAGTCCAGGTCCATACTTAACCAACTCCTAAAAACTTTAACCATGCCCAAACAATATACACCACTTAAAGAATCTAAAATTAAGCCAGCAATGTCGACTTATGTAATGACACAGTCGTTAGAAGTTGATGCTGAAATTGGAGGTAAAATATACAAGCTTAAGAAAGGAGATGTTGTTAAAGTTGTTGAATACGACGAAGACAATGGATTGGCTTTTTTAAATATAAATGGTAAAGTATATACTACTTACGATTTATTAGATACCGCTAAATTTAATAAAGGAATTAAATTAAAAAAGGTCTTATAACAATTGTTAATAACTTTATTTTTCCGTGTCGAATTAAATACTTATATTTACTCTATATAAACCAATCAAAACTAAAAAATCATGATACGTAAAAAAGAAGAAAAGTCTGGACCAATTAGGTCGTATATAAACAACATTTATAGAAACCAATCTGAACAATCTGCAAGAGAGGGGTTAATGAATTTTGCGAGTGAACAAGGTTTTGAAATAAGTGATGTTGAAAACGCATTACAAGTTTATAAATACGATACCGAAGAAAACACTTGGGGTGAAAATTATTACACAAAAGTAGCAATAGCAAAAATGGTTGATATGATTTCGGGTAAATACGCTGAAAGATAAAACAATATCACTTAATCAATTAACCATGAACGATATCTTAATCAAAAAAATTCGCAGCGGTATTTTCGGAATAAAGTTAGGCACCAAAGAACCCAAAGAAATTGCCTCTTTACTTAACCGGTTAAAACCAATAAATATTGCAATGTACGAGGAGTTACTTGCACAGTATAAATTAGTAATTAAATAAATAACTAAACATGAAAAAACGCGAAGCAATAGAAGCTGGAATAGCTCACATACTTTTAATACTAGGAATAGCCCTATTTATAAGTATTCCTTTTTTAGTATGGACATTTAACTTAAATAATTAAACATGAAAGACTCAGCAGATAATGCCATGGCCGCACTCGAGGAATTAGCAAACAGCCTTATTGAAGGGGCTCTTAAAACCGGCAAAAACGAGTTTCTACTTATTGGTACAGGCCTCTTAACCTTGATTGCAGCAGCAGATAGCGAGGAGTCAATGACCGAACTTAATTTATTAATAACTAGATTTAATATCAAACGAATTAAAAAAGAGTCCGGCTCAACGGACCATGAACTTGCAATGGAGACCTTATTACGAGACCTCAGGTCAAAGAGCCTAAACTAATTCACGATTGGTTAACATGGGGTCAGGTCTGTAGTTGGACGCTGGCCCCTTTTTTTGTTAATAACTTCTTAAAAATAAATTTTTTTGTGTCAAATATAATGCTTATATTTACTCTATATAAACCAATCAAACCTTAATCATATGGAATCAGCAGAAGTCATCTATGTAGTTATTAGCTTAGTAACCCTAATTGTATTTTTTGTAATGGCAGATAATGTTTCACAAATTAAAAAGTCATTAAATCATAACTCCGCTAGACACATCAATTGTAACAAAAATTGGAAAACTAATTTAAATTTTGCTCACGCCGTTGTAGTTTTGTTTTTCTTTTATTTTATATTTGTTGCTTTAGTTTTTAGTGTAATGGGTATAATGTCAGGATCTGATTCCTCTAAAGTTGAAACCGAGACACCACCACCTATACAGCATTTTAACCCATCTGGTAAATTCCATTAATTTAAGTGTTAATAACTTTATGAAAATAAATTTTTTAGTGTCAAATATAATGCTTATATTTACTCTATATAAACCAATCAAACCTTAATCATATGCCACAAGAAGTTAAAATTAAAAAAGTTTACGCAGCCGGAATAGTAAACTCCAAAGACCAATGGTCTTGGCAAGGTACGGCGGTTGCCCACTCGATTGCCGAAGCCAAACAGTTATTAACGGCATATAAAAAGTCGGATGGAATAAAGGGTCGTTGCGAGGTAACAGATATGAATGGACCTAATTACACAAATCGCCCAATCGGCATAAGCCACTCAACTGACCTATTTTAATTGTTAATAACTTTTTGATAATAAATTTTTTACTGTCAAATATTATACTTATATTTACTCTATATAAACCAATCAAACCTTAATCATATGCCACAAGAAGTTAAAATTAAAAAAGTATTCGTACTACACCACACAAATCAAGGAACTCCCGAATCAGGTGAGATCCACAGTATATACACTACCAAATCATCTGCACTCGATGCAATGGCAGAAGAGCTTGAAACCGGTTATGGCGGAATAACCATGCAAGAAAACGAAGATGACGACTACATCCATATGTACATTACCGAGCAATTTTTAAAAAACTAATAACTCTTAAAACCCAAATCTCATGATAAAGAAGGTCATAATAATATCAATCGTAATTGTGCTTGCTCTTAAGTTTAGACTCGTGGGCGCAATCCTTATCTCAATCTTAAATCTGTTAACTTCAATTGTACACTCAATAGTAACAATTTAATTGTTAATAACTTTAGGAAAATAAATTTTTCCGTGTCAAAGATAATACTTATATTTAACTAACCAATCTAAACCAATCTAATATGAAGCCACAAACTCCACGCGACATCGCCTACCAAAAATTAGAAGAACTTCGCATCGCAGGTTTTTCAGACACCCAAATCCTCGAAGATATTTTGGGTAATCAATTATCCGGATCTGACGCACAGGAGGTAATGACAAGTATCTCTAATGAATACTTCGAACGTTTCGAAGATGATGACGATATCATTGACTTCAGGTCTATTAGATGAGTCGTTAACCCACCCAGCATAATAAACTTAAACTTAATTATTAACCCTAAAAACCTTATCAACCATGACAGTTAAATTAACCCCAACCGAATCAGAAGAAATATTCCACAATGCTCTTTGTAATGGGCTAGGCTATGTCGAAGGATATGGTATTGAATTAGACTTTAATAAACAAGACTATGCGCGAGCGGCTACGTTCTTAAAGCAAGGAGCAACTGACACAATATGCTATGAACAGGTTCTAATGCAAATCTTGAAAGATGGAAAAAAACTTACAATGATTGACCATGAATGTGAAGGAGAATACACCCGCTCGATCACCATAAAGGATGTCCACAAGCGAGTTTCACAAACTCCAATAAGACACTTAATGAATATGATTAATGAAGAGGATGATGCGGAAACCGCTGATGTGGTTATACAGTCAGTATTCTTTAAGGATGTAATTTTTGGCTAGGAATTTTGTTAATAACTTTTTGATAATAAATTTTTTACTGTCAAATATTATACTTATATTTAACCAACCAACTAACCCCAACTACAATGCTAAATACCTTATCAGCCGCTAAAAATATAGATCAGGATCTTGTTCTCAAGATTTCAAATAACCTACATGTCGTTGGCACCAAGGTAATTAGCTACGAAACGTATGTTGCCGATATTAAGCTTGGACCAAAGGGTCTAGACCGCCGAGTTCGGGTAATCGCAGACGGCAAGTTTTCACGAACTACCACCAAACAACTTTCTCAACTTGCGGCTCTACTTGGAACAAGGGTGGAACTCAAAACAAAGGACCATCAACTCTTTGACCGCTTCGAATACGGTGTCAGCATCAAGATAAAAGGTGCACTGAGTCGAGACGCAAGCCGCACGATTATAAAAAAGCTGGCAACCGGTAATTCGCTGCATGACTCAACTGTGGCCAGTATTCCAAGTTTCGATAAGACTGACTTGGCTAAATTACTTACCTATACCGACGGTAATCCAAAATTAAAAGAGCAGGTCGAGACGGTACTGTTCCTAGCTAAGATTGGAATAACCGGTTAATTGTTTATAACTTTATGAAAATAAATTTTTTACTGTCAAACTAAATACTTATATTTACTCTATAAACCAATCTAAAACCTAAAAAAACCATGGCAAAAAAATCAAATCAAGACCCAAGCGGAACATCATTTTTTAATGATACTATCCAGGCATCAGTAACCGATCTTATCAAAATGTTTGGAGAACCAGACGATGATAATAATCGCGGAGATGACAAGGTAAATTATGAATGGATTTGCGAAACCTCAGCCGGCGAGGTCTTTACGGTTTATGACTGGAAACACTATCGTTCGCTTGGTGATAATGAAATTGTAAGTTGGCATATTGGAGGTCCCAATTCAATGGTAACCGACCAAGCTGTAAACGAAATAGCAAGTCTATTCGATGAAATTGATGCAAATTAACAATGAAATTCCAGGATTTCCGTGCAGTCCTGCATGGGTCCTGGACTACTCCCTAGTACTGGGGGTTTCGCGTAACCCTTAAAAAAGGTGAAAATAAATTGTCAAGTGTCAAATAAAATGCTTATATTTAAACTGTAACTAACCAACTAAATTATAACTATGTCAAAACGATTTCAAACAACCAACAGCCTACCTGCCTACTTTAAGGAGATAACCAAGGTCCAGGTAAAACTAACCAAAGCGGACGAGCGAGCCTTGGCTATCCGAATACAGGCAGGAGACTGTGAAGCACTGAACTCCCTAGTACAGGCTAACCTTAAGTTTGTGGTAACACTCGCTAATAAGTTTGTCGGTATGGGTCTTTCAATCGATGACCTTATTCAAGAAGGTAATGCTGGTCTTATTGAAGCGGCCCATAAATTCAAGGCGGATAAGGATGTTAAATTTATTACCTATGCCCAATTTTGGATCCGTAAGCGTCTTAACCTGGCCCTATGCGAGATAGGTCGCAGTGTCAGAATTCCAGTAAATCAGGAATATGATATTTACAAACGCAAAATGGCCGGTGAGTCTATCAATATGACCAATGTCAGACTGGATATGCCAATCGGCGAAGATGGTTCAAATACTCTTGGCGATCTTTTACTTAAAACAGATTTTGTTGATCCATTTGAAACCGATGAGTCCGCTCAGACATTAGCCAAGTTAATGGCGAAGTTAAAAGATTCGGATCGACAAATTGTTGAACTTTTTTATGGTCTGGTTGGAGATGGTCTATCCACTAAAGAGATAGCAGAGGTTGTTGGAAAGTCTGCGGTCGAGGTAAATCGTGCACTAAAGGTTGCCAGATTCCAGATGAGAAGGGAGGCCGGACTATGCTAACCACAACTGAAGCCCGTTTCTGGGCAGAGACCGGTGTCGAGATCCTATTTTCCGAAGGCGACCCATTTAGCGGCAAGGTAGACAAGACTCGACTAGTTGATATTCTATATAATACAACCCTAAAGAAGTTGCTAGAAGAGGATACCTCAGAGCTTAGTGAAGAAGAATTTAATCAGTGCGTTGCCCAGTGCATGAAGACTCGATTAAACTAATTGTTAATAACTTTATTTTTTCGTGTCAAATAAAATACTTATATTTACTCTATAAACCAATTAAAACCAAACTTAAGATGGGAATAACAGCAACAGAATTTAAGGAGGCAATAGACCTCTTGGAAAAATTTAGAACAGACTACCAGTTCAATAAAGAAGATGAAAGATATTTAGGCTTCTTAAACGTTGGACCCGATCTTCTTGATGAGTCAGATCGGCTGGCATGGTTTCTTATTTTAAGAAATCCAGGGGTTTTTATGCCAATCATACATGAACTTGGACTGGAGACAGAAGAAGGACTTCATTTGGAAGAGACCGTTTTTACCATAGCAGATTGTTAATAACTTCTCCAAAATAAATTTTTCCGTGTCAAAAATTATACTTATATTTACTTAAACCAATTAAACTATTAATATGAAAGATGAAAAAGTATTTGTGGTATTGTACCACCACCCGGACGGTGTTGAAGTGTCTTTATTTAAGACAAACAAGTCTGCTGTTGCTTATCTAAAGGAACTTGCTGAAGAGAATGATTTTGAACTTAACAACGACAAAGACCCAACTGAAGCATATAGTGACGACGGAGACTTTGTACAAATTACAACTAACGTTATAGGAGACTAATATATTAATCAATTAACCCCAATCAACAATGAAAAAACCAAAGACTGCTCCAAAAAGATTACTTAAAGAATTAGAATACTTTAAACAAACTGCCAACTTCTTCAGAAATGCAACAGGCACCAAGAATGATTTGGATAATGCTGCAAAATACGATGAGTGGGCCAACAGAGTACAGGACCAAATAAATGAAATAGTTAACGCTTAACACTAGATAAAATGACAAACGCTGAAAGTAAAATATTTTCCAAGGTAATAGATACCAATTGGGAATTTAAAGAATTGCAGTCTGCCGGTAAATGGGCAGAGGCTTGCAAAAAAGCAGCAGAATACCATGCACATGTTGCGGAATTAAAAGAGTTAATGGGCGAGTCAGAGTATGATTTGTTTATTGAGATGGGAAGGAAGATGTTTGCATGAAAATCTTAAATATCCTAAACAATGAGTTTGTAGAAATCCTATGGATTGACGATTCAGAAACAGAATTGATTCCTATTCAAGAGTTTATTGATATCCATGGAGTTGAGAAATTAGAAACATTTAAAAAAACCAGATCATGATAATAGAAATAAATCATCCAGCAATTAGCTTCAATAAAGAAGACTCTACCTTTGTAGCCGAGCTCTCTTCTCTAGAGCAGACCCGGTTTGAAATAACGGATCTGTGCTACCAGGCAACGCCAATCTATGTAAAGAATCCAGCAACTGGCAACCAGATCAGAATGACCCGAACCTCAGTTGACTCTAGTGACGGTGGAGAAGATATTGCAGGCTGGTGGTACCGTGGCTTCAACCCGCAAAATGGAAAAAGTTTTAAGTTCCTATTCATTAATGATTAACCTTTGTATATACCATTTAATAATAAACATATGAAAACAAAAACACCATTCAAATCCAAAATTTTAAAATTTGCCGAAGAAATGACGGCTACTGAGTTCCTTAACGAATTTAGTGACCTATTAACTTTTGAAGATATCGATAATCTTCTTGATACTGATAAAGGATATGCCAACGTTTCTATCGAAGTAAAAGATGGTAGAAAAAATGAAACAATCTTTATTCTATTCTGCGATGGTAAATTCGATTCATACTCATATTAATAATATAACCCCAAATAACCCATGACACAAGTAGAAAAAGACCGACTGATAAAACTGCTAAGCAGTGCACTAGATACCAGTGAAAAAGACTGGAAAGAGGGCGAGAAATCCCATGCAGCAATAATAGGATATCTACAGGGTACAATTAAATCCGCGTTGAGTATCCATTTAGCTGAAAACTAAGCGGTCGCTCGGCAATATAATATTATAAATCTTAATGGTATGAATCTAAACGATAAAAACAAACAGGACTCTGAATGGATAATAATGCTTGCGCTTGCAGGTTTAACTGTCAGCTTTATTGCCTGTCTTGTCTGGACCTATTTTTTTTAGTATATTAATTACATAATAAATAAACAAAGACCTATGGCAAAGAAGCCCACAATAAAATACGAAGATATCCTATTAGAGTTAATTACTCTTCGAGAAACTGACTATGATGCATTTATGGACAGACTATACGATGCCTTGGCCGGCGAGTTTAGATCGATTGCCCATGATAAATCCCCGGTCACTGAAAAACGTGAGGCAATATGGACTATGATAAAGTACTTTGAAACAAAGGAACAGTACGAGAAGTGCGCTGACTTAAAGAAGTTAGTTGAAGAGATAAAAGAAAAACCTTAACCTATTTAATCCCAATCAATATGTGTGGAATAGTAATAATCGGATCGATTCTGTTTGGAATATACTGTATCTTTACAACAGAGCGCGGTGCCTAGCCCACTAAGAAATAAAAAATGGGTATGGCTCTTGACCGAAAGGATCGTTGAGACACATAGACCAGTTTATGTTGCAGGTACATTTAAATCAGCATATCAACTTGCACTGTTTAAGTTGAGTATCGCAAGCCCTAATATTGGGGAGCGTGCTGCTCGAGAACAGGCAAAAGGGCAGGGTCTGGTTTGGATATGGAATACTTTGGAGTTTGAAACAGTGGAAGAGGCCTTATGGTCTCCACTTGGTAAGGCTGCAAAATTAGAAAAGGTTGAGGTAAAAAGAGTTTAAATGGCGGTTTAATTGGTTTAATTCCGTAGGGTCTGCTCGAGAGGGTAGACCCTTTTTCATTTAATAGATATAATAGATAAGATAATATCAATTGATTATAAAATATATTTAACCAAATGGCTGCCATAACAACAACAACTACAATTGCTCCTACAACAACAACTACAATTGCTCCTACCTCAACAACAACCTCTTCAACGTCAACAACAACCTCTTCAACGTCAACAACCACAACGACTACCAAACTAATTGGACCCGCTGGGCAGATGAAGTTGCAGATTCTGGAAGCAGGAAAGACTCGAGAAATTACAGTATTCAACCCTGGCCAAAATATTATATCGCTGGAAACCGTAAGCGAATCGACCGATGCCTTTATATCAATTAGAGAAAGGGCACCAATTATGATCTCTTTTCCTTCTAGGAATGAGCTAAATGCCTTTGCCACTGCCTTAAATAGTTCAATAATAAATGGAGTAACTCCGTTTACCCTGAGTAATATCAGGACCGGTGCACTGGTACCAACATCAACAACAACCTCTTCAACATCTACCACTTCAACAACAACGGCTGCGCCTGGTCCAGCAACCACTACCACAACAACACTCTTCTTGCCAAGTATTCAATGGAACTTCACCAAGGCTGAAAATACATCTGCAACCTTTAAACTATATAAAAATAATGTAGTAGTCGAGACCAGATACGGCACAGATTCAGGTACGTACTATTCGATAGTTGCTGGCGATACATTTAAAGTTCAGGTAATAACAACGGCGGACCGCAATGGAGTTGCCGAAATAAGATCCGGAGCAACGGTTCTCTCGACAAGTTCAGGGCTGGGCAGCCAAATAACCGGTACTGTTACCGTGGCAGCAGGTAATGCCTATACCGCAACTGCAACCGCTGGTCTGTAAATTGTTAATAACTTTCCCTAAATAAATTTTTTTGTGTCAAATAAATTTGGTATATTTACTTAACCAATTAAACCAAGCAGACATGAAAAAATTATTTTTAATTCGTTTTGGAAATGTTCCAAACCCAGAGGTTACTAATGTATTAGCTAAACACATTAGCGGCCGAGCTTTTGCCGGTCCAATTCCTGGAGCAATTCTTTCAGTATTTAACACCGAGTCAGATCCTTCCACGATCACCCAGCAGTTATCAAAAACTGGGGCACTATTCTTCCTAATCGAAGAAGGCGCACTAAACCAGAATTTACCCGAGGGATTAATGGAGGCGATTAATAAGCTAACAGGAAATTCAGAAGTTACACCACAACCTGTAAATCCAAGATGGACACTGGACGATATTCTTGACCTCATAAGTCAAAACGGAATTGAGTCACTTACCGCATCTCAACTTGAAATCTTAAGAGCCGGAACTGTATAATAAATTTGGGACCTCTGAATGGAGGTCCCTACTCAGTGTTATATAAACCTAAAAAAGAATTGAAAATGATAGAGATTATAAGAATATACGTAAACAAGGGCGGTGCAACTGATGTATGTATCAAGGACCCTAATACTATTTATGAAACACTTAAAGTGTTAGAGACCGATATTGACCTTGACTATTTAGATAAGGGCAAGGTAAAAATGGGCTCGAGCTCTGAATTTATTGGTTCCATTGTAAAAGTTGGGGACCAGGAACTAGAAATAATTGAACACTAACCCTTTTAAAAAATTAAATTATGCAAACATCAATAGAAATTATCGACTGTGTCGAGACCGTAGACAATTGGGGAAGACAATCGACGTATTCAACTCGGGAAACTCTTAAACTCTTACTTAATTCGGACGATTGGACAGACGATCAAATCTTTCGCGGACCGGCAGATGAGAGATATTGTATAGACGACCTCATAGGCAAACGAGTAACAGTTGGCCCGGTAAATTTTACTGTGCAAGAAGATTGTTAATAACTTCTCTAAAATAAATTGTCAGGTGTCAAATATTATACTTATATTTACCTTGTCAACTAATCTAGACGGGACGGTCCAAACCAGGAGCGGGAGGTAGACTCCGACCTACGACATATTTAGGGAATTGTTAACAGCCAAATTGTTAATAACTTTATGAAAATAAATTGTCAGGTGTCAAATAAATTTGGTATATTTACTCTAACCAATTAACCCCTATATCAAATGAAACCTGAGCTAATCACAGTTGACCAATTTTTAGGCTTTAACTTAAGTCAAATATCACAAACCTATATCGGCAAAGATGCCCATTGCAGATGTGGTTGCGGTGGAGAATATACTTCCACATCGTATCATGTAGCGCCTCGCAGCCCAGTAAATGACCAGCTGACTGAGTCCCGACTTACCCGAGCAAAGCGCCTAATTAAAAAAGGTAATAGATACGAAATCGGCAGTAATAATATAAACATCTCAACCGGCCAGAACCGGGCCCTTACTCTTTATTTTGATGATTTAATTTAATTAAATTGTCAGGTGTCAAAAATTATACTTATATTTAACCAATCAATTAACCCCTATAGATTATGAAAATAGAAAAATTCTCAGTATTTCAGATCACTGATGACAGCGATCTTATTGAAAAATTATTAGGTGACGACGATGTTCCTGTTCCAGGTTCCAGGTTCTTAGTAATAGAGTCAGATAAAGATAATGTTGAAGCAATTCTTGAAAACTTTAATGGAAACTTTGATTTAGAAGACGGCAGAGCCTATTTTCCAACTAAAGAGTTTAAGAAGCTCACAACCTTTGAAGGAATTATTACTAGCGGTGAGGTCCGATAATTGTTAATAACTTTATTTTTAGATGTCAAAAATTATACTTATATTTACTCTAACCAACTAACCCCTATAGATTATGAAAAGATTATTTTGTACAGTGATTACGTCTATTGACGATACACTAGAGTCCCCATTGGTAATTCATTCAATGAACGAAACGCTGGACCATGCTGAACAGGCAATTATTGACTACATGGCCGGCGAGGATTTCGGCTTTGACTATGACATGTTAAACGACAACTTTGACACGTTTACCTTTGAAGTAACCGATATATTAGGCCAAGACTTCTAGCCGGTTGGACTCCCTAGTACTGATGTCGAATAAATAATAAAAACTGAAGTACTTAAGCCAATTGTGGCAAACTGTAGTATAATAATATAGTATAAACCAATTAACCAAAACAGAAAACCTATGCAAATCGGCAAAAAAGAATTAGATGTACGAGCATTCTTTACAGAAGCTTATGAAGGTCAAGTACCACATGACCGCAGTGTTCAACAGTTATATACTCAGTATATGACAACCTCAACCGAGACCGGGGTAAGTTATGGTCTCTTTAATGGAGTTGTAAAGAAGTTAAAAGACGGCACCGAGCCGAACTCCCTAGTACCGGTTCAACCAGTTATACCAACCGAAATGGTGGCTGAAGTAATTGAAATTGGCAATATGGAGTTTCCGCCATTTACTGCCTGGAAATCTGGCGATCTTATTGACCAGTTATTTTCTGACCATACGGAAGACGGTGGTATCTATTCAGGTACTGCAAATATTGTAATCGGCGAAAGTGGTGTTGGTAAATCAACAGTCACACTTGATATCTTGGCTAAGATTAAGCGAGTTCAGCCTGAGGCAAAGATACTCTATATCTCTAGTGAGATGACACGTAATGACCTCTACTTCTATTATCAAAAAACCCCTATTATTGCAAATGTGCCAACCTTACTCGTGATGGACTATGTTATGGGTCGCTTTGATAAGATATTGGAGGACACAATTAATGGTGACTATGATGTTATCTTAATTGACTCGCATCAAGATATTATTGTAAAATTAGCAGATATCCTTGGCTGGAAAAGTACCAGAGCCATGACCTGGTTAACTAACTTAATTATTGAAGCCGCTGATAAGAAAGGCAAAACAATCTTTGCAATTCAGCACATGACTAAAGGCGGTCAATATGTTGGAAGTACCTACCTTAAACATGCAACAACATCAATGATGGAGATTAAGTTTGATGATGCCGGTCGAAGATATGTAGAGTTCTCGAAGAACCGTCGTGGAGGCAGCCTAATCGGTAAGCGACTATACTACTCCCTAGTAGAAGGTGAAGTACGTTGGGATGCAACTTCATGGAGACAAGAGACCCAAGTTGCCGAATTGGCCGACCAAGAGAGGGACAAGCGTTCTGAACTTGAGTCCAAGTTTACTGATCTTTTTATGTCAGTTGGCAGACCAGCTGAGGTTGAAGAACCGGATACTGACTCTGACTCTGAGCCTATCATCAGCCAATAAGTTTAACTAAATAGTATATTAATATAAACCAAAAAAACCAAGATAACCATGATTTCACAAGAGCAATTTGACAAGGCGAAAGCCGACAGTAGCGGAAAAGATCCACTAATTAAAAAGGTAAAGTTATCTGATATCAAGATAGATGATAACTCCTTAAAGACAGGTAATATCCTGATTGGGGACTCAAAGATCCCAGTCTCAAACAAATTTTTTAACAGACTTGGCCAAGTTGTAAACTTACAGACAAGTTTATTAAATCGAATGGACAAGAATGCCGATCATTCAGTACAGACAAAATTATTGCAGGCCGTAAAGTCTTATTCAGAGACTCGTGACGGTGACAAAGAGTTTTTGTTAATCGGTGATGGTAATGCAAAAGAAGTAACCAATATTGTAAAGGCTGATAAGTATCACAGACTATCAAATGAAACCCTATTCGATACGGCTGGGCTTATTCTTAATGAAGTACCTGATATGCATGTTGAGTCAATTGACAATAGTGGTGGAGGTGTAAGTATAAACCTTATCCATGGCAGTCAAGTAGGTTTCGATAAAATCGGTAAGGACGAGGTATTCAGATTTGGAGTATCACTGGTAAATTCAGCAACAAATTCCAGAGTGGATGACTTCTTCTTGAGACTAAGTTGTGCAAATGGTGCGGTCGCCCGTAACTTAAATACGGCTTTTGAATTTGGCCAAGGTCAAGATGCCTTTCGTAAACTATTAGAGAGTATGACAGGTTGGTCTAAAGCCGGTTTTGTACCACGAACTTTTGAAACCCGTCTTGAAGGCGCAATCCGAACAAAGGCAAGCTATGGAGAACTTGAAAGAGTAATGAACTCTGTAATTGGTCAAATTCATGATGAGGATGTAAATGTCGAGTCGCACTATATCAGAGCCGCTCAACAACAGTTCTTTCCAGAGTTTGATATCACATCAAAACGAATTTTTAAAAATGGCCACAATCCACAGTTCTTAACCGATGCTCAGAAAAAGTTTATCAAAACTGACTCAAGCGTTTGGGATCTGGTTAACGAGTTAACATGGATTGGAAGTCATGCAACAACATTTAATTTTCAAGCCCCTAAAAAGTTTAAAGTAGAAGGTGGAAATCTTTTTGCAAAGAGCTGGGACCTTGAACACGCAAGCTTAGCTGCTATCTAGGTTAATTGGTTAATTGGTTAGCAATGAAGAGGGAACCGTAATGGTTCCCTTTTTTGGGCTCTATCCGCTAGTGGACTACAGTTTGCAGCCCCGGGCCCGTGCCGACCCCCATGGGTTCTGGACCTCCGCTCGAGCTGGGGAGAACTCCGGACCAGGTTCGCTATGTGAATTTATAAACAAAACGGGTTTTTATGGGATATAAATAACATAAATAAGTTACAGCAGACGTCAGCCAGGTGGCACGCTAAATATTTAATCTATATGAAATATATCAAGGAGTCAAGTGAGTGGCAGGCAACAACAGAAGTTGAACAGTTTTGTCAATTTTGCTGGAGTAAACTACAGTGGACATCTAAACCAGTTATTATTGTAACTGATGACCATGCCGAGGCCGAGTCCGTAAAGTCAATGGGAGCATTTAATCCCCGTACCGGAGAGATCAGGGTCTTGCGAGGTGATCGTTTAACAGCAGACTGGTACCGAACCTTGGCTCATGAATTGGTACACCATGCCCAGCGCGACAGTGGACAGACACTGGATGGAGCAGATGGATCTACAATTGAGAACGAGGCTAACAGTCAGGCTGCCGTAATACTCAGAGAGTACGGCCGGTTAAATCCACAAATTTTCCAAAAATAAATAAAAAAAACAAATATAGAAATGAAATTAAAATTATTTGAACAGTTTGTGAATGAAGGATTTGAAGCTGCTATCATGCCAGCGGAGCCAACCGACCAGGCCGTAAACCAAAATATAAAACCTATTATAAATAAAGTTGCATCTGAGGGAATAAAAAATGTAACACCTGCAATGATGTCATCCGAACAATTTAAGGGAAACTATAACGCCTCCAGTTTTGGAGGTACGTTTAATGGTGTTAATTATGTATGGGATTGTACTGGCGTTCCAGGTATAATTAACTCACAATTTATGGTAGCGGGTGACATTATTAGTGAGACTGCAAAAAATATGTTTACGGAAATAAAGAAAACTCCAGCTGATAATAATTATAATCCTGAAAGTCCGAGTATTGGATTTTATGATGGTAATGGTGTAAACTTTGTAATATACACAACGACTGACGGTAAAGTTAAATGTTTGAAATTTTTATAAATAAAAAGAATATTTCCTAAATCCGGTTAATCCCCAATCAGGGCTCTTGACTCTAATATAAGATAAGATAGATCCTCTTTTAATTCTTCCCTGTACTCTTCTAGATGTAATCCTTTCTGTATTATATGCAGTTCAACACCGTGCCAGGTCAGGAATCTCTCTAGAATCTCGGCACCTGCAAACCTGGCCAGCCGGTCCGGAGTCTCAACTATAACCATACTTACCTGCTTGCGAAGCACGGTCTCAAAGAGCCTATCGAGACCTGATCGGCCAGCTAGGCTACCAGCCTTACCCGTATCTTGGATTATCTCGTCAACCCGGACCCCAGCTGCGGTACAATATCCGAGTACCCGGTCCGTCTGTGCCTGTAACCTGGCCAGTACCGAAACCCCGGCCGCTCCTCGATCCGGGAACGGTGCTGCCCGGCAGTAGGCGATCACGAGCCTCTTCTGCGGCAAGCGACTGCCTATCATCTTCAAGAGCTCCTGCTTGTCATAGTAGGTCCGGCCGTTTACAATATTCTTCCACTTGTTTATTACACCCTTAGCTACATAACCCTCCAGTGTCTTCAACGAGACCCCAGCAAACTTGGCTGCATCCTTCTTATACATCAACTCCCCTGACGGAAAAGGCTTCAGGGACCCTATTTCTTCTTCTTCCATGGTTTTATCTATCTGGGCCTCGGCTACCTGTCGGGAAGCCTGGCCTGCCCGTGTCCCGCAGCCTGCTACTAGTGTCCAACTGCCGGGCCCTCTCGAGACCCCTGGGAATCCGGTAGAGCCGCGGAGTCGAGGGCCACCGTACTCCCTAGTCTTTGAGCAAGCCGGGTTGGTACCCACAGGACAGAGCCCGGCCGGGGTACTCCCTAGTCCCACCTGGTCAGGTTGGGGTCCGGTGGCCGGGGCAAGGGTCCGGTTTACTCCCTAGTCCCACCTGGGCAGATTGCTCCTGGGCCGGCTGGTCCGGGCTGGCCGGGACTCCCTAGTCCCACTGGGCCGGGTCCGGTTAGAGTCTGTTCTATACAGGTACCAGGTACTCCCTAGTCCCGGTCTGCAGGCTAGTGTAGACGGGTATCTTGAATAGGGTTGAGGGTCTGGTACCTGGCTAGGTAGCCTGGTATATTTCTTTTTTTTTTCTGATAGGTAGACCTGGTATAGTGTATAGTTTAGGTATATTTTATATTGTAAGGGTAGGCGCGCACCTGTGTTTATGTGCACAAAAAGAGCCAGAACCTGGGCAATAAAGAAGATAAATAATAAAAAAATAAGAACCCATGCCGAAACATATTAAATTGTTTAGTCAATATATCAATGAATCACATACTGAAGCCGCAGATATTTCACAAGAGATCCAGGCTCTAATAGACAAAAATGAATTTTTAAAAGGTAAAGTAAAAGCAACCGGGTCAGACCTAATTGAAGCAGATAATTTTGTCCTACTTTTTTCTGAAGAGACAGCCGGTCATATTGCGGAAAGACACTTAGATGGGGCAAAACCAGGTTCATTATTCAAAACCGGTGTAGACCTTAGACAGGTTGCTAAAAAATTACTTAATACTCCACCAACCGAAGAGGCCAGTGGCCGAGTAAAATGGTTAGCCGCTAATGGCGGTAAGGTTGGAGAAATGGGTGTAGCAAAGGCCGGGCCAGAGGAAGTAGCTATGATGCAGGATTACACAATGCCCGATGGAAGAAAAGAGGCTGTTAAAATAGCCCCAGGTAAAAGAAAACCAACCAGCCGAGTAAATTTAATTACTGCTGAACTAGGTACACTAACCAATGGCAAAAAGGCACTTAGCCTAATTACACTATTTCCAGGTGGAGCGAGTATTGATGGTACCGAAATACCAATGAACCGCGGCGAGTTTGCGGCTGCCGGCTTTTATTTTATAGTAGACCCAACCAGCCCATTACTTACAGACTCAGTAACCGAAACTGTATCACGCAGATATCGTAGGCTATTAAAAGAAAATCTTGATATTTCTGAAGATACATTTGACGAAATATTAAGCGATGCATGGTCACAGGCTGCAGACTCTTTTATTCCTGAAGAAGAGCCTCGAGAGTATTTAAATAATGTTGCGTTTGTGGCAGACATAAAAGTAAAAGAAATTAATCCAACTTATAACGTCGATTATCAACTTTATCATGGTGGTAAAATTGAATTTTCTATATATGATCCGGTTGCTGAAGAAAACGTTATGGTAAATCGTAGTTATTCTTTTTAAAACCATGAAGTACCTAACCCCATATCGTTCATTTAACTTAATTACCGAAGCTGTGGAAGGTGCAGAGCTTAAAAAACTAAAAGCGGCTGAGGAACAACTTCGTAACTGTGTTGAATTCGGGTCGAGCTTCTTAAACTTAGATGGCTGTACCCTGCTAAAGAGTTTACCCGCTGGATTAAAGGTTAATGGGTCCGCTAATTTAAGAGGCTGCACGGGTCTAACACATTTACCTGCCGACTTAACCGTTACTGGCTACTTAACTCTAAGCGGCTGTACTGGATTAGAGAGTTTACCTGCTGGTTTAAAACCTGGAGGAGGTTTAAATATTGTTGACTGCACAGGCTTAAGGAGTTTACCTGCTGGATTCAAAGTGATGGGAGACTTTTATGCAAACGGGTGTACGGGCTTAAGGAGTCTACCGGCTGGGTTAAAAGTGTTAGGCTTTTTATCGCTAGGCGGCTGTACCTCACTAACGAGTTTACCTGCTGGACTAGTGGTTATGGGCGACTTAAATTTAAGAGACTGTACCTCCCTAGCCGAGTTACCTCAAGACCTAAGGGTAGGCGGCCAAATTTTAAGATAGAAAGATAATGAAATACATTAAACTATATGAAAAATTTGAGGACTGGAAAACCGTATCGGTTGAGGACCTTGCCAGTGCTCAGGAGCTTCATGGAATAGGAGTCGTTTCAGATCAGGAATTTAGAGAGATAAAGAGACTGATGAGGGCTGAACAAGCGATTCTGCACTACTCTGGAGTTGGCAGCCTAGACCTAGCTGACTCCACCCTGCTAAAAAGTTTACCGGCTGGCCTAGAGGTTGGCGGAGACTTAAACCTAAATTGGTGTAACAGCTTAGAGAGTTTACCTGATGAGTTAACTGTTAGCGGCAGCTTAAGCCTATATGGCTGTACCCGCTTAAAGAGTCTACCTCAGGGCTTAATCGTTGGCAGAGACCTATTCTTAAACGGGTGTACCTCGCTAACAAGTTTACCGGCTGGGCTAGTGGTTGACGGCGACTTAAACCTATTCCGCTGTACGAGCTTAGGCGAGTTACCTCAAGACATAAAGGTCGGCCGTAGAATTTATAGATAAAGTATATGAAGTATATTAAACTATATGAAAAATTTGAAGACTGGAAAACAGTATCCGATGAGGCCTATTCAGATGTTCAGGATCTTCATGAAATAGGAGTTGTGTCCGACAAGGAATTGAGCGAGCTCAGAAGACTTAGGCATGTTGAACGGGAAATTCTTCAATACCCTGGAGTTGGCAACCTAAACCTAGACAGCTGTACTCTACTAAAGAGTTTACCGGCTGGCTTAAAGGTTAACGGCATGTTAAACCTAAATAAGTGTACAGGCTTAAGGAGTCTACCTGCTGATCTACAGGTTATTGGATACTTAGCATTAGGTGGCTGTACGGCCCTAACCAGTATACCGGCTAACTTAAGGGTCAGAGACTTAACCTTAATTGGCTGTACGTCCCTAGAGAGTTTACCTACTGGATTAATCGTTGACCGAAACTTAAGCCTATACGGCTGTACCAGCCTAAAGAATTTATCTGCTGGCCTAGAGGTTGGCAACACCTTAAGCCTAGATGGCTGTACCCGCTTAGAGAGTGTACCGGCTGACATAGCGGTTGGCAACCTAACCTTAGCAAACTGCACAGGTTTAAGGAGTTTACCTGCTGGCCTAAAGGTTGGCGGAAACTTAGACTTATATGGTTGTACCGGCTTAACAAGTTTGCCGGCTGGGCTAGTGGTTAAAAGAGACTTACTCTTGGGTGGTACCCGCCTAGAGAGTTTACCGACTGACTTAAAGGTCGGCGGCCAAATTTATAGATAAATGATATGAAGTATATTAAACTATTCGAAAAATTTGAGGACTGGAACCCTCTATCTGATAAGGACTTTGCTGAGACTAGGAAACTGCACAAGATAGGGGTTATTTCTGATCAGGAATTAGCCGATCTAAATGATTTAAAAATCAGTTCAAAACGGATACTCGACTATAAAGGAGTTGGGGACCTAAACTTAAGTTACACTATTCTGTTAACTGGTTTACCTCAGGGCCTAAAAGTTGGAGCAAATTTAGGCTTAACTGCCTGTACGGGTTTAAAGAGTTTACCGGCTGGCCTAGAGGTTGGCGGTGACCTATACTTATACGGCTGTACTGGTTTAAAGAGTTTACCTCAAGACCTAAAGGTAGCCGGCCGAATAATAGGCGGGCCGAAACTATATGAAAATTGGAACACAGTATCCGTTGAGGATCTTGCCAGTGCTCAGGAGCTGCACCAAATAGGAGTTGTGTCAAGCCAGGAATTAGCCGAGCTAAAGATCCTTAGAGATGCTGAACAGCGTATTATTAAATATAACGGGGTTGGCAGCCTAATCCTAGACTACTGTACTCTACTAAAGAGTTTACCTGCTGGCTTAAAGATCAATGGCCGATTAGAGCTAAATGGCTGTACGAGCTTAGAGAGTATACCGGCAGATTTAGAGGTGCTGGGAGAATTAGACTTAAGGGGCTGTACGGGCTTAAGGAGTTTACCTGATGGCTTAAAGATTGGCGGAGGTCTAGACATAAAAAGGTGTACGGGCTTGGAGAGTCTACCTGCTGGCCTAGTGGTTGGCGGTCAACTTGACATGGAAGGCTGTACCGGTATAAAGAGTTTACCGGCTGACTTAAAGGTCGAAAGCGGAGTCTACTTAGAAGGCTGTACGGCCCTAGAAAGTTTGCCGGTTGGATTCAAGGTCGACGGCAACTTAGACCTCGACTGCTGTACCTCACTAAAGAGTTTACCTGCTGGTCTAGAGGTTTCTGCAAGTCTATACATACGATCGTGTCCAAGCTTAGCCGAGTTACCCGAGGACCTAAAGGTTGGAGCCAAAATTTATAAATAACCTTAATGAAGTATCTGCAACTATATGAATCATGGAACCCTCTGTCTGATCAAGAGTTAGAGTCAGCTCAGGAACTGCACCAAATAGGAGTTGTTTCAAGTCAGGAATTAGAGGACTTGGTTAGTTTAAAGCAGGCTCAACACCAAATACTTAATTTTAAAGGATTTGGCAACTTAGATCTTAGTTTCTGTGCCTTATTAACGGGTTTACCGGCTGGCTTAAAGGTCGATGGCTTCTTAGACCTAAATTACTGTACTGGCTTAAGGAGTTTACCGGCTGGCCTAGTTGTTGGAGACTACTTAGACCTAACTGGCTGTACAAGCTTAACGAGTTTACCGGCTGACTTAAAGGTTGAAGATGACTTAACTTTATTCGGCTGCTCTTCCTTAACGAGTTTACCTGCTGGCCTGGTGGTTGGTGGCCAATTAGACTTAGCAAACTGCACGGGCTTAACGAGTTTACCGGCTGGCTTAGTGGTTGGCGATGACTTAAGAGGCTGTACGAGTTTAGAGAGTTTATCGGCTGGTCTAGAGGTTAGAGGAAACTTATACTTAACTGACTGTTATCAGCTAAAGAGTTTACCAGCTGGCTTAAAGGTCGGTGGAACCTTAAGCCTAAATCGGTGTACGGGCTTAAAGAGTCTACCTGCTGATCTAGTTGTTGATGGCGACTTAACCTTAGGTGGTTGCCTTGGCCTAGAGAGTTTACCTGCCGGCTTAAAGATTGGCGGCAAAATTTATAGATAACTGATATGAAGTATTTACAAGTATTTGAAGGTTGGATCAATGAGGCCTTAACCTCTGATCAAATAGCAAATGAAATTCAGGTTGCCTGTGCTGGTCTTGGAACAACCGAACCTAACTTAGCAAAGGCCATTTTATCAATACCTGATGTATTAACAATGAATAAGGTAAATCAGGCTTTAAACTCAGGCTTTAAAACTAAAGATTGGGCCTATGCGAGTGTCGGCGATGCAATTAATGGTGAACTTGGTATTTTTGACCAAAGCTATAAAACTCAAATTGATAATCATATTGCTAATATCCAGGTTCAAAACAGCTTAGGGACATTTGTTGCTCCACCGCCGTCTACTGACCAGGTGGTTAGTTCAATTAAAGACCGGGTAATTCAGCATGAAGGTAAAAAATATATTAAGTATTTAGATACTAAAAAAAATCCAACGATTGGAGTTGGCTTTAACCTAAACCGAGAAGATTCAAGTGTACTACTTAAAAGTGTTGGAGCAAATCCGGTTAAAATTAAAGCTGGAAAAGCCAAGCTTACTGATGCTCAAATATCTACTCTATTAAACAATGATTTAATCCAGGCAAAAAACGATGCACAGACCTTAATATCACAAGACCGTTCGGTAAATATTTCAACAGTTTGGCCAAAACTACCATTATCAGTACAGGGTGTTTTAACTGAAATGGTATTTAATTTAGGAAAGGCCGGCTTATCTAAATTTAATAATTTTCTAAAGTATATTTTATCCAATAATTATAAAAAGGCCTCAACCGAAATGTTGGACTCTGAATGGGCTGGTCAAGTTAAAAATAGAGCAAATACCCTATCTCAAATAATTAAATCGGCATAATATTCTGAATAAATAACCCTAATGAAGTATCTTAAACTATACGAAAACTGGAACCCCATGTCAGACGAGGCCTTTGCTGAGGCTCAAGAACTACACTCAATAGGAATTGTTTCTGACCAGGAATTAGCCCAGCTAGAGAAACTTATGGCGACTGAGTGGGAGATTCTCCACTACTCTGGAGTTGGGAGCCTAGACTTACGGGACTGTACCTTGCTAAAGAGTTTACCGGATGGCTTAAAGGTTGGCGGAAACTTAGGCTTATATGGTTGTACAAGTTTAGAGAGTTTACCTGCTGGATTAAAGGTCAAAGACTACCTATACGCAAACGGTTGTACCAATTTAAGGAGTCTACCCGCTGGTCTAGTGATTAGCGGAGGCTTAGAACTAAATTTTTGTACAAACTTAGAGAGTTTACCTAATGACCTAGTGGTTGGATCATACTTAAATTTAAATGGCTGTACCAAATTAGGCGAGTTACCTCAAGGTTTAAAGGTTGGAGGCTCCATACACGCAAGTGGCTGTACGTCCCTAACTCGTTTACCGGCTGGGTTAACAGTTAATTCAACCTTAAATTTAAATAACTGTACTGACCTAGAGAGTTTACCAGCTGGCTTAAAGATCGGCGGCGTTCTATCCTTAACGGGCTGTACGAGTTTAAAGAGTTTACCTGCGGATCTAGAAGTTCGCGGATACTTAGACTTACACGGCTGTACTGCCCTAGGCGAGTTACCGCAGGACCTAAACGTAGTAGGTCAAATTTATAGATAAATGATATGAAGTATATTAAACTATATGAATCATGGAACCCTATAACAGCCGATACCTTTGCTGAGGCTCAAGGGCTTCATGAGATAGGAGTAGTTTCAGATAAAGAATTAGCCGATCTAAAGAAACTTAGGGATGCTGAACAGCGTATTATTAACTATATTAAAGGTTGGTGCGAAGGTGAATCCTTAAACCTAGGTGGATGTGCCCTTTTGACGAGTTTACCTAATGGGTTAGTGGTTAGAGAAAACTTAAACTTAGAGTACTGTACGGGCTTAAAGAGTTTACCGGATGACCTAGTGGTTGGAGGAAGCTTACAATTATATGCTTGTACCAGCTTAGAGAGTTTACCTGCTGGATTAAAAATTAGCGGAAGCTTAGACTTATCTAACTGCTTTAGTTTAGAGAGTTTACCTGCCGGCTTAAATGTTGCCGGAAACTTAAGCCTATATGGCTGTGCCGGATTAAAGAGTTTACCTGCTGGATTAAAGGTTAATGGCAGCTTAAGCCTACATGGTTGTAGGTCCCTAAAGAGTTTACCTGCTGGCCTAACGGTTGGTGGAGAATTAGTCTTATATAATTGTACCAGCTTAGGCGAGTTACCTCAGGATTTATCGGTAGACGGCAAAATTTGTAGATAAATGATATGAAGTATATTAAACTATATGAAAGTTGGAAAGATCCAATAAAAAATACAGATCAGTTAAATGAAATGATTAAGTTACATTCAGTTAAACTCAAATTATTTCTTAGAGCACTTAAACGCTTACGAATACCAGATGAGTTATTTAAAAAAGTTGAAAAACTTATTGATAATAGAATAATTGATCCATACTCAACTGTGACCTCTATTTTAAAAGAAGTTTGCGAAGTATTTAAAAAGAATCCTGAAATAGAAACACTCTCTTCTGATTATATTAATGATAGTGAAAAGATTTTTGAAAATGCGGATACTTGGAATCCAATAAATTTTGATATTGAAGAACTAATACACTTAAATAGTATCGGTGTAGTTGATAGCTATACAGTCGATCAGTTTAAAAATTTATTGCATGATGCAAAACGTGTAAAAAATTATATTGAACCAAATAATAGTCAGTTTAATCTAGAGTTATACGGAACTAGTTTAGAAAGTTTACCTGATAATCTTTCTGTACGTGGAGCATTAACAATATCATATTCAAAAATTAAAGAGTTACCAAATAATTTAACAGTAAACGGTATATTTACAGCAAATGGAAGTATAATTAAAGAGTTACCTGAAAATTCAAAATTTAAAAGATCAATTTTTTTATCAAATTCAGCTATAGAAAAATTACCAGAAAACTTATCAGTAGTTGGAGATTTAAAATTAACCAGTTGCAGACACATTACCGCTCTTCCAGATAATTTATCAATAAGCGGCAGTTTAATGTTAGATGGCAGTACCATTACTACACTACCAAAAAATTTAGTAGTAGGTGGAGACCTTGATGTGTCAAGATCTACAATTATTAATAATATACATCGTGAAGCTGCGGCGGCCGGACCGACTAATAGTATGCTGTTTAAGTCAATTCACAATATTTTTAACCAAAAACTTAAACAGAATAACTGTACGGTTAATGGAAATATCTACTTTAGCTAAATATGCACAATATTTTAAGTTCTGACCTGAATACCCAGATAAATAACATTATTAAAAAAAGAATTAAACTAATGAAAAAGCAAATAGTTAAAAGATTTACACAATTTATAAACGAAGGAGATAATCCAGTTCATAATTTATTAAGGACTGCCCATAACCGCATGACAGGTAAACACACAGAACCAGTTGATTTTGAATCAGAGTTTAATAAGTTGACTGATGACGATAAAGATCACTTTAAAAAAATTGCAATGCGTACTAAAAATTCAAGAGAAAAGAATGTTGACCATGGCTCTCAGTTAGGGATTCCAACATACTACCGTAACAATCCAAAAAAGCTATTACATATTTTAGAAGACGAATACTTTACCCCTGGAAGCCAGCTCGCAGCAGAGATAGTTGATGAGTTTGTGAATGACGGTAGCATGACAATAGATGAACTAGCTCAAACCGTTTCATCTAGTGATACTCATCGCGGTACTAGTCCAGAACACATAACAAAGATATTAACTATGTACGCTAAACAACATTATTAAAAAAGAATTAACCTAATGAAAAATCAAATAGTTAAAAGATTTGGGCAATTTGTAAATGAATCAATGGGTTCTAAACGTGCTAAACTTAAAGGAGTTCAACCAATTCGAAATTTTGGATATTTATCTGATGCTCAACGTGATGAGCTTGCTGCTGATGCAGATACGGAAGCTAGAATGGAAGATTTCGATGGAGAAGTAGATAATGCAATGATTGATCACGTACTTAATCAAATCCAAACTGAATTAACTAGGGATGATGAAACCTATTTTGATATAAGTGTTGATTTAGCAGCTCGTGAATATACTGTTCATGCAATGTACGATGCAACTTATGGAACTTATGGAATTCGTATTCATGATAAACTTGATATTCCTGAGTTACCTATCACTTTACCTTTACCTGACCTTTTTAATCAAGTAGTAGACGGTACAGTTGAATACGGCGAAGCTCCTTCAGATACTGAAATGGAAGAATATCGTGGATTGGCAAATGATAAGAAGTATATGAACCTAAAATCAGACGTGCAGTCAAGATTTAATCAGTTAGGCAAAAAGGTTTCAGACTCTCGACCAAATTCAAAAGTCCGTCGGAAATTAACCTGAATTAATCTCTTTAATAATTAAAAGATCTACTCTAATAATTAGATTAACTATTTACCGAACCCTTTTCATAAAATTCAATATATAATAGTAATATTATAACTACTTAATTATGAAAAAACTAATCACCTACTGTCTATTACTATTAACCTTAACGGTAATTGCACAAACACCAGCCAAAGAACGATACATAAACAATCGTGACTATCTTTCTAAAAACTCCTTAACCGATTATAAAAGTTACTATGGAGACTCCTTACAAGGATTCGATGAAGCCTCTATGCGGGTTGAGTTGCTGAGACGAAATGTCTTTGGCTCAGAATACATCAACTATATTGCTCTTGTAAAAAGAGCATGGGTAAATCAAAAGTACGGTATTAAACCATTACTACCGGTCAATTCAAATAACAGACCGATTGGAGGTCCTAACTCAGTTAATTCACCTGGTAATGCTTGTGTGAATGAAGACTTTGAGCTTACTGCACCTGGAGCTTATAGTGGAATGAATTCTGTTTTAGGATGGACAATTCAAAGTGGACAAAACACTTCTAATATTTGTTGTGGAAATCCTACATATGGTGCTGGATGTGTTGCTAATCCTATTGCTAATTGGAATGCAGGTAGTCCTGAATTTTCTATTGTAGCTACTCCAATACTACCTGCACCTAGTTGTGCTAATCCACCAGGATTTAGTATTGACAATGTCTCAATACCTAATTCGCCTCTTGGCGGTAACCGAGTTGCAAGACTACAAAACTCTTGTCCAACAGGTTTGATGACTCGAATTATGACGCAATTTCCAGTTTCAAATTCAAATACCTTATTTCAATTTTGTTATGCAGGTTCTTGGGATGGCGTTCATGAGTGTTGCGGACAACCTGCTTTTAGAATTGATATGTATAATTGTACAGGTTCATTAATCCCAATACCTTGTGCTAACGTGAGCCTAACTCCTTCTGGACAAAGTTGTCAAAGTGGAGTTCCTGGTTATCAAGTTACAAGTGGGGTTTCATGGGTTAACTGGCAAACAAAATATATTGATTTAACTCCTTACATTGGTCAATGTATTAGAATTGTAGTAACGTGTTCTGATTGTTCTTATTCTGGACATCATGGAACTGCTTACTTTGATGCAAGATGTGGTGGTCAATTAGTTGGTCAGGGATTAGGTGGGGTTGGAGGAAACATTGCAGGACCTGTTAGTTTTTGTGCTGGTTCAAATCAAGCTATTATTGCTGCACCATTAGGATACTCTTCATATCAATGGATAGCTCCTATCACAGGAACAATTCCTGCAAATGCAGGAGGTACCGCTCCAACACTAACCATAAGTCCAGTAATCGCAGGAGCAGTGTATACAGTTCAGTTAAACTCTCCGTCGGGCTGTTCTTATATTGCAACCAATACAATCATGCCTACTCTAGTAAACATTGCAGGTATTGGTTCAGGAACAAGTTGTGCCGGCGGATCAAGTGGAACTGGCACGGTGCAAGGAAACGGTAGCGGCACAGGATATAACTATACTTGGGTAAATTCAAATAGTGCAGTAGTGGGTACCTCAGCAACAGTAAGTGGACTGCTTCCTGGCACGTATAGTGTAACAATAACTGGTTTTGGAAATGCTGGTTGTGGCTCAGCAACTGCAACCATCTCAGTAGGAACCGGTACACCGCAAATACAAAATCTATTAAAACCATATTGTGGTGCTCAAGCCTATTTAAGTGTAACCGGTAATAGTGTTCAATGGTCTACTAACAATACCGCTATCTCTGCTCCATTAGGCGTGGCAATGGGATACACCGTAAATAATCCAGTACAGGCTTCGGTATACACCGTAACCTATACTTCACTACAAAATTGTAACGAAGCTGCTTCATTCACCCTAATACCATCTCCGCCTGGCAGTATATCATTACTAACTACGTCGGTTTGTTTAAACTCGGCAAATGGCAGTGGAACTATTAACTTAACTCCTGCATCAGGTTCTCCGCCAGGTGCTAATTCATATTCAGTATGGAATTCCAATAATACACCTGCTTATAACGCATCACTGGCTCCAACTGGTCAAAATAGTTATGTGTTTGGAAATATGGGAACTGGTAATTATCAGGTAAGAGTGTTTGATGGTTCATGTGCATACACAACTTCGTTTAACATACTCACTCATGTGTTTTCTCCAACACTAAGTCCATCATCAGTGACACTATGTCCAGGCGGCGGTATTGCAGCTGGAGTGGTATTTAGTATTCCACCGTCATTATCACAATACACCTACTCTTGGACGCCTAACCTCTTTTTAGCAGGTAATACTCAACAGTCAACAATCCTTATACCTAATCTTGCGGTCGGTACTCAGTCAAATATAACTTACTCAGTTGTGATCACACCAACTGCGATTAATTGTCCAATGACACGTACACTTAACTTATGGGCAATCAATCCACCTACTCCGACCCTATCTTTAATACCAAACCTATGTAATAACAGCTCACCATATCAAATAATTGCTTCTCCAGCCGGTGGAGTATTTACTGGAGTTGGTGTAAGTACATTAGGAGTAGTATCGCCAACCGTAATCGGAGTTAATAGTTATACCTATGCAATTTCAATCAGTACCTGTGCAGCCTCTAATACCGGTAGTTACGAAGTTTCTTATTTTAACACTTCAGCCTTAACCGGTAGTATAAACAACCTATGCGTAACAGGCTCTGCTGTTAACCTAATGGGTATTGTACAAAACACTACAGGCGTTTGGAGCGGTGCAGGAGTCTCTAGCGGATCTTTTTCGCCAGCCGGTTTAAACACGGCCATTTATAATATTACATACAATACAAGTTCAACGCCCAATCCTACTGTTTGTCCATCAAGTACACAATTAAACATATCCGTAACAAATACGGTTATTCCTACCATGACATCGGCTGGTCCATTTTGTAATAACACAGCTTCTTTTGTATTGGCGGCTAATCCAGTTGGCGGGACCTGGTCTAATAACTCAGCTGTTAGTAGTTTAGGTATTGTTACGCCGTCCCTATCTTCTCCATCAAGTAGTATTGTTGGATATATGGTTCAAGTTGGACCTTGTGTAAATACAAACACCTTTGCTATTTTTCCATCAACCTATAATACAGCTTCATTAACTGGAGTAGTTCCTAATATGTGTGTTACCAATAATCAGTTTAACCTAATGTCTATTGTTCAAAATACAACGGGTACCTGGTCGGGTATGAGTATTAGTCAAAACGCATTTAACCCAGCTGGCTTGGGTACAGGCAGTTATGTACTAACTTACAATACAAGTTCAACACCTAACACTACAATTTGTCCTGATAGCAGAACCATTACCGTATCTGTACTTAATCCACCGGTACCTAACATTACCCCGGTTGGACCAGTATGTAGTTCAGATGCTCTTATACAAATGTCAGTTGCACCAAGTACAGGTAGTTGGATGACAACACCGTACCTTAACCTGAATGGTGTATTAACTCCATCACTGTGTTCTATTGGTAATAACCTTATACAATATGTGATAGGCACAGCTACATGTTCCTCACAACAAACAAAAACAGTTACGGTTGAGATATTTGTACCGTCAACCATATCCAGTCAATTACCAGATATGTGTAATACAGGTGCAGCTGTTAATTTAAATGCCTATGCAAGTTTTCCAGGTTCATGGAGCGGTTTTGGTATTACTGGATCAATGTTTAATCCATATACATCTGGTGCTGGCACAATAACCCTAATTCATACCACATCTTCAACTAGCGGCTTATGCCCAAGTACCTCAAC